AACCTGGATGAAATGTTGTAGAAGTACAATCTGTGTTTTCTCCTAAGTCTTCTCCAGTGATTTCATTTACATAATGAATACCAAAAACAAGATGAGATACATTTTCATTATTATTTACGGAACTAGACCCATTGCCATCGCAAGTATTTCCATCGTATTGAGTAAATTCATTACATCCACAATTTTCTGCATTAACAAATTCAATTACAAAAGAATGGTCATCTTCTGTTGTGGCAGGTGGTGTTTGACTTATGAGTGTTAAATCACAGGTTTGCGCATAGGCGCTAGTAACTAGGAAAAGCCCCAGAAAGGCTATCATTGAGTATTTCAGCATTTGTAAAAAAAGTGTTTAATAGATTTCTGCCCAAGAAGTTAAATGTCAGCGTTCTGACGTGGGCTTAGGTTATATATCTGATATATACTATATGAAAACACCGATTATTAAATATAGTGACAGATTTTTAAACGCAGTAAGCTGGTTTATGTCAATTGGAGGAATTACCCTTTGGCCCTTTATCGTTCTAAGAGAAAAGTATGATTCTGGTAAATGGTGGAGAGGAAGAGCGAAGAGGATTATTAATCATGAATCTATACATATAAAGCAGCAGGAAGAACTTTTAGTGATTCCTTTCTATATTCTATATGTTACTGAATGGTTTATAAAATTGTTCATCTATGGAACCGGAGCATACCGTAACATCTCATTTGAAAGAGAAGCGTATGCCAATGAAAAGAATTATAAATACTTAGAATCCAGAAAAAGATATAACTGGATTAAGCTTATATTTAAGCGTGAGGTATAAGATAGTCTAAAGTAGCCTTCCAATCTGGCCATTTTTCTGTTCCAAAATGAATATGTTCTCCTGTAAATTGACCAGCTCCGTTTGCAGTTCTATCATCGATTAAAAAGTCTCCAACATTTAAATGTTTGTTGTGAGAAAGAATTAATCTTTTATATGCATTTTTTCCTAGATGCTTTTCAACCCATAGTCTTTTGTGCATTAAAGCTTCAGGATTATCCCAAGGTGCAGTTGATAGAATATACACATCGAATAAAGAACAAAGAATGTTAAAGGCTTCAATCGCACCTTCCATTGGAGGAGGATCGAGGAAAAGAGCAGGTAATTTATCAATATCGTTTCCTAGAGATTTTACAACGTCTTCAGGATATTCTCTGAGTTTTGCATGTAAATCTACTAAGACGCCATCCATATCCACGTAAACTATCTTCTTGCTTTTTTTAGAAGAAGAACATAGTACAGAAAATAGAGTATCGATTGCTTTCTCAGTTGTACTTTGAGGAGCTGATTCTAATTTTTCTATTGATGTTTCTTGATGATTCATTACTTGTTTAATTAATTACTTATCTAATATAAGCAAAATTTCTGAGATAAAAAAACTTTTTACTGTTTATTTTCAATATCTTTTCTTTTTTTGCTTGCTAGCGATTTTTCAACGTCTTTCATTTTAGGCAATTTACCCTTCCTAGGACGATCTTCGTAAAATTCTTCGTCCCATTCGTCAATTTGATTACGCCAATTCATGTTTTTTAATTTTATGCTTATCTTTATACCACTTAATAAAACTTGATCCCATTCCTAACTCTACGATTTCATATTCATTCGGAATCAGAGGCTTTCTTGCTTTCGCATTTATTATCCTGTCCGGTGTTGCTTCGTTTTCGAATACCGTCATGTATAATTTCTTTGCCGTCTTGCTCTTCTTGTAAACTACTACTATCATCTTTTTCTACGTTAGGTTTAAATTCGTCCCAATAACAGAACACAAACTCTGGGTCATTCTTCTTTCCTTCTTGCATGTTGTGCTTCCTTTCATATTTATTTTTCTACAGCTTCAACGATTAAAGCTTTACCTCTACGAATTCTATTTTTAATAGTCTGCAGTGGAAGTTTATATTTAGTTGCTAGTTGGTCATATTTCATATGATTTACCATTCTGTCTACTAGAATATCTCTATACATTTCTTTTAGATTTTGCATAGCTTCTAGAGTTTTAATGTATTTGTCTTGAAGAGCGTCATCTTCTTCTAGATAATCTTGTTCAGTTTTTTCTTCATGATCTAAGACTAAATCTTTTAGAGTATTTGAAACTGATCCAGTGCCACTTACTTCTACACCATATTCTGATAATTTACTCAAAGACGTAGTTTGATTTCTTTTTTTAATATAACCTAAAGAGTCGTTAAATGCGATTCTATATAACCAAGTAGTAATTCCGTAACTTGGGTTATATTGTTCTATTTTGGTCCACATCTTAGTTAATGTGTTTACTGCAATGTCTTCTGCCATTTCACGATCTTTAACTATTTTGTAAATGTACGAAGTTAGACCTGGCTTTATCTTGTTGTAAAGAGCTGCGAAGTCTTGATCTGATCCTGTTTCTAGAAAGTTTTGAGTTAGTTGTTTGTAGGTAGCCATACGTTATATTTTTGGTTTTTAATTAATTACTATACTAATATAAGCAAAATATCTGAGATAAAAAAACTTTTTACTGTTTATTTTCACTTTTTTTCAAATTATTTTCCTCGAACAACCCTATCAGTGATTTTATGTTAACTGGTTTATAAGACCATTGGTCACATGATACGTTAATTATCTTTTTAGAAGGACTTGTTTTAATTTTCTTAGAAGGATGACCGCTTAATAAGTATTTACCAGGCCAAATTGAAAGAGGCCAATAAGACATACATGCGTCCATTTCTGGTAAAAAGTCTATTTGTCCTATTTCTTCCATCTTCTTATCTGCGTTAGGAAGCATAGAAACGTCAACAGTCGCTTTATCAAATTCTCCTTCTATAAAATATATATGGCCATTTAATGTATTAATACAGTTCTCTACGGTGGTCGGATCCCATCCAAAATTACCTAAAACATATACTACATCTTCGGGTGAAACTGTAAGGTTCCAGTTTTCTATTAATGTTTCATTCATTTCTTCTAGCGAAGAAAAGGGCCTATCATACTTCTTGATAGCCCCAGGTCTCCCAAACTGTTGGTTTGATGTTACGAATATTTGCATATATGGTTTGTTATACTAATGTAAACTTTACGTTAAAATTATCCCAAAGGTTGTTTAAAAAATAATGTTCTGTGATTGAAGAAGATCCTCCTTTAATTCTTTTATCATCAGTTGAATCTAAAAATACACACATTACAAAATCATACGCTGTTGAGTATATCATCGATTGTCCGATGGCTTCTCTTAAATCTGAGCCTCTATCTCCTTTAATAAATTCTATAGCAACCTTAATTCCAGCACTCTCTACGGTGAGAGTGGGCTTGTTAGTAGTTCCCATAAAATGCATGCTTCTTGCACCCGTTGTTTTACTACTATCAAATTTAATCATTGTTTTAGCTTTCTCTTTTGCAAGACCTCCGCTAAAACCTTTCTTTTCAGTAACCCATCCACTTACCTTTTCTAAAAGGCTAGGATAGGCTAATTGCTTAATCTTTTCAACAGATAGAGTCGTATCTTCGACCGTAATTCCTTCTTGAATTACGTCTAAGAGTTCTAATCTGTTTTTAGATTTACTTGCTAACTTCATCCGGTGTTACTGTTTCTACGTTATTCTCTTCTATTTCTTTTTCAACTTCAGCTAAAGAAACATGAAGAGTTTGTATTTCTTTATTTGATTCCTGCATAGTTTTCATGGCTTCACTAATATTGAAACCTACCTGTGTAAGAAGAGTTGTAAATGCTTTTGCCTGAGATACGCCTGTTCCTTCAAGTGTTGTCAGAGCACTGTATAGTGTATTAAGTGGAACTGTTTTTAGGGCTACTATTGCATCGCCACCTTCTTTTGAAATTCTAGTTTTTTCAGCCTTTAGAGCTTCGTGAAGATTAATTAAAAGAGCAGCATTCTTAACTGTCCATTTGTAATTTTTATCTAGATGAGATAATGTTTTGTTAATATTAGCGTTACTTACGAAATCAACATCATAGGTTTTATTAGTCATATCCTTTGAAGTCGCATCAATTTCTTTGATAAGTTCGTCTCTCTTTGTTTCTAGTTGTGATAAGTTCATCTTTAAATCTGCCATCTTATTATTATTTATTGTTGTTTTAAAAGTTGTGGTTAGTTATTCTACAATCATAATTGAAAAAGTTTCTAAATTGATCTTCATCAGCCTGAATTCTTCTTTCAAAATTGTCATCTGGGTCGTTTCTTTCTATGATCCTTGATCTTCTTACGTCAATTGGTATATCTATATAAGTTACAAAGCATCTGCTTCGATATTCTTCATTTAATAAATCGACTGCTTCCGCATTTAAAATCATTACGTCACATCTTTCAAATTCTTCCTTTGTGATTCCGTAATACCATCCGTTAAATTTTTGATACTCAACGAATTCATCATTATCGATCATGTTTTTAAAGCTATCTTCGTTTACAAAATAGTAGTCTACTCCTTCTTGTTCGTTTGCCTTCTTACGAGGAGGACGAGTAGTATAAGAGACTCCAAAAACGAAACCTCTATTTTCATATCTAGTTCTTAAATAATCTTTTCCAGCGGCTGCCTTTCCTACTAATACTATTTTACCTTTTTTATGCATTAATTTTTTCTTGTTTTGATGATGTTACTAAATTTACCCAATCTTGTAATTTCCAAGTTGGTTTCCAGCCTAATTTTTCTTCAGTGTCTGATGGGAAGTCTTCGCTTGTAAACCTTTCGCCTCTTCTTTCAGGAATCATTACCCAATCACCATACATTTCTGCTAATTCTATCATTGTAGTATTAACTCCGCTTCTCAGGTGCCATTCGTGATTGTCTTTTCTCTGTGCTGCTAATCCAAGAGCTGTAACTACGTCTTCAACGTGTGTGAAGTCTCTGCTTTGATTTCCAGGAGAAACTACTGAACACTTTTCACCTGCTTTAAATTGTCTTTCAAAAATACCGACAACTGTTGCATAATCACCTGATGTAATTTGGCCAGGTCCATATACATTAAAGAAATAACAGATCTCATATTGAAGATCATACCATGTATTATAGTTTTTGATTAATTCTACCATCTTAGATTTCATCCAAGCATAAGGAGAAAGATTCTCATCTTCACCGTTGTTACCGAATTTAGAACTAGATGCAGAATAAATTAACTTTGAATTCCATTTTCTACATAGTTCTAATATAACAGGTGTTCCAGATAGAATAGACCTATGAACAAAATCAATATCTTCAAACGATTGAACAATTCTACTATATTCTCCAAAGTGAAATACAGTGTCAAAGTAATTTTCTTCTGTTAATTTTTCAAAAATAGTATCTGCTTCCCAAGTATGTCCTCTATAATAGGTTACGCCAGGAACATGATTTTCTTCTTTTCCCGTGAAGTAATTATCTAATGAAGTTATTTTAATTTTTGGGTAGGTTTCCTGTAGGTGTTTAATGAGGTTGCTTCCGACAAATCCTGCACCACCTGTGACTAATACGTTTTTCATATAATATTATACTGATTTATTTATTTTTGTTTCTTTATTACCACTACACATGTCATATACTTCACCGTTTATTAAAAAACCTCTAAGAGAAATATCATTGCGTTTAGCAAAGCGAATAGAAGAAATATACGAATAAGGAGATTTAATGTTTGTAAATTCAACGGCGTAATTATCGTAAATCACCGTTACTGTAGATCCTCCCTCCTGTAAGGAAAGTGGATTAATTCTCATTTCTTTTGTGGGTCTATATACTTTCATGTTGCATAGGTAATGTTTGATGTTTTTTAAGATCTCTCTTAATATCTTTTTTAACTCTGTCTAAATATTTCTTTCTTTTTGCATCGCTCACGAAGGGAACTGACCAAAATTGTTTTGTCTTTAACCATCTTGAAATATTCCATCCAAATACAAATGTAAATACTCCCATCACTAAACGTAATTTAACTGAGTTTAAATATAGAGTTCTTACGGGTAATGAAGGAGCTCCATGGGTTATATATGTCCTTACCTTTTTATCACTTAAGAATGGCTTTGGATACGCGTATGCTCCGAAAAGGGGAACAAACTTATACGCAAAACCTGGGGTAAATACTTCGTCAAAGAATATTTCCATTCTAGGTGTTAATCTAAACCACCAAACAGGAGATACGAAGTAAATTCTATCCGCCCATGTTACAGCATCTTGATATTCCTTAATAAGATCTTTTCTTGGTTGAGAAAAATCATCTCTATATAAATCTATTACCTGTATTTCATTTAGGTAATCACTATCTAATAGAGATTCTTGGATTGTTTTAAAAATTCCGTTATAACAAAATGATTTTTTATCAGGATGTCCAACTACGATTAAGTTTTGCATGCGTTCTAGTTTCTTCATAAGAACTTTTTAAATTGTGTTACTTCTTTTTTTCGAGCTTCTTCTAATTTCTTAGCATGATATTCTCTGGCATATTGTTCCATGATACTGCTCATTTTAGTGTAATGAGAAAATGCATCACTGTCTATATTATTATCTGGCCATTCGTTTTCGTTAAGCCACTTCTTAGCTTCTATCGCCATGGAAATATTCTTTTAAATCGTCTCTACTTGTAGGAACATTGTCCCATTTAGAATCATACCAAAATGTTCTTCCATTCGAATCTTTTCTTTTCGACATAACAGGATTTCCATAACATAGCATGAATTTTTCTTGAATAGCATCTGTTCCGAATGGATTATCCCAATCTTTAATGCTTCCTCCTCCTTTTGCGTATGCTAGCATTGGAATATCTTTACATAGTTCTAGTATTTTAGGGTATTTTGCTAGTTGCATTCCAGCTGGAAGAAACGGATCTACATCTTTGGCTCTATAAATAATCTCCGCTCTTAGGTAATTTCCTATTCCATTAAAATATTTTTGGTTCATCAGGACTTCATAGAGTGGTTTCCTGAAAGCGCGTGACGTTAGATTAGTCATTATATCTTTCCAAAAAGAATCAAAGGAGGTCGTTGGATCCTCCCCTCGTGTATCATTCCACCATAAACCCTGCTTCCACTTGCCAAATCTACGCATATCTACAAATGAAAGGGTTGTTCCGTCTTTGCGATGAAATTTAAGGTGTGAATGTTTTGCTTCGTCGCCAGTATTAGTCAATTTAAAATACCCGCTCATTCCCATTGTCATTCGAATTGGAATAATTTTATCAGAATCATTATCTAAAATAAGAAGAACCATTTCCTTACCCCTAGATTCTGCTTTAATTTTAAAAAACTTAAAGGGTATATTTAGATCTTCACACTTATGTTCTGGGTTTTTTACTACGTTAACATATTTCATGCCTTCCGACATTTGGTTAACGTAATCTGCTGTAAATTTTAATTCTGCTAATTCTGGCATATTGATTATATATGAGTTTTATAAAAAGTTTAATCTCCTAATCCTTTAAAAAAAGAATAAATGAAATATAGAAGGTATAGTGGCCAAATTACCGTTAATACCAAAGATTCTTTAAGTGTCCACTTTTCTAATCCAAAGTTTTTATCATTTCTTCTATGATGATCCCATGAAAGGTGCATAATAAAAGAATAAATTACCCCAATAAATAGATAAGTTATCATATTAAAACGGTAATGGATCTTCTTCTATTGATTTAATCATTTGCTCCGTTCTAAGTTTTTGAATATCTACTTTTTTTGTATTAAAAGAAGCGAAAGGAGTTTGGTGTAATTCAGTTACATCCCATGATTGGCCGTACTTATTTTCTTGATTGTCAGCGATAAGTTCACCCTTTGAAAGAGCATGTTTATCGTTATCTGCATCAATGTATACTTCAAATGTTACTGTATATCTCATTAGTTTACCATTTTTAAAAGGTTAGAAACAAGTAGAATCATATAAAGTCCAAATGCAGTAATTAGGACGATGTCTACGCTATCAATCTGCTTAAGTGTATGTTTTAGTTTACGCATTCTTACTAAGAGTTTTTCTATAATTAACTACAGCCTTTGCAAGTCTGTCTAAACGCTCGCTTGGATCTTCGATCATAATCCTTTCAGTTGAAGGCCATGTGGTTCCATTCCATTCATGCATTGATTTCTTAGTAGGATTTAATTGATAGATCGTTCGATGAGACCATTCATATCCTTTGTAATTTTCGTAATTACGGGTATATGCTCTACGAATATATCCACTTTCATAAGAAAGATAGTCAGTATTCGTGATAGGGTCATGGTAACAAATAGTTCCATTGTCGGCTTGCGTCTGTGAAGTTACTTCAACGCATTTAAGTGATTGTAGTTTATTCATTTTTATTTTTTTAGTAGAAAAGAGACATTGCATTTCGAAGACCTTCTTCGGTAGCTTTATGAAAAGAATCAATACGTGGATTCAAAGTATTTGAATCTGAGTATTCTTTAAGAGCGGCTTTAATTGCACCGCGTTTAGTTTTGGCCCACACTGTGTTCCAACCGCCACCTTCAAAGGTGAACATATATTGTTTGTTTTTTAATTCTGCCATAATGGTTTCTTTTATTAATTATTACTCTACTAATATAAGCAAAAAATCTGAGATAAAAAAATTCTAGGCTGTTTATTTTTGATTTTTTTTTCTTTTTTTATTAAACTTAGCCCATTGCTTAGCCGCTTCCTTCTCCTCTTCGTATTTTTCAAGAACGTTAAAGAAGCCTTCATAGTCATATTCTTCTGACCTGAAAGCTTCTCTAATTCTCGATTGCTCGTCTTCACATCCTTTCATCCATCCCATTACGAATGCAAATGCTCCTAAAAAAATTGTTAAAAATAATCCTTCTATTCCCATTATTTCAATTTTTGTAAAAGATTATCAATATCTTTTTTAGAAGTCCATCCTGCAACTTCGTCTTCAGTATCTATAAATTTAGAAGTGACAAAACTTCCGTCTTTGGAGTTCTCCCATATAGCAACTTCGAATGAAGAGTATTGTGTAGAGTCTAAGCCATCCTCTCGAGGATTACTGTAAACAAACTTACCAGCCTGAATACTCACTGTAACTTCTTTGAATTTTGCAGTAGCTCCTACACCACCGTGTGTTTGTTTGTTAAATGTTAAATCTTTGAATTTCATATCTTTTATTTTAAAAATTACCGTCAGCTACTTGAAAGCAAGTGATACCATTATCTCTCCACATTTGAACTACTTTATCTCTATCGTCAAAGACACATGTAATATCGTCAGTGTTTGGAAATAAATCATCAAGCCACTTTTTCTTTAATACATCATCTTTCATAAACTTAAAACCTCCAGCAGTTGGTCGCATCTTTAAAACATCAAATGGAATATCAAGATCGTTTAACCAATCTTTCGTTGCGTCTTTAGTAGCTTTAGATCTTCCACTGAAAATTACAACACGATGTCCATCTTTTTTAAGAAGTCGTGCCATGTGAATAACTGGCCAATTCGGTTTATCTAATTGAATGTTTGCTGGATCGAAGAAAGTGTCCCAATCCATTTTACCATTATCTTTTGTGGAAATAGCTCTCCTATCGTCGATAAGAGCGAGAGTTCCATCTAAATCGAAAATTACTGTTTTCATTTTTATATTTTTAAAGGTTATCTCTTACTGAGTTTTTAATTAACATTTGAGAAGTAGGAGCGATTCCAAAACTAACCCAATTGTCAGAGTCATTAAATTGTTTTCTACAATGGTCCATGATTTCGTCTGACCAGTCTAAATGGTTTCCAAGAACGTCTGTTACTGGATGCCAAACGCTTTCCCAACCATCATTTAAGAAGGTTACCCAAGCTTTTTCTAAGTTTAAATTAAGTGACATATCTTTTGCTTTATTGATTATTACTATACTAATATAAGCAAAATATCTGAGATAAAAAAATATTTAGGCAATTATTTTCAAATTATTTTAATCCCACCATCCTCGGATGTTATGGGATATAAATTTCCATACTAATTTCTCTGCTTTAATTTGCTTTTCTTTAGACTGTTTAAATAGTTTATCAAAGGTTTCTTTAACTTTATCTTTGTTTTCCCACTTCTCGTATTCATAATTAATATATGAAGTTCCATCTCCCCTTCCAGTATCTTCAAAGTTCCAATCTAATACGTTATCGCCATAAATCTTTTTCATCTGATCTTGGTATTCCATTCCATATTCTTCATCGTAAACTTTATCAAGAAGTTCGATAGCGGTTTTAATTCTCTTAGCTCTCATATCGGAATCGATGGCATACGCTCTATCTGATTCCATAAAATTAGAAGTACGTATTAATTGATGTTTAAATAAATCAATTGCGTATCTATAATCAAAATCATAACCTTTCCAAATAATTGGCAAGTAATCTAAGACTCTTTTAATTTGTCTGTATTTTCTTTTAAACCAGTACGCCATATTTTTTAGTATATTCCTTTAGCGTAATACCTTCTTTATCCTTTTCGGAGACTAAGATGTCTGATATATTGAATTGTGTAAGTATACTCTTATCTATAGTCAGATCTATATCCTTGTCGGTCCATAGGAGACACTCCTCTGCACTCTTATCATATTCTTTAGTACATTTATATGAAAAGATTGTATCATCCTCAAGGGCAAGAAACGCATGGCCAAATCCGGCCGGAATCCAAAATTGATTTCCTACGTGCGCACTTAATAATACATAAGTCCATTCTCCATAGGATGGGGAACCAGGTCTAAGATCTACTGCGAAATCTACAACAGCTCCTTTAGAAACTCTTACTAATTTTCCTTGAGCACTATCTCCGGTTTGTAAATGTATTCCTCTAAATACTCCTTTCTTAGAAACAGATTGATTATCTTGTAGAAATTCTTCTGTAATTCCAAGTTCTTTAAGTTTTGAAGATTTGAATGTTTCTATAAACTCTCCTCTTTCATCTTCAAATTTTCCAGGTCTTAATTCTAATAATCCTGAAATGCTAAATTTTCTTGATTTCATATTTTATCTTTTTCCTCCATTATAAGGTTTTGCTAAACCTTCGTTTAATAATACTTGATTTATACTAATTGATATAGGTCTAGTTTCACCTTCATGGACATGAACTTCATGATAACCATTATATAGTTCTCCTAGCGCTCTTCCATATTTATCCACTTCTTTAGAAACCAATACGAATTCATTGTTTCCTTGTTCTAGTAATTGCACTAGTCTTTCTTTAGATTTAAGACCTGCTCTTTTTTCTACTAGATCTCTAGTCCTAGTTTCAGGAGTATCGATTCCATGTAGTCTAACGTTTACCTTTTTCCAAATATCAAATCCTAAATCTACATGTGCCCATACAGTATCTCCGTCTACTACTCTAATTAATTTTGCGTTAAAGGTGTAGTTAGGCGTTATCATGTGTCGATGTTGTAAACCAATAAGGATCTGTTCCTCGTTGTGGTTGGTAAGGTAAATAAGTTGTAGGACGAGTGTATGAATCCTCTGGTGTAAGAAGAACTACAGCTTCTGCTGTTGTTATCTTATTTTCGTCTAGTAGCTTTTGAACTATTTGCGCTCTTGTCATTTGTTTTTGTTTTTTTATTTGCTGGTATTACTATCCAAAATATAATGTATATTAATATTGCTGGAATTGTAGGTGTAAAGAATGCTAATGTGAATAAAAGTCTAAATATTAATGGATCAATTCCAAAATAATATCCTAAACCATCACATACTCCAGCAACCATTCCTCGACTACCTCTGTGTACTTTTCTCATTTTAAATTGTTTTCTATATTAGTTATACCCCCAAAAAGCACAATGTTTCATGTGCTTCTCTAAGTGGCGGTCTGGACGAGACTCGAACTCGCGACCCCATGCGTGACAGGCATGTATTCTAACCAACTGAACTACCAGACCAATTGCGGAGAAGAAGGGATTCGAACCCCTGGAACCGTGAAGTTCGCTGGTTTTCAAGACCAGTGCATTCGACCACTCTGCCACTTCTCCTATTCTTCAACAACTATGGGTTAATGTTTATTTATTTAAATTAATTAGGAATGTTTTCCTTTTCTTTGGATTTTTGAAGATTAAAACTATCAATAATTTTATCTAATCTTAAATCCATTACTTCTATTTCTTTCTCAAATTGAGAAATTGCTCTATCTACTCTAGAATCTAATCTTCTATCTAGATCATCTATGCAATTATCTAAATAGTTTTCGACTGAATCTATTCTACTTTGAATATCGCTTTCGATGTGATTAATCAACGAATCTAATTCACTGATTTTTTTAGTTGACCTGAACAATGACACTGCGCCTAAAATAATTAGAGTTAGCACCACACCCAGACCGAATGTAATAATAGTTGTTTCCATATACTTGTGTTTATTTTTAAGTATAGCTGTCAAAGAACTATTAATTATACTAAATAAGAGGGGGTTGTTTCAGTTAATATGCAGATTGCTTGATCTTGATTCCTGAAGCCACTAATGTATCTTCTAAATCTTGAATCGCTTCTATGATATCTGCATTGCTTCCGGCCTTTGGAGTCATTGCTTCTACCTTTTTGGTATTTCCAGTAACTACTTCTTTAAATTTATCAATAGCTCCAGAAACTGCATCTCCAAATCCGCCAGTAGATTTACCTTGCTTAGCAACTGCTCTATCTAGATCTGCAACAGCATCCGATAATTGTGCTACTGCGTTTAATAATTGATCAGCAAGAACTTTCATTGCATTTTCACCATTATTTTTAGCAAGATCTGCAAGTGCGTTAAACATCTTTGTAGTTGCTTCAACTTTAGTTACGTCTAAGGAATTGTTAGCTTTAGCATATTGTCCATAAGCTTTAGAAAGACCTTTCATATTTTCGCTAGCAAGAGTACCGGTATAACTTCCCAACCTGTTTACGAATTCTCCAAATGGAGCTATTCCAGCAATAAATGCCTCACTCATACCCGCTACATTAGTGTATGCCTTTGATACCATTTGTATTGCATTTCCAGTAACTACTAATTTTTCAGCATTTCTAACTAAATATTTTAATAATTGAGATGGTGTCATTTCTACATCTCCTCCTAGAAAGGATGTTATACCATCTAATATTGCTCCTCCAACTCCTGCTAGCTTAGAAAATAATCCAGATGCTGCAGAACCAGCAAGTGCCATAGAAAGACCTATCCATGCAAGTGCTATTTGACCTATACCAGCTGCAAGTCCTCCCATGTTTTCTATTCCTATCTCATCTTTAAATCTTTTAAATAAATCTACCATTGCATTAAATGGCATAAATAAAACATCGGTTATTGTTTGAGCAGCTTCTTTAAGACCGTCAATTTTACCAATTTGTGTAAATATCCATGCAACAGCATACAATACAGCTGCACCTACTAATACGGTAAGAGCACCTAATAATATCCCTACAGGAGTTACTACTGTCGCAATTGCACCAAGGGCTAAAATTACACCACCTAATATAAATAGAGCTATTCCTACACCAACTGACCATGGAAGTGGTGGCGCTTCTCCGTAAGATATGTCTCCAGCGAGACTAAATGCAAATGCAACCAATAATATAGTTAGTGCTGCAAGAGCAACTACTAACATTGCTTTAGCTGCTGCTTTAAAATCCATATTCTTAGCAAGCTTTCCAATTATTATCATCGCTCCACCAAATATCATTAATGCGATTGATGATTTTAAAGCCCACATCAAATCAGGTGCCATCTCCGCAGAAGTAGCTGGCATCATTTGAAATACATAAGCTGCTCCGACAATAGCTAATGCTACTATAGGAACCATAAGTGCCGCTAGTAATATATCTTTAATACCTAATTTTCCTCTTTTAGATGAACCTCCAAAACCAAACATTCCTGCACCTGGACCTTTAGACTTACCTGCTAATGCGCTAAACACCTTTGCCATTGCAAATCCGTATATAAATATTGCAATACCTGTAATAAATACAAACGATAAGAATCCATCTTCTATTTTAGGAATAGATGGCATTAATTTAAATGCCATAACTGCTGCTGCCATTGATAATACTATAATTGGTAATATTACCATGGATGCTATTAAATCTTGCTTTGATAATGCTCCTGGTTTTTCTGAACTAGATCCCATTCCTGGTATAAGTCCAGTTTTTTGTGATTTTTGCTTACCCTTCATCATTTTAATTGTCATCCCTATTACAAGACCTCCTATTAATAATAATCCTCCTAATGTAAACATTAATTTCATTACACCTATCATGTCAATTTGCCTAGCGGCTTGTGCACCCGCTGCTATCATTGGCGCTCCAAATTTGAAGGCAACTGCAGTAAGGGCTAATACTCCGAGAATAACAACGGCTTGTAGACCAAATATTGCAATTCCTTTTAAATTCATTTTCTGATTTCTCTTTCTAGAATTATCTTGTTTAAGTAGAGAATTACCTCCACTTGCAGATTTATTAACTCTACCTTCTTTTGCAAAATTAATAATTGCAGTGATAACTCCTATTACAGCTATTAAAGGTGCAAGTGCCATTGTAATACTTACTAATCTAGAAATTTCCTGTTCCGATATTCCTACCTTACCAACTAGCCTCGCTGCCATCGCAACAGGAACTAGAGCTAATCCTAGCATTGCAACCGCTAAACCTGCTTTAGCAATAGTGCCTACCTTTATCTTTTCAATAGCTGGAAGTGCAAATCTCATTGCAACTAGGGCAACTGCAAGAGGTATCATTGCTGCTGATATTATTACAAAATTAAATGCATCATCCATTTTAACAGATGGCATTAAATTCATTGCAGCTGCTAAAACAACCATTTGAATAGTCATAAGGAACATGGCCCTCATAATATCATCGGTGTTATTCTTATTAAGCATAAAATTCATAATACCTGAAAATTCCCATGCCTTAATTAATTGAACGAAAGTTTGACCCATTATATAGATAACTGCACCGATTGCCAGAGCGGCCACTAATTTATCACCACTTACAGGTGCCATTGAGTTTAATGCCAATGACATAGCAACTAACATTAACATAGACATACCCATTGTTAAAACTAGTTTTTTCATTACCTTGATTTGACCAAAAACTCCACCACTACTAGGATCTGCCATTATAGCTCCTAGGATTTTTGCAATAGGGAACATTGCTGCGAATAAAGCAACACCCGAAACTATAGCCGTAGGACTTACCTTACCTGCTTCTTGAAATGCCATCGCTAGACCGAACATTCCTATTCCTGTAAGTGCGATAAACCCTCCTAGTCCTAGAAGTTTACTTATTCCTCCACCACCTCCAAATTGAGCCTTTTCAGCCTCGCTTTTTCTGGAAATGATTTCCTTTATTTCTTTAAGTATTTTGTTGTTTTCAGTAAGACTTGCGGCAATACCCTGTGTAACAGAGAAACTCGTAACCATGATACTCTCTATTCTAAATAAAGTATCTCTGGTTTGATTCTCTATAGCCTCTATTTTCTGCAGAAGCGAGTTGGAACTCATTGCGAATCCCATTAACGCCTTTTCGGAGTTGGTGTTTGCCATTTAGGTATTGCGGGCTTTTATTTTAATTTAGAAGCTTCTTTCTTTGCATCTCTTAATGCCTTTCTTAAAACTTCAGGATCAACATCTTTAAGTTCCTGTTCTAGTTCCTTATGTGTCTTTTTATCCTTTTCAAAATCTTTAATAATTTCATCATGGTTACTCATTTCACCTCGAAGATCATCTATTCTTGCTTCAATATGATCTACTTCAGACTGTGCTTCTGCAGAATCATGATCTAGACCTTGTCTTTCATATTTCTTTGCCTTAGCTTTAGCCTTAGATAACATCTTCGTAAGATCTTTAAGATCTGCATTAGATATTTTTCTCGATCTATATGCTTTCATGATTTCAGGTCCAAACGCTATACCTATTCCTGCTATAGCAAATGTTAAGGTGATAGGATCTATAATTTCAGTAATTAAAGATTCGTTTACGAAATTATTATATGATTTTACTTTTTTCATCGCAATATATGTTATTTTCTTTTAGTATATATCTAAATAAAAGGAGGTCCAATCTAGGACCTCCTTTTTCTATTACATTTTAGGCATGTTGAAACTTGGCATTTTGAAAGAAGGCATTTTCATACTTCCCATCATCTCGTTAGTTTGATCATTTTGCCCTTTGTTCGCTTCGTTTTCAGCTTTAATCATTTCAATTAACTCCTTGACAATATAATGGAATTCATAATATTCCATGTTTTCAAGTTCAGAGGGTTGTATTGAAAGATGCTTATAAAGGTAGAACTTAGTTTTAAAGAAGTTCTCCAGCGATATCCTGAACAAGGAAAATAGATTTGATTCCGTCACGAAACCCAATCGGAACGAGGACCTCGTCATCCTCATGCGTTACCAACATCTCAGGTTGAATTCCGACTTTCATTTTTTCAGCGAGTTTATATACTAAAGCATATTTTCTATTGTTCCATCCGTTTAATTCTACTTCAAAATTAAAGATTGATTTATCATCAAAGCCTCTCCAATCTGTATATAGATATGGAATTAATTGAATTAAAGACTGATCAGCCTGTAATCCCTTTTCTTGCTTTTCTTTAATATACTTAGTAACCTTTTGCATTAGACCAATTGTAGGAGGTCTCATTTCAATGTTACCAAATGATTTTGTCTCAATAATAAAGGTTCTTTTATCTTGATCGTAATATTTATCTAATTCTTCTGGAATAGAAAAGTATTGAAAATATTTCTTATCAATTGATGCATCGTGAGAAACACCTCTCTTATCTTGATACTTAACAGTTAATGCATTTTCAGGCTCAGGGAAAGTTAAATCTCTGATTGCTAAAATTAACCAAAATCTATCTTCTTCTAAAATATCCTTATATGAAAGTCTTTTTTTCTTAGAAGTTATTCTAAGACATGACTCTACTATAGCATTTAATTTTTCATCTACATCTAGAATGTTGGTTTCGTCCATGGTAGAGAAATGTCTAATCTCTGCAACCTTTGCAGATCTAATAGAAATTTCAGTATCTGGAGTATAGAACATTCCACCTGACGGTAGTGAATCTATTTTAACTGAATGATATCCTAAATGAAAATCAGCTTCCTTTGCTTCAGCTGGTTGAAATCTAGACATATCAACTTTACCTAAATTCTTAGGCTCTTCTGATTCTACTGAAGATTCGTTCTCATTAGCTTCAACAATAGCTTTGTATTGATCGTCTAAATTGATTTCTTCTTCTTTTTTGTTTTTGTCTTTGCTCATGTTTTATTATTTAGATTTGAGTTGTTTAATTCTATTTCGATCCCAACTCTTTTGAAGATCGCTTTTTTTATCTATTTCTTGTCTTATTAAGTCTCTGATAAACGCCGAAACTGAAACCGGTCTCTCTCCATTTTCAATCGCCTCGTTTAGTATAATCCTGTTTATGATAAACACTTCTTCTTCAGAGAGTAATACCTGTAATTTCTTCGTTAGTTTACTGGACATATTATTATATCATTATATTATATTTTAGTTTCATAAAAATAGGACGAACTAATTAAAGCCGTCCTACTTTTAATAAATTAAGCTAATACTTCTTTAAAGGTATCACATCTCCATGATACGTCTAAAGCAGCAGCTTCTGGAGATTCATAACTTAAGTCGTTAGTGAATGGAAGTCCAGAAGAAATCCAGCAATCTTCTAATGTTACAGTTCTGAAAATATCTCCAGCTCTGTTAAATTGAACGATTACTATTGTTCCAGTATAGTCTTTCTTTAAGCCCATTTCTCCAGTTTGTGGATTGTAAGCTAAGTTATACCATTGTCTCATTGTTTTATATAAATAAGCTTGGTTAGCGTCGTTTAAGTTCAAAGAGAAATTGATAGCCACTGTAAGTGAAGTATCATCTGGCATACCAGCATAAGATCTTTTTGAGAACTTGTATTTCTGTTCGACGGTACCTGCATCTTTGTATAATTCCAACCCGCCAATAGTGTTAACGTGTTGTAGTAATAGTGGAGCATCAGAAACGCCAGCTGGAGGTAAAATAGTTACCTCAAATAAGTTTCCTTGTACTGGTTCGAATTGTCTACCCGCCTTACTAGTTTGATCTTGTGAATAGTGTGGTAAAGCCATAAGTCTTTATTGTTTTATTTTTTATTATATATCTTCTTAACTAAAGTTTCCGGTTGAAATTTCACCAGTATTTAAAATTGTTGTTCTATGCACAACTATTTCTAAACCTTTAACTGGCTCAACAAATGTATCTATGATACCTATGTTGTTGTCAATTACCTCACCTGTGTTATTTGATTGATCCATTACGTTTTTGAAATCGTATACACCACCATCTTGTCTAACTGATTCCATTAATGAATCTGCTAGAGTTTTGATTTCTAATCTAGTTTGTGCATTGTTAAATTCGAATACGTAATCTTTAAGGATATCTGCCATTGCATCTTGAATGTAAATTAACACTTCTCTAACGTGAGCTGAAGATAGTGATGATTTAATAGACTGCTGTGCAGTTTTATTTCCTAAGATAGTTAAACCAACTCCTCTTTGGAATACAATTGGATTATAACCAAATGGCTCTAAAATGTCTCTGTCTGCTTTGTCAAAAGAGTATTCAGCACCTACAACATTAGGGCCAGCAACAACTCCTCTTCTAGGACCAGCAACAATTGACCATGGTAAAGCATCTGTGTATTTATCAATATAGTTATTAGATACATACGCAGCTGGTGGAACCATGATGTCTTTTCCATTTTCTCTTACAATAAGACCAGGACCGTAGTAGAATGCGTAATTTGCACCATCTGCGATACTTGGTAATGTGTATAAGGATGTTGGATTTAAATCTAAGTTACCTCCTTCTGGAATGTATGAAGTTTGGAATGACTGGCTAAATGCATTGATAAATGAAGGATCCGTAGATGCTTTAAAATCTTTTACCATTGGTGCATTTAATATAGCTGATGCATTTTGTCTTTCTTTTGCTAATTGAGATAATTGGATTTTATCTCTTAATTGATTATCAAAAGAACCAAATGTATCAACAATATATCTAAATTCGATTGCATCTTTATCTACTAAACCAGTTGCTAATCCTGTTCCTACTTTAATAGCTTCTAAACATGAGAAAATAGTTTCTGCTTCAATTTGAGCACCATTTAATACAAATGGAGTATATGACTCAGCTGCATCTTCTAAAGATTCAACATAAACTGAAGGAGCTACTAAAGGAGCTGCTTCTGATAATTTAACAGTCCATATAGTTACTAAATCTGTTTTTTCAACTGATACTTGTTTAACTAAAGCTAATCTTTCACCTACTCTAATATAGTTTCCTTTTGTAATTTCTGGCTTTGGATGATTAGGATCGTTAAAAGTAAATTTTGCATCTTCTCCTTCCGCGGCATATACATCAGCGTTAGGTAATGCTATTGATCTCATTTCAACATCGTAAGATAATACTACTTGATCTGATCCGTCTTCGTCAAATGTGTGACCAACTAAATCAATTGGAGTATCTCCAGATTCATCAGTTACTAAATCTTCAGCAATTGCACAGAATAAACCTGTTCTTCTTGCTTCAGCGTTAATCATTGTTTCGATATATACGTTTCTTCCTTCTAAGTCTTTAAAACCTGGAAGCATTGAACCAGAATAAGAACCTATCATTTCAACTTGTCTTAAATTTGCAAATTGTTCTATTAGCTCTTTTCTTAAACCTTTACTGTCGAAGTAAAATCCATAAACTGGATCGGTGTCCATTGCTGCAGCATCAAATTGACCTTTGAATACAAATACATCAATCATATAATCTGACATTAAATCTTTGTCATTTAAATATGCTGGAACATTTCCTTCTCCATACCATTCTCTTGCAGTAACATCAAATCCAGCCGTATCTTGCGCTTTTCTTGTGAAAACTGTGATTGGTGTTTGTTTAATATTAACAAAGTTTAAAACTTGGTTAGCATCTTCACCTAATGTTTGTAATAATTTCTCATCAGAAGGAATCATAAATTTATCAGTGTCAAAGAAACTTGAATAAGTATAGTCTCCAGTCTGATGACCTAGTGAAGGATAAGTATAAAACGTATCAGCTTCAACTTGTGCTAGAGTATACTGATCGGGAGCAATAGTCGCTGCACTGTCATAAATATCAAAACTTGTTGAACCACCACCGTGAGCTGTATTGATAGCAGCTAAAGCTGTAATTACAGTATCTGTACCATCAAACGCAGCTGTTGCTGCAATATGAGGTTCATTACCTGCATCTGAAAGTAAATAGAAAGTACCTGCTAGGCTAGATGTTAAATCTACACCTGCTAGTGTTAAAGTTAAACCGTCTACTGAAAGTGTAGCTGCTGCAGCGTCTGTAATAGCAGTTGCAACTGGAACAGATCCTGTATCTGGAATAGGATCACCTACTTCAAATGCTACATCCGTTGGAAGCGGCGCTGAATATCTATTCGATACTGGATCAGATTCATATGATCCGTTTGTTGAAATTTGTGCAGCTGAAGCTAAATCATTTACTCCAAATTGAGCAAGGTTAAGAGCTAGGATAGGTCCTCTTGAAAGAGCAGCTTTAGCTGATCTGTGGAAGAACATTCCTTTTTTCTCTAACGATTTGTCAATGTTTCCATATACTTGAATGAATGCTTCAACGTTTTCGATTAATACTGGTGTATTATAAGGTCCCTTTCTTGAGTGACCAACAACCAGCCTAAGAGTAGAAACGTCAATATTAGCAGTTTGAGATTTATCAAATTCCAATCTGTAAACGCCTGAACTCTTGAATTGTAATAATTGAGGACTTAGTGCCATAGTTATTTAATTTTATTTTTTTATTTGTTAATCTATATATCCGTGTAAATCTGGAGTTTAGTCTATATAAGATCATAAATATCATACTGCATATCTCCGGCTGAATCGTTTTGTTGATATAGAGTAGTTTCCATTAATTTATACTTTTCAGGATCTATAAAATCTAGCAATTCTTCGATGTAATCTGCATAATCTGTAGTGTTAAAAAATTCAGTGGCAGTGATTCCTGTCATAATGATATCATCATTACCCATTTGAGCACCATAGCTTCCATTTTTAAGACTACCGAAAAGACTTGCTTCATTTACAGTTTCTGTGTCATTTATTTTTATTCTATTATTTTCAATTAATTTTTTAAAATTTTGGCAAAACACTGATTTGTTATCTGCTTTTAATTTTATACCTGGTTTTAAGGCTCTTGAATCATGTCTATGTTTAAACCTTAATACCATCTCGTCTTCAAATTCATTTCTTGAAGGATAAACTGTTTGTAAATATTTCAATAAGATAGAACCGTATGTATTGAATTCTATAATCATCTTAACATTTTCAGGATTAAATATCTCAACAGCTAATGTATATAGAACCTTTGCAAAATCTTCAATAACATGTTCATTAGATCTAAAGACTGCCACTTGATTCAATCTAAAAAAGTCATACATTGCACCGGGTGTCACTGCATCAATAATGTCCTTATCTTCCATTGGTTCTACTTCGAAAACATTAATTACAGAGTAATCACCTCCGTTGCCTTCTGCGATGTCTACTGAAAACAAATAAAATCTATTAGATTCTTTTGCTCCTTCAGGATCGAAGTCTTTATGAAATCCTAAAACTCCCTTTGTATCTATTTGTATATTTTCGAAATCTTCTAAATCATGCCATATAAATTCATGTGAATTCTTTCTCATGGTTTTCATAACCATTGGGCTTAATAATAGATTAGAAGAACTTACGAATTCATTTCCATATTGTCTATTAAAGGCTTCTTCAGAACCTAAGTTTCCAAGTTCTCTTTCATACCATGCATCATCTCTATCCGGATGCTGCCACCAATCAACTCTCGTTGGTGTATATTCATTTTCTCCTTTTTCAGCACCTGCATAAATTTCATAGAATTTATTAAATCCATTCGGTGTTGAAGTAATATTAATTCTAGATACCTTAGAAGCTGATAATGTAGGATATACATTTTCATAGAATGAATCAACTATAGTTGGATGAATGTGTGCGAACTCATCAAGATATAAGTTATGAATAGTAAAACCAATACCTGATTTTGCGGTAGTTGATTGACCTACTAATCTACATCCATTATCTGAACGTACATTCATAACGTCATACTTAATAATACCTGGTTTCATAAAGAAAGGAAGGTTTTCAATAACTACCTTTGCTTTATCTATAATTTCTTTTGTTGAATCTGATTTATTAGCTAAAAGAAGAGTAGTTTTATCATAGTTAAATGTAACATACCATGCATTAAAAATAGAAGCCGTTACAGTTTTACCCATTTGTCTGGCCGCTAATACAATATTAAATCTTTCGTTTTGAAAGTTATGTAATAATTCTTTTTGATATTCTCTAAGTTTCACCTGTTGAATACCTTCATCTGTCATTACTACTGCATACTTTTCTGCAAAATAAACAATATCATTTGCGCATTTAGCCAGCTCTGCAATTTCCTCTTCAGTATATTCAAATACAATATTACCCTTACGTAAAAACTGCTTACCCTCATAAAAGGGCATAGAAACTTGTGGGCGATATCCTTTATCTAGTGCTACTAAAAGATCATCAACATTCTTAGTCGACCATACCAGCTTTTGACCAGGATCGCTTTTGTCTCCTTTCGGAATCCACATATTATCTCCTACGTAATCGCTCATTGTTATTCTTCGTTAGGTTCTACATCTTCGATATCTTGAGTTTCTGAATCGATTCCAGAACGAATCATTCTCATAAGATCTTTAGTTCCTCTTTGAACCGCAGAATCACCAGTGGAACCTCCTGATTCTTCTATTTCCCTAACATCATCTCTTTTCTTGTAAATTTCTATATCTCTAGAAATTCGTTTAGCACTTTCTTCAGTTGCCATTAAATACATTGTTTGGGATTTAATAATATCTAGCATTGATTTCTGTAAAGTTGCAAGAACTTCAAACATTCTTGGAGCTAATTCGCCATCTTCGATAGTTTCTAATAGTGTTGTAAGAGCTCTTTCACCTGCTTGTAATTGATAAACTAAAGAAGACATTGTCATCTCATCCATCTTTTTCTTAGCAGCGATATATTCATCCTTTTCAATTATATCTTCTGCAAGATAAAATTTCATAAGGGCTGTTATAGTTTTCTTAGCTGTTTTAGTAGATCTTGTTTTAAGTTCTCCAAATGATGGAAGAACTTCCTTTGGTTGAAGTGGAAGAAACGCTGGATCAGTATCCGTAGCCTCTGTTATATCTACACTTTCACCAATAAGTTCATCAAGCTCTTTTCTAATATCTTCTGCTTGGTCTTTTATTGACTTCTTTTCTTCTGACATAAGTTATTGTTTTATAGGATTATATATCCTAATTACCTAGTGTGTCTAAATTTCTGAAACCCAATACTAGGTATTGCATTGTCTATTAATTTAGCAAGTTGATTATCTCTAACTATATATTGATTTAATATATTAGATCTTTGTTCTTCTTCTATCATTTGATCGAATACTCTAATGTTGGTCATATACATACTATTTCCTCTTATTTGGAAATTAGAATTAGAGTTCCAAACTAAGCCCGAAGGTTTAACTTCATTAAACACTTCAGTTAATTGAGAGGTTGCGCTTTGAGGTAATCCAGATTCATTTAAGTTATAAATACTTAAACTAGTTGTGGAAAATTCATTACTTATATTTAAAGTAAATCCATACCATCTTTTTTCTAAAGAAAGGCCGTGGTTAAATGTAACTGTATTTCCATTAACCATTATTTTAAATTCTGAATCGTTTAAATAAGTTTTAAATCCTGTAAGCGCGGTTGGATCTCCTATTATGAAATGATCTCCACTTCCAATTTCAAACTGTGGATTAAACCATCCGGAAATTGCCATGTTTTTGCCTGTTTCTAGACTAGATGGTGCATCATATTCGATACATAAATCTCCTTCCGCTACTCCAGATAAGTCATAATAATTTTTACTAACAATTGTCCATCTGTTTTTTAATTCAAAATCTATTATTTGTAAATCTTTATTATAGAAATTTCTAATACCATCCTTGTGTGTAGAAATAACTGTTTGAAATTGCTGCGGATTCGAAACCTTTTCCTGCTCTTCCCTTTGTCTTTCTCCAAAAACTTCTTCGATTCCAGTGGTTAACGTGTCAGTTGCGGCGTTGAATGTATTTTTATTAACTGAAGTTCTTTCTTGATATTTCTTCAGCATTACTCTCCAGTATGAATTGGTCTTATTAAACTCGTCAGCTAAAGCTATGGTATGAACTTCATACATTCTATTAATAATAGGAATATACATGTAATCCTTAGATCTAGGATATCTGCTTTTTATTAAATTTCCTTGAGAATCTCTTTCACCAAACGCTCTATCAAATTCTTCTTGAGTAATGTGAATTTCAAAGTCTGCAAAATCCATTCCGAATATATCGAAAGTTATACTTTCTTCAGGAAATTCATTTCCCGGGACTAATATCTTTATGTTTTTATTATCTACTACATCATGTAAACTATATTCCATAAGAGTAACATCTTCTGTTCTCATATCTGGTTCAGTTCTAAAATAGTTTACTTCATGGCCAAATATATTGCTTACTAATCCTGTGATTTGTTTTACAAATTTAGTAGATTTACTTAAATTATATGGATTAAATAAATTATCATTACATTCTTCTACGATAATGTTTGCACATCCGTCCATTGAAAAGGGATCTAAACACTCAACACAAAAGTTAGGACATGCTTCAACAATACCGTCTTCAGTCTGTGTAGTATATGTGATTGAAATAAGAGATAAAGAGTTACCTCCGGATAATGAAGATACTTCTGCTTTTAGGTCAATGTAAAGTGGAAGTGTATTATTAAAATCTAAACTGAATAAATCTCCGATGTTTGAAGTTTTATTTAATTCTGAAAATTCTGAAAAAGATCCACCAGTCTGTGACCATCTAAATTCATAATCAAATTTATTTAATTCATTAGGAACTAAGAAAAATTCTATTCCAGATGGTTGTGTTGAAAACTGGGGTGACGTTGTTAATTCCAGGGTGTATGCGTCTGGTACGGAACTAATTTGAAATATCTTATTTCCTAATACAATTTCATCACCATTGGCTAGAAATGTAAAATCTGTTCCCATTCCTATTACTGTTGGAGATCCTGCATTCAATATAACTACACCCTTTGTCTGTGGTGTTGTTAAACCTGCTATAATTTCCCAATCCGTAATCTTTATTACGTTCTGAAAAGGATCTTGTAGGGATGCTATGAGTTGATCTCCGTTTGCGTTTGCAGTATATCCTGTTACCATTTAATATCTAGTTCTTTTGTCTATATATTCGTTAAAGAAAGCTAGTAATCAGTGATTAACATTATTTTGGGATTATCATCTTGGATCTTAGCTTCTATGCAGTCCATTAGATCTAATGCAGTATCAAATTCTTTTCCATCTGAACCTTCTCTCGATCTTACAAAAGAATCTAAGGCATTAAATATATGAGAAGCATTGTGCCTTGCGTAAGGAACATTCTTTTTCATAAGACCTAGTGAAATTAAAATAGAGTTTATTTCTTGTAAATCTTTTTCTTGTTGAAATATATCATATAGCCTTAATGTTCCTGCCAATACTTTAAAATTAAATCTAAGAGTCTTAATTCCATCTATGTCAGATAATCTACTATAAGATTTATTCTTATTGATAGTCAGTTTAACATATTCTAGATTTGTAAAATCATTTAAAATCTTATGTAGAAAATAGATAGTAGTTGCTTCTTTATGAAATTGTTCAAAACCAGTTGCATTAATTCTATTAATATCGGATTGAAAGTTTTCTTTTAAAAACAAAGATAATTGCTCTTTACTTACTAGAAGAGATCCATCATTAACGACCCTATAGTCTAATTGATTCTTTACTAGTGTAAGAATCTTATTGTCGATGTAATTATATTTGAATAGGGTGGCGTCAACAACCGTAGCCACATCATTAAAGTCGTAGTAACTAATCATTTAATATACCTGCATTGTGTTTTCTAATTCCAATAGATTATTATTTAATTCAACCGGGTTGAATTTCTTAAGATCATTGAACTCTCTCATTCCAATTTCATTTCTTTGTAAAAAGAATTTAATTGTTTCTTCTTTAGGTATATATTCTTTTTTTGATTTTTTAGGTTTTGGAGCTGCCTTCTTAGTTTTAGTATAGATCCACCCTGGAACTGAACGAAATCTTGAAGATACCATGTGCCAACTATCTATAACTGCATTGCCATTAATTCCATTCACATTAAATAACTGTGCATTTGATGGATATTTAATAGCAAAAAATCTGTTAATCATGAAGTGGTGTCTCTTCTTATTAAAGTTCTTTACGTTCTTGTATTGATTAGGTTTTGTAAACATGATCTTTACAAAATCAAATAATTTTGTTTCGTCTAGCATATAAATTATACTGTAAACTTGCTATAAGTTTATTAAAAAAGTTCGTTCAATTTCTTAGTAGAAGGTCTTTCCTTGCTACTATCTTCTTTTAATCCTGCGAAGGCATCATACTTTTTAGGAGCACCCTGTGATTTCTTTGCCATCCAATCTGTTCCTTCTAAGATCTTTTCCATCTGAGTGATATTAGAGAACTCTGGTAAAACATTTCTATCTGCTTCAATATTATTATAAATACCTTTTTGAATTGCAAGGGGAATAGTATTATAGTGAAGAAGAACTAGATCTAAGTTTTGATTAAATCTAATTCTGATTTCCTTAGGATCAGATTTACCAACAACTCTATAAATAATATCTACTAGCTTATTTACTTGACCTCTATTGAAAAAGTGTTCTATTGTAAATTCGCTTTCTTCTTTCTTATATTGTTCTAAGATCTTTACACAATGTTTTTCTGTAAGTGAATAGTTTCTGATCTTGCCATTAGATGCAGCTTTAGTCCATGTAATAACTGAAGGAATATTATCTGATTTGTCACCTTGTAGGATTTTACCGAATACAAAGTCGTCACAGTTAATTTCTTGAACTTCTACTCTGTTCTTATCCATCCATGCCTGGAAGTCTTCCTTTAGCTTGTCGTACGTTGCTTCTTCTGAGGCAATGTTGAATAACAATTCGTCATTGGTCATTGTAGATGTTTTTCTAGATGCCATTACATCTTCGAAACCTTCAAAGGCAATAAGCTTTTTCTTAGAATTATAATACCATAGTGTATATGCATCTGTCGCTTGATTGTAGTTTACGAGTTGAATTAAATCTCTATCACCTGTCCATGCAATGCAATTTTTACCTTCGCTATTTAATTGAGTAGACCAGCCGTACATTACATCATCTGCTTCTGCACCTTGAACCTGGTGGATAATAATACCCTTTTGTTCTAGTATTTTTTGCCATTCAGCATAAACACCGAAGACTGCTTTCCAATTAATAGAATCGTCATGTGTTCTAGTTCCTTTATATTGTGCATCAGGAAAAAGATCTTTACGCCATGATTTAGCATCAACTGCAACAACAATCTGGTCTACAAAAGGAGCCATTTTACGAACTTCTGAGGCGAAGTCAATACATAGCTTTCTCATAAGTTGAGATTGTGATTCTTTATCGCCTAATAATTGTTTACCTTTAGGCCTAGGTAGAACGAATAGTCTACTGTGTAAAAAATAGTTACCGTCAATTAACAATGTATGTTTTCCTAGTTTCATGTGTTTTGTTTTATATTACTAATATAAGCAAAATTTCTGAGATAAAAAAATATTTCAGCAATTAATTTCTAATTATTTCTTGTAGCTTATATATACAACTTAGCATGGTTATCGCTGGGTCAATTACGTGAACCCTTTGTGCCTGATGTTCTGCTACAGTTACTGCAATTTGAGGAATATGCTTTGCGCTATTTCCTTTCTCTGATTGAATATAGTCTATGAACTCTTCTCCTAATGTTTGAAGTATTTCATCTGTTCTATTTGAATATTCACCTACTAAATACTTATAGTTTTTAACAGGGTCTGTTTCATTAAAGATTAATTCAAAAACATCTTTATAGACTGAGTTAAACTTTTTAACATCATTTAATGTAATCTTACTCGTTCCTTCTGACTTATATCCTTGTAATTTATTAAGTGTCGAGCGAAGATCTGGGAAGTTTCTACGGACAAATTCAACCAATGCTGGTTTTTCTATTGTCATTTCTTCTTTTCCACATATATCATATACTCGTCTAATATATTTCTTTGTCAATTCGCTCTCTTCTTCTTTATCAAAGTCGAAATTAATTACTTCGAACCTTGAAAGAATTGGATCTGGAATTTTATTTACATAATTACAGGTTGCAATAAACCTTGAATTAGATGCAAATTGTTCCATAGTAGCACGAAGAGCTTTAAAGAATTGATCAGATACACCATCTACCTCATCGAGGATAACTATTTTCATCTTACCTTGATCATCTAAGATAGACATAGTAGAACAGAAATCCATAATCCTGGTTCTAATAACATCTACTGAAGTATCAGTTGATGCATTGATGTAAATATAAGGAAGTTCGAATTGCTTAACAATCGCCTTCGCAGTAGATGTCTTACCAGTACCAGGGCTTCCAGCCAAAAGTACATTTTGAGTTAGACCATCTTTAAATTTTGACATTACTCTTTCTGGTAAAATCAACTCGTCTAAGTTATTTGGACGATATTTTTCTGTGAACAGTGTGTGAACCATGTAAATTTGTTTAATAATTATACATAATATAGCTGTTTTGTTTCACGAATAAATACTATATGGCATATAATAAAAAATATCCCAAATTGGAAAGGGTTTCCCCTCATTCTCCTTATTCTAATAGATTTGGAATTAAGTTATCAAATCTTGCAAGACAGCAGAAGAGACTATTAATAGAAAATCCTATTTTAGGTGAAAGGTGTGAAAGCGATCAGTTCGTTCATATCATATTCAATATATGTCAACATAGATATACTTCCTCTAAAAATAAGTATTATTATGATTGGTCTACTGATTCGTTTGTGAAGATGGAAGATCTTAAAGAAAACTATAACACAATAGATTGGGTCTGTGCACTATCTGGTAAACCTATCAGATCTAAGACTGATAACTTTAGCTTGGAAAACTTTGTTCATCCAGAGTATCATGATGCATTACTGGCTCCTATGGTAGATGCTAGAATACTTAAGTCATCGATAGAGTTCCGTAAGCACATAAAAAAACTCCTATTGAATCAACAACAGGAGTTTCTAAATTTAGCTCGTAAAAATTCTAAAAAGAATTTAGATTAGTTTAGAGAAACGATCTTTAACTGAAATAGACTCTTGTATTAAAGATTCCATTTCCATTTTTCTAAGATCGGATTCAAATATTAACCCTAATTTAGTATTATTTAATTGCCAAGATTCTTTTGCAAGAATTTTAGCTTTAAGTTCTTTTGCTTTTTTAAGCTTTGCTTCATCTCCACTCTCTTCTGCCTTTGCAATAACAGCATCAACTCTTTTGGTCATTCCTTCCTTTGAGTTATCTGTCTTATCGACTTCTTCCGTTTCTTCTTCAGGAGATTCTTCATCGTCTCCATCCGTTCCAAATGCATCGAAATCATCTTCTTTTTCTGGAGTTTCTTCCGGAGTCTCCGTTGGAGTTTCTTCTGGAGTTTCTTCTGGAGTTTCCTCTGGAGCTTCTTCTTTTTCTTTTCCTTTTTCTTTTTCAGCCTTTATTTGCTCTAGCTCAGCTTTAACCTTTTCGTCATTTTTAGCTGCATCATCTAACTTCTTAGCATTTTTCTCTTGCTCAGCTGTTATTTTATCCATTCTCTCCTTTTGAGCCTGTTTAGATTTTGTAATTCTTTCTTTTAAATCTTTCTTAGTCTCGGCACTCATCTTATCTCCCCATGCATCTAGCTTATATTCTGAAACTTCTGTCGTGATTTGATCTCTCATATCAGCGATTAACGTTTTAACTTTTCCAGATCCAAATCCACTTACCTTTGAGTATTTAACTTCTAATGAAGATCCATATTCTGTAGCAGCTGAATTAATTCCATCTTTTTTCTGCCTCATAGATTCTATTTGATTATCTAACTTGGCTTTCATTTTTTGAAGTGCTTTTTTCTTATTTGCTGCGCTTGCCTTCGCCTTTACATCATCTCCAGCTTCTTCGATTGATTCAGTAGTTGAAAGTTCTCTTCTTTTATCCTCTAAAGATAATACTGCAACTTCCATTTTAACGGTTTGCATTTTTAATTTCTTTAATTTAGAATAATCTTTTTCTGCTTCTTTAATGGTCTTTTTATTTTTAGCACCATCTTTTATAGCCTTTGCACCTAAACCAACTGCACCAATAACTGCCGTTAATCCTAGAACTGCTCCCATAATAATAGGATCTTCCATAAGCACCTGTCCCATAGGATTTGCTTCATTTAATGGTTGATCTTCTGATTCCGTAAGTTGATCAGAAAGTGTTTTTAGAGAATTGATAATATCATCACAATCTTGCATCATTTTAGAATAACCCTCTTCTCCCGTTGCTTCCGGAGAGGCTATGGCAGTAGTTGTGTCTGATTCTATTGAAGTTGATGATTTAGCTACAGGTATATTATCTTCAGAAGCTTCATCTATTGAATCAGCCTTTTTTGTAGAATTATACCATTGTTCGAATGTTTTCATCTTTTATATTGATTTATTTATAAACTTATAGTCTATATATCTGTTTAAGTTTCAACGAAACAAAAAAAGGTCCTCTAAAATAGAGGACCTTTAATATTAAAATCTAAAAGTTAGTTCTAATTAAAGAGCTAATCCTTTAACTTCGTATGTAACATATTGAGTTTCTGGGTGGAAACCTGCTTCAACTAATGCGAATCTAGATTTAACAGCTACTTTAGGAGCCATAGTTCCTTCAGCGATTGTTTGTACTGATTCAGCCATTAAGTAAGGCATGAATACTAATCCAGGACCATTACCGTCACCTTTTCTACCAACTACTACTTCGTAATTAGAATCATTAGCTCCCCATGCTTGTCTTGGGTCAGTGTATACATTTACACCAGCTACAGAACCTACTGGGTAGATTGCACCTGCTGCTTGTGATAATGTGTTAGCCATTGGGTTAGCAACGAAACCAGCAACTGATTGTAAAGCTGTAGCCACTTTAGGACCTACAACACAAAAGTTACCAGCACCTCTTCTACCTCTGTTTGCGATAAAGTTCGCAGCAGCAAGGATTGAAGTTAAGATTCTTCTATGGTTAGAAGCGATAGTCTCACCACCGAAATCAGCATTTAATGCTAAATTACAGTCTAAATTTACACCAGCAGCTGTAACGTTATCTTTACCTAAAGAATTAAGTTTAGCTAAGATTAAGTTGTTGATTGACTGAGTTAATTCGTTAGTTAATACTGACTCAACTTGAGCAACAGCATCTACACCGAATTGTTTAAGATCTTGTACTTGTTCTCTAGTAACTGCAGCAGCAACTTGGAAAGTTTCAGCAGCAACACTTTTTGAGAATAAAGAAAGACCCATAACTTTGTCAGGAGTTTGTTCACCTGCACCTCTTGAGAATGGGTTACCATCTTCGTCAGCAGCAGCGAATCCTTTAATATGATCTTCTAAACCTTTTACTAATTCTACTGATTTAACAATAGCGATAGTAGCATCATCTGCATCAACTTCAGTATCTAATGCGTTGATTGCATCAGCAACAGAACCTGAAGTAGAAGCTGCTTCAGCAACTTTATAGATATCCATGTTGTCAATTCTAGAAGAACCGATCCAAGTGAAAGTAAATCCACCTGATTCGTTACCATCTACCTCAGCTTTAGCAGCGTCAGTTTTGATGTAAGTTGGAGCAACATCTCCAGCTAATTTACCACCTTCGTAAACGAAGTCTAAGTAAGATAAAAGACCCATTGGTCCAGCCATTGGTACAACTGGTACTAAGTCTAAACCTATAGTTTGTGCAGCAACTTGCATTGCTAATGGTAATAATGTAGGAGCTTTATCACCTGAACCGTCTGCAGTTGCAGAAGGTAAAGATACATTACCCATACCGTAGATGTTACCAGCAGTCCCTAAAGACATGATGTGTGCATCTTCGTAAAGTTTGTGGTTATGACAGTATTCTGACATCCACGCTAGTTTTTCTGCTTCGTTGATACCTGTAGCTGATTCGATGATCGGAGCCCAAGTTTCTCTAACTTCTGCAGAGTTAATTAAATTTGCCATTTTATTATTTGTTTTTTTTTAATGGTTGTTTAAATTTGATCGATTGAACGATCTTCTCGATGTTTGTCAGATTTTTTCTTCTTATCTGATTATCGATATACTATATATTGTTATTATATTTACGTTTTTTACGTTTTTCCTAAAATATTAAGATATTACTTGTTGAATCTCTTGTTAATAGACTTCTTAACATTAGTTAAATCATATAAAGGTTTTTTGTCTTCAATAACAGGAGCAGCTTCATTTACTGATTCTACTTTTTCCATAACAACTTTGACATCTCTAAGATCTCTAGTTTGCCAGAAGTTTCTTACTTGGTAAGCAGTTTCTAGTTTATGGTATTTAGATTGAGCTATAAGAGCTGTTTTCTTGTTATCTGACATGTTAGACCATGCTTCTTTATATTCTTCTGGCATCATTTCAATAACATTAGGTTCGTTAGTTTTAACGCTATTTATTAATGAAGAGTTCCATAATGTAAGAATTTGTCCTTCAGTTAAGAATCCTTTTCCTTCGATTGATTTTAATACTTTAGATTGATCTTCAGTATTTAATTCGTTATATTCTGCTTTCTTAGCTTCAGAAATAAATCTAAAGAAATGAGGGTTAGTATTTTCTTTAACAGTTGCTTTTTCGATTAAAGCAGATAATTTAGAACTAATTTCAGATTTGTAAGCATCTAATGTATCTACTGTTTCAGTTTCTTCTACTGCTTCAGTTTCTTCTTCTTCAGTTTCTTCTACTGCTTCAGTTTCTTCTTCTTCAGTTTCTTCTACTGCTTCAGTTTCTTCTACGAATTCTTCTGCATTTTCTTTATCTTCAGCATCAACGTCTTCAACTTTATAAGTTTCTCCGTCTACTGTAAATTCTTTTTCTCCGTCTGCGATTGCCTTTGCTCTTGCAGCACCAAATGCATTTCCTTCTTCAACGTCTTCTTCTTCAGTTTCTTCAACTGCTTCAACGTCTTCTTCTTCAGAAATTTCTTCGTCACCTGCATCGTCAACTGTGTCTTCTAATTCGTCTTCTAACTCGTCAGATTTGTCTTCAACTTCTGCACCGTGATCTAATTCATTATCTTCAGCATCAACTGTAGGTTCAGTAACATCTGTAGAATCGTCTTCATCTTCAATTTCTTCAACTTCTTTACCAGCTTCATCTTCTAGTAATAAGTTAGAATTAACTGTTTCTGCAACGTATTCTGCGTATTCAGTAACTTTTTCTAAATTTTCTTTTAAGTATTCAATATACTTTAATAAGCCTTCATGAGTTGTTGCACCTTCATTATAAGATTCTGCTAAATAATTAGTATAGTCTTTAATTGATTCAACACCTTCAGCAACATGCTCAGTATATGCAACGCTATTATCTAATTTCTCAGATATTTCGTTATTTGTAGTTATTGTATTATCTAAGTTTTCAGCAAGGTATGCAGAATACTCGATAGTCTTTTCTAATTTCTCAGCAAGATAGTTTGAATATTCTTTAACGCTTTCAACTTCAGACTTTACAGATTCATCACTATTTAAAGATTCCATTCCCTCTTTAATAGTTTTTATTTCGCTTGATAAATACTGTGAATATTTATTAAAATCATCAGTACTTACGAATTTTGATTCAGCCATTTTGTTTTCAGTTTTATTTTCGGTTGTTAAAAGTTCTTTTGTATTTCCAATTTCATAAATTTGAATGCTAGAATCGTTATCAAATCCGAAAGATTCGTTAACTCTTTTTAATTCAGCATTTTCAAAGCCAGGATCTGCAACTAAATCATAAGTGAATAATTGCTTAATTTTAACAGTCCCGTTAGATTCAACTGTACCAGCTGCTCTAGATGAAATTTGTAAAGGAACACCAGCATCAACCAAAGCTTTAGCCTGACGACCAGCTTCAGTATCAAGTAATCTGATTTTACCTTTTACTTGTTTTGTTTCGCTATCATAGGATAATTCTTCAATAACGTGAGATACGTTTTTTAAAGATACATCAAATGTTTGTGGGTGATCTAATTCTCCTAAAAGTTTAGAAGAACCTATTTTAGATTGAAGAGCTTCAATTTGTGGAACATATTCTGACTCAGTATAGATTCTATTATTTCTATTCTTTTTGTCAATTTCTCCAAATATACCTTCAAGGACATAAGCCCCATCACCATCTTGTTTGAATTCTAATTCACTAGAAGATCTTTCTAGGATTAATAGATTGTTTTTTGTATTCATATATTTTAATACTATGTTTGTTGTTTATATATCTTTTGAAGAATAATGATTTTTCATTTTTTCTATATTTCTAAATCTCCTAGCTCATCTTCTAAGCCTCCAGCACCTTCTTCGCCACCTTCTTCCTTCTTAGCAGCTTCTTCCTCCTCAGTTTCCTTAGCCTTTACTTCTGTTTCAACTTCTAAATAATAAGTGACTAGAGTTTGCATATCTTCTTCGGTAAATGCGTTATTACCGTATTCTTTATAAAAATATTCTTTGAATTCTTTCTCTGTTTTACTTGTATTTATTACTCCTATAATTTCAGCAGATTTAATCTTTTCACCTGAATCTAAAAGAATATCATCTACTATTACATCTGAATCGTCTCCGACTTCTAGTGCATCTTCTGTTAAATTAGAGTAGTTTTTAAATGTTTTTAAGTGTTTCATTGCTAATTATATATTCTTTTTTCTAGAATCCCATGTCCATAGGGTCCACCTCAGGTTCTTCTGCTTCTTCAGAAGCTTGTCTTTGTTTATAAGCTTCGTTTGCAGCTTTATCGTCAGGGGATAATTTTAAATATCTGTCTACTAAGAATTCCATATCAAAGTAAGGCATTTCTTCCATAGTAACTGGATCTGTTTTCATTAGAGAATCTTGCATTGTAGATATAAAGTCTAATCGTTTCTCCATGATTTCCATTTGTTTTAATTCAGCAAACATATTCTCTTCATTAAATTGAATAGCTATTTGAGTTCTAAAACCTGCATCATCTTTAAATTCAGGAAATTTAAGACACATTTGTAACCATAGGGGTTTTACTAAAATTTCTTGGAAAGAAGAACGTAATCTTTTGATAAATTTAGAAAACTTAATTTCATCTCTAATCATACCATCAGCTGCAAGGTTAAAGTCACCTCCACCGTCTTCGTACATGAATCTATTGAATGGTATTTTAGAAACCATTTTTAATTTATCATTAAAATATTTAAGTGCTTCTGTATCTGATAATTCGGGACCGTCTCCTCCTAAAGTTTCAATCTCTGGAGATTCTCCTTCTTTAGATGGTAACCAATATTCTTTGTTAAATTGGAGCATTGGTTTTCCATTAGTTGCTAATGTAGCTGAATCCCAATCAAAATCTACAACTTCTTTATAATTACCCATTAATTGAGCAAGAGATTGTTTAGCTCTTGTTTTAGATTTACCACCAACTGGAATAATAAACTTCATTCTATATGATGAGTTTGTAACCGCCCAGATAACTCTAGTATGTTCCATTATTCTCATCAGGTTAAATGATCTTATAAGTCTTTCTAAGTAACTTACTCTCGAGGCAGTGGTTATTGAAGAATAAGAAAGATAGATAATCTGTGAATCATACAGGACTCTCTCCTTAACAGGATCGTCCTTAAATTGAACCCATACTTTTTTACCATCATCTTTATTATAACCTGGCATTAGTGTAATAGGATCTATTTCCTTAAATCCTATAATCTGATCTTGATCTGGGCTGTAAATAATTTCAAAAGAAAGATATCCGTCAATTAAGAATTTTCTAAAGAAGTACCATGCCGATTGATCTGAATTAAATCCAAAATATTGATATAAATCTCTGTATGATTTATTTAAGTACTTTGTAACTTCTTCTGAAACATCCATTCCTATAAGTTCTGGATTTCCAATAAAGTTCTTATTGTCATACACGATAGATTCATCACATAAGATATCTAATATATCTTCTATTTCATCATGTGTAGAAAATCTTCTTAATTCTTCTCTTTTACCTTCATAACCTTGGTCAAAGAAAGGAATATTTTTTCTCATATTGGTATCTGCCATCGATAATGCAGCAAATGCCCCATACATGTTATCGTCATCTAGACCCATCTGATTCATTTGGCCGTAACCAAATTCATCTTCTACAGGGCCTATTGCCTGAGATTGTCTTAAGACTAAATCATCGTAATACATTCCGAAAGACGAGAGTCTTTTTAATGTATCACTTAGTGTGAATGATCTTTTACCAGTACTTAATGGTCCGTTTCTTTCTATAAATCCTGCCATGTGTTAAAATTACAATTGTATTATACTTCTCTTTATATATTCTTTTTTCTACGATGATCTTCAAATAATCTAATAAGCTGCTGTTTATCAATTCCCTGAAGAGAATCGAAGTCACATATTGCCATCTTACACCAATCTTTATAAGCTACTACAGCTTGATTAGTTTTTTTAGAAGGCTTATATCTTCTTATTGCAAAATCATATCCAAATGATTCAAGATATCTTTTTGCACCTTTATATGAAAATCTGGGTAAACCTTTTTGTTTTTTAGCGTCTTCCTTTTTAGAAGCGGATTTTATAGATGATTCGTATCTACCATATATCTCGTCTAAGAATTCTTCTCTAAATTTAGGAGGAAGCATTGTTATATTAATTCCTATGTCGTCTCCTTCATAAGGATCTAAGGCTAGAACAACAGGATTATCATCATACCATTTAATATCCTCTGTTATTGGGGTATATTCAAATACATACATTTTTCCTGGAACAAATCTAGATCTAATAGAACCCACTGCCTTTTCCTTTTTATCCTTTAAACTTTTTTGAAACCACTGTTCAGCCTCGTTGGCCGCCTTGGCCCTACCCTTGCCCTTTATTAATTTTTTTATTTCCTCTTTAATGTAGCCCATTTATTATAGTTTCTTCTGTTAGAACTATGAAGTTCCAATTTCTTTGAGAGCAGAATTCTTTAGCTGCATTATATTTATCCATATTTTTAACATATTGCTCTGCTAAAAATTTATATGACTTAAGAGCCTTCTTAGAATTTACTCTAGGAGGCTCTGGTTTTATTATCTGTTGCTTTGGTTTGATTTCTACTAGATATTCTTTAGTAGTTTTATCGGGCTGAATTGCCTTAAAATAAAAATCAGGGTAATATTTCCTTTTGGTAGAATCTTGTCTAGACCAATATGGTATTTCAACTGGTTCGCTTGACCACATACTTACCTTTTCATTTTTGTCACACCACATCATAAACTTACGTTCCCAGGAACTTCTATATATGATAGGAGTAGGTCCTGCATATTTAGAAGGATTATTAGGTTTATAATAACCTTGATTAAATCCTGAATTTTTAGTTGGTTTGACATTCTTTATTGACATTAGATGCTATAAATTCCTGTTTGATTTTCAGAGTTGCCTGATCCTTTGTCTATAGATAGAGTTCCTTTGTATTTTTGAGGGTGAATCTTATTCCATCCTTTGGCGTATCCTCTCTTTGCTATCTCTGTGAAATAAGCAAATGCATTTGGATATTTAGGATTGAAGTTTCTCCAATATTTTAAAAGGTCTAATATAGCGAATTGTAGACAATCGTTCCTATCATCTTCACTAACATACCTCATCCTATTGATCGCCTTTTCTGCCAAGAGAATTAGCATTTTTTCAGCATCTCTTGTTAATTTATCCTGTTCTTTTGAAAGGACCATTTGATCAAAGAGGTCTCTGTTATTTAAATAGTTTTTTGATTTTCTTCTTTTAGCCACAATGTTGTTGGTTTATTTATAGAGATTATACTCAAAAATGTTAAAAAGTTTATTAACCTAAAAAAGGGACCAATGGTCCCTTCTCTATTTTACGATGATACGTCTTATGCGTTTAAAGCTTCGATCTTATCTTCCCATACTTTAATCTCTGAATTAATTAAAGCATCAGCAGCTTTAATTTCTTCAATTGATTTATCAGCTTCAGCTAATAAACCTCTTTGATCTTTTAAGAAAGAAATCATTTCTTCAAACTTTGAAATTTCTTCAGATTTCTTAGCAAGTTCTAAAGTTTCTCCTTCTAGCATTTCAATTACTACAGCTGAAGCGTCTTCTGAAGTTTCTGCTTTAATATAAGATACTGCTTCGTTAGCGGTAGCTGAAAAGAATTTATTTAATTTGGTGTCTTTGTTGAATCTTGAAATAAATAGATTTTCATCTAATTTAAATAAATCAACAGTGACACCTCCCTTCTTATACGTGGTAGCGAAGTCTAAATACATGAAATTTTCTACAATAGTAGAAAGGCTTTCAAATAATTCAGCTTTATTTTTGTTGTCATATCTAACTAGTCCGCTGGCTAATACGTATGTTGAGAATGATTCAGTAATTTCAGATGTTCCATTGTAGAACTTTCCTTCTTCAATGTTGTAAATAAATTTTGAACCTTTGTTATACCATTTGATATCGTTTCCTACTATATCGAAGTTTTCAAAAGCAGAAATTGCGTTTAAAAATTCTTTATTAGTTGGTCTTTCGATAATTTCAATGTTGTTTTCTTTTATTTCGTAAGCTCTATTATTTAAATAGAATTGAACGTTTTCTTCAATTTTTACGAAAGGTGCTAACATGTTTGTCATTTTATTATTCGTTTAATTTTATTGTTTAACTATATATCTGTATCGTTTTCATCAATTATGTTAGGATTGTCAGGTTGTGCCTGTGATTGCTCATCCTTTGCCTCTCCTTTATTAGATGTAATTGATTTTTGTTTTATTTCAAACATCCTATTTCCAGCGTGAAATTCAGAAGATCCACCTGAACCATATCTATATGCTCTAGATTCTCCAGATTCTCCAGATGATCCAGAACCTGGATTTCCGTCTGGCGTGTTTGAGAAAGAAGGTATAAATGAATTTACTTCTATTGGAAATGTTATTTTATATTTGTCTTTATCGTCGAATCCAAAATCTATTGGAGCCTCCACTGTATAATCATCCGGTAAAGAATAATACGAAGGTAATCTGTACGTTCCTTCTTCTAGATGTCCTACTTCTATGTTAAAGTAATTAGATTTATATAATTTCTTTACTATCATTTCAGTAATCTTTAAAGAATCTAACATTGAAGATACTAAAACTTCTATGTCAAAATTTATTAAAATTGGAATCATTTCAAATTCAGAAGAATATGCTTGTAGAGCTCCTTCTTCATCAAGTCTAGAATAATTTCCCATTATTCTTTTATTGACTAGTTTAGAAGATTCTATAGATATTGAAGAAATTCTAGCGACTCCTCTTGGAATTACATCGTAATTTCCATCTGCAAACCCAGGATCAGGGTAGCAGTCATCGCCACTTGCTGTTGTAAATAGAAAATTATCTCTTAAAAATTGATCGTCTCCTGTGATCGAATAATAAAAAGGAACGTCTATATCCTTTCTCTCATTAGCGCTTACTTGTCTTTGAAACCAAACTTTATTATTTAAGTCTGCCAATAGACCGATAATTATATGCCTAATTACAGAATCGTCCGTGTTATATTTAAGATTATATGTAGCCATTTATTATAGGTATCTTGTCGCTGCTCTTTGCCAGTTTGGTAAACCTGACATTTTTAAACCAGCTGCTTTAACGAATGTTCTCATAGAAATATCGTTTGCGTTTTTCATAAATTCGTAGATTTCTTCCTTTTCTTTAAGTGGCATCTCGGTAGGTTCTAAATGGGGTAATAACCTTTCCATTCTTTCCATTAAGGTTGCATCATCAGGATTTACATCTACTAAAATAGATCTAGATCTAATAGCTCCATCTGGATCTGCCTTTTCTTTTGCTAAATTCGAAATAAAAATTACTCTTCCTGCGAATTCAAATGAGTTAGGAACAATTCCATTTTCTTCTAATGTGAATGCTTCTTCAGGACTCACATCTTTAGGATCATATACTGCTTTAGTCTTTTTTAAATAAGAGATTTTTCTTACTTTCTTTGTATCTAATGCCGCTTTCATTAAGTTTCTACCGTTTTCATCTCTAAATACTGCATCACAGTCATCAAAGATTAATGTCTTATTTCTATATTGATAGAATTTCTTATACATCATAATAACAGATGCTGCACCTGAAACCATAACGTAATCTTCTTCGTCAACAAGACCTTCATCTTTCATTGCTCTTTCTACATTATATGTTTTACCAGTACCTGCTCTACCTGAAATAAATAAAGAGTTAAATGCACCTGCAGCGACTCTTCTTGATATTTCGTAAATATCTTCCATTGTTTCTTCAAGATATTTAACCTTATCATTAAGTGTCATATCATTTTGTGTTTCAGCTGCGGTAGGTTTTACTACAACCTGCTGTCCTTTCTTAATATTCATGATTGAAGAATAAGGAACTTCTAATTCGTCTGCTATTTTATTAACGGCCATTCCAGCTGCTAATTTAGCCTCGATCATTTTAATTTCTTCTTTAGAGAATGCTCTTTTAGTTCTTCTTTCTAATAACATTGACTCTTGTATAGATGCAACGTATTTTTTATCCATTAATCTAACGAATTCTCCAACTAATTTAACAATTGGGAATGTTTCAGATGAAATAGAAAAATCAGATTTAGCGTCTGCTGCATCTGAGAAATAGATTATAGAACCTACAATACCAGGGTTTTTTGCAGCAGCGGGAGTTACCATAAATGCCTCTGTACCTTTACTTGAGTAAAACATTACTCCAGAACCCATATCAGTTATCATTTCAAATGGAAACTTTTTAAAGTCCTTCTTTGTTTTCTTATTTACAAATCTTGCGATTATCGTAGCTGCTTTATTTAGAGAAGGATTTACAAGTTCTATTGAACCCGTTTTCATAGCTTCATTTAAATACTGATCGTATTTTAAGATTTTATTATTCATGTTTAAGTGAAATCTTTTTATTTGATTTATATATCTTTATTCTATAACCTCTATCTCGAGTTTAGAGAATCCATTTTCTCTATATATTTGTATCTTTTTATCAAATAATTCATGGGGAAGAACAGTGTGATTAATTACGAAAGTATTAATCTTACTATCTTTAATAACCTGTGATAGAATTTTAAGAATATTGTGGACTCCATCTGCATCTACTGAAGATAATAACTCGTCTAAGAATAAAAGATTTAATTGTGGAAATCTTAACTTAAGTATTTTAATGATAGCAATAATTATAATAAAGTCTGCCTTCTTTCTTTCACCTGTAGATAATGTAAGTGGATTGATCTCTTCTCCTAAATGATTAATAAGACAATTAAACTTTTCATCGAATCTTATATGGAAAGGTAAGTGCATTGTCTGACCCATTGCGGCAATATTAGCATTAAGACCTGGTAAAATAGTTTGAATTGCAAGGTTCTTAACGCCATCTTCACCTAGAACCTCTTCTATTATTTCTAAGAAATTATAGTTACCAGAAGTTTCATCCTTTAAATTTGACTTTGATGATTCTTGTATTTCGAATTCTTCAATGATTTGCTTTAAGTGTGAAAAATCATTATTAGAATTTAAAGAATCTTTTATCTTTACTAATTCATTCTTTAAATTTCTAATGTTAGTATTAATAGTAGACACTTTATCGTTAATTGCCTTGTCCTTAATTCTTAAATCTGAAATATTAGATTTAATATCATTCACCTTTGTTTCTGCCTTTGAGATATCAGAAGGAAGAGATTCTGCCTTAGACTCTATTTCTTTTTTTCTTTCTTGGTGAAAAGAAGAGGTTAGTTCGCCTTCACATGTTGGACATTTATCAGTTTCATATAACGCTAGCTTTTTCTTTAATTCTACTAACTCATATTTAAGTGAAGTATATTTAGATTGTTTTTCCTGTAAGTCAGAAGAATTAGAAGTAATCATTTTAGATACTTTGGTGCTTGCCTCTTCTAATTTAATTCTATTAGAATCATATTTTTTAAGACTAGTTTTCAAAGATTCTATTTCTTCTTTGTTTTTAGTGTCAGCTTCTGCTAGTAATTGATTTAATTTCATATTAACTGAAACTATATTTTCACTAAGCTGGCTTAATTCTTTTTCATAAGAATCTAATTCTATTTTAAGATCTCTTCTTTCATCTTTAATCTGCTTTTGCATATCATTAAGGATGGAGAATCCAAACATTTTATCGATGATTTGTCTTTTATCATGATTTGTCATTGTTAAGAACGACTTAAAATCATTTACAGATAAAATTATAATGTTTTTAAATACATGATATGGGATTCCGAATATCTCTTCTTCTAAATAATCCTGAACTGATTTCTTACCTGCTTTATCAAATTCAATTCCATTTAAAAGAACTTTAAATCTATTAGGCATCAAACCTCTCTCGATTTCTACTATAGTTCCTTTACATTGAAGTTCTATTCTTACCCATAATTCCTTATTAATTCTATTAGGAAGGTCCGCCATCTTAACACCTTCAACTTTACCGTATAGCGCATATACTATTGCATTGGCGATGGTAGTTTTACCATGACCATTTTTACCAAGAGTTAATAACAACTCCGCTTTATCATCTTCGAATTCTATCCTTTGAATTGAATTTCCGTATGATGCAAAGTTTTTAAATTCTATTGATTTGATTTTCATGCTTCGTTATCGTAATTATATGCACATTTATCATGCAAGTTTTTTAAACTAGTCTTAACTCTTTCTCTAGTTTCGTCATCATGTGGAAGACCATCAACGAACGTATTACATAGGTGTAGAATGTTATAGTTCTTATAGAGATCTTCTATTTCATCCATATCATATAAGTCCTTATCTAAGAAAGAATCTAATTCATATATGTTTGGTTCTATTCTTCTACCTATTTTTTGTATTTTGTTTATTAATCTTGACAGTGCACTTGTTGTTGCAATATTAGAAGGAACATATAAATCTACATAATTATTTCTAATCTTATCTTTAAATTCACCAAGAGAAACATTGTAAAGACCTGTAAGATAAAACTTTACGAACTTAGGTGATATAGTATTTTCGTAAAAGGTTTCTTCCATGGTTCCTAGATCAACCATATCAAAGCCCTTAGTGTTACCCGAATCAGATCTTGTTAATTCGTAAGGAGTTCCTACTAATCTTAACTTTCCTTTAGTTTGTCTATAATGAATATGTCCTGAATAAACTGCATCATAGTTTTTATAAGAAATAGTATCTGTTCCATGGTGGTTTTTAACTTTAGAATTTAAAGAAACTCCTGAAACTTCAGAATGGCAAAATACAATATCTGAATTTGGAAATTGTGCAAGTGTTTCTGCTTCATGTGTGGAATCTCTTCTCCATGGCATTAAGAGAACTTTCTTTCCTCCCCATTTAAATTCCCTAGGTTCCTTATATACTGCAACGTTAGGAATCCACTTTAAAGAATCTATTGAACTTACATCATTGGATTTTTTAGCCCATATATCATGGTTACCGCATATAACATGAACTGGCAAAATTTCACCTAATCTTTCAAAAAGATCTACTGCATAGTGCAGAACTCTTAAGTTTATACTTTGTCTATTATCGAATGCGTCTCCAACCTGAACTAAAATGTCGCCTTCTTTGACATCTCTTTTTAGTGTTGGAATAAATTGGTTTTCGTAAAAATCTTTCTGTGTCTGTAACCATTCCAGAGAATTAGAACGAACTCCAAGGTGCATATCTCCGAGAATCCAGATTCTATTTACTGGTTTCTCTAATACCTTTGGCTCTATCATTTTTAGAAAAGTTTATTTATGTTCTTTCTTTTTAAGACGTTTGTTTTCTTGTCAAGTTCTTGAATAAGGGCTTCCTTATATTTGTTACTTAGTGAAGAATAAAATTTAGTTGGATTGATATTAAAGTAATCGCATAGTTCTGAAAATAAATCTATTATAGAAAACTTTGTGCTTAGTTCGTCATACATAAACCCATACACTTCATTTATGTCTAATTTTCTTAATTTAGTTATCTGCTGAAATTCATCTACCTCATTAAACTTCTTAAATCTTGAAGCCTCTATTAATTCATGAATCTTATTTCTGATTTGTTCACTTTCTATTTTATCTTCTTCGTCTCTGTTATCCGTGTATTGTGGATTAAGGTTAAATGAAATAGTTCCATTTAGTTCAAAGTCTCCGCCGTCTTCGAAAGTGTTGTCAAATATTTTATCTCTTTTTGTTCTCATAATTATAAGCTGTGTATGTTAGAATTAGTAACTTCATCGGTCTCTGTAAGTCTCATGTAATTATAGTTAATTCCTAATTTACATTTAGATCCTCTACCTTCACCGTCTCGTATTTTCAATATTTTAAGCCAGTATTCATAACTAGCTCTCATCATATCGTCTTGTATAATACCAAGCATAATATCTGCAGTATGTGATAGACCTGCTGATTCTGCAACATCTGTCATTGTGATATCGCTTGAATTATAACCGTTTCTTGTAATCTGTGTTGCTGTTACAATTAGCCATCCGTTTCTTACACCCATTGCTCTAAGATCTTCTGCAATCTGCTTGATCTTAAGATATGTGTTTTCAGAATTAGGATTTCTAAAATTAGAAAGAATATTAATATAGTCAATAACTACTGCACCTAGTTTTATTTTTCTTTCTTCTTCAATTTGCTTTAAGTATGCTTCAATATCTGGAACAGTCGCCTGTGATGTTGGAAATTGTTTTACAAATAATTGACCAGGGGGAGTAAAGCCGTCTCCTACTGTTTCTAATTTTCTTTTGATCAAATCAGAATTTTTAGATTTTTCTTCGTAGTCTGAAATATTTATGCTTAGTAAATTAGAACCGATTCTTTTCATAAATTTAATAGCTGACATTTCTGCAGTGATTACCGCAGTGTTTGTTCCCATCTTTACAAAATTAGCGGCATCGTTAGCAAGGTAAATTGATTTACCGATATTCTGTTCACCTACATAAACAACTAAAGAACCATCTTTATCATAACCACCATTTAAGGCTCGATCTAAAAAGTTATATCCTGTAGATACTTTAACGGCATCTTCGAAAGAGTGATCCTCTGGTTTAAAGAAGTCTAATCCTAGGTCAGAGTTAAATACGATAGAGTTTCTATCATTAATTAAAGTTTTAACCTTAGAGATGATCGAGTCTGCATTATCCGGTGTTACTTCAGTTGTTTTAATATACTCGATAGTATCTATAAGAGTATTATCAAAGTTACGCCATTTAATCCATGCTTCGGCTGTAGAAGTTAACCATTCTTCGTCATATTGGTCAAGGTCTACATTATATACAATATCTATAATAGACTCTTCAACCTTTCCTGAAATCTTATCATTCTTAATAAGCAGTTTCATTTGCTCGTTAGAAGGAGTTTCATGAAACTTATCATAGAACTTAGTAGCAAGGAAGTGTATTAAGTCAATATCTTCTGAGGTGTAGAATCCTCGTTTAATATTTCCTAGATACTTGGGTTTCTGTAAAGATAATTTAAAGAATATTTTTTCAAAATCAGGTCCAAATTTCATATTATAGTTTTTATACTTGTTCTACCACTAAATCACCATTTGTTTTTGCAAAAGGTACATCTGACCATAAATTAATTGCAATTGCCTTTCTAGTTCCCTTAGTAACCGTATCGACTGCATGGACATCATCACCTGCTCTAAATATAATTAATCTATTAGGTCGGGTTTGAATTACATCAGGCGCTTTATCCTTTCCTGCAGTATGAACTATTAATTCTCCTCCTTCAAACTCAGGCTGTGGCGGATAATATACAGTGCCTATTACAGGTCTTACTATTTCTTCTCCGTTGGTTTTCTTGAACCAAGATTCATCTTTATCAAAATGAAATCCTAAATTGTCCTTATGTCCTAATGTAGGATTAGCAGACTGAATACCTGTCCAATATTCAAATCCTGCTATATCCCATACTTCAGATATTGGGCAATCATTTGCCCAAATAGCTGATATAAGCCTTTGTTTTACTGTAGGTTCATGGCCTGGTTCTTCGTTGAACCATCCTTTCCACCAGTAATAAACACCTGGATCTGCAAAAAATGTGTTATCATTTGCAATATCTCTGAGGAGTTTTTCATCTTTAATAAAGTTGTCTCTAATTGTTATCATAGGAATGGGTTAATTAATATTTTATAAGCTTCTTTACCTTCGTTCGAATTGGTTTGTTCTATTAGTCCCATACCAATTGCTTCATTTAATCCGGATTCTACATTTTCATTTTTCCCCTTTGCGAAATATTTATTGAGAGCATGTTTGGTGAAAGACGCCTTTTGTCTGTCAGGCTGTCTCACTGCTCTAGTTATAAATATATGCATAATGTCAAATGCATCGGGAAAAGATTCTAATTCTTCTTGTATTCCTAGAATATATTTAATTGGAAGCTTATCTTCGTTTATCTTGTTTATGTTCAACTTCATTATGCTTCACTATCTTCTAACATTTCTTCTACGTCAATTTCAGAAATTTCAGTGTTGTAATTAAACAAAGGTTGAATGTGCGATTCGATTTGCTCTAGTACGGTTTGTGTAAATACCATTTCAGAAAAGAAATCTTTATTCGCAACAGTATGATCTAGGTGTTTACATATCCATGTTCTTGCTGTTGCCTTTGGAATCTTTTCTCCTTTTACAATATTTCCTCTAGTAATTCCACAAATATCCCATGTAGCATATTGTTCTAATCCAACATAAGGATTCATACCTTCTGTAAAGTTTAAGTGAAACTTAATAGGATGTGGCTTTGCAAATCTATTTTTATCAGGTTTAGCCGTAACTATAATACCTACTTTTTCAGCTCCGTCCTTTAATTGAGCCTTGTTTAACATCAGTACAATTGATGCTGCATACTGTGGTCCTGTTCCACCACCTGCGATTTGCATTGGAATAAAGGATTGAGATTGGTATGTATGGTTTGTAAATAAGAAAGGTATTTTAAGATCTGCTAATGGAGTCATTATAATTCTAAAGATAGATTTTAAAACCTTAGATCTAGTCATATCTGATTTGTCAGAACCACTTGCTGCATCTGCTATTTCTTTCGCAGTCGCTAAGTTACCGGCTGAATCTAAAATAATCATTACTTTAGGAACTTCACCACCTGCTCTTTTAGCATCTTGCATTTTCTTAGTAATTGTAGTTACAGAAGTTCTAAAATCTTGAACTGTATTTGTAGGTTGGTAATTTACTTTGGAAGTATCAATTCCAAACTTTTCCATTTGTTCCTTATCAACGGCTGCTTCAGAATCATAATAAATTACACTATATCCTTTATCAATAGCTTCTCTAACTGTGTTTAACATTAAGAATGTTTTACCTGTTCCTGAAGGACCAGCGATAGATGATGATCTATTGTTTGGCCATCCTTTAAATAATGAACCTGATACACATGCGTTCAAATGATAATTTCCTGTGTGAATCCAATCTGTTACCTTTGAAAAGTTTGAAGTTTCCATGATAGATCCTAATGGATTTAAATCAGCTAATTGCTTATTTAAATCGTCGAATGTAAAGTCTTTATTTTTTGCCATTTTTAAATATGTTTTTTTCTTGTTTTCTTAGTGTTTCGAGTTCTTTAATAAGAACATCGGATTCCTTTTTCATAGAATCCATTTTTTCTTGAAGAGAAACTAGCCTATTATAGAGTGTTTTGTATTTTGCAACAAATACATTCTGTTCTTCCGTAAGATTATTTGGATCAAGCATTGTTTTTTCTTTCTTCTATTTCGTCAAAGATACTAATTTGTTTAGGATCATTTGAAATTGTTTTTTCTTTAAAAATTAAAGGCCAAATCATTTTTCTTACCTTATCTCCTAATTCATAATTATTAGGGGTTTGTTCAACCAATTCTATTATTTTACTTTTAAAATCCATTTTGTTTATTTTTAGAATAATGAAGATGAATATATTAGATTTCTGTTTAGTCTCTGAAGACCTACTGAAGATAATACTCTATTGATAGGATCTATTACAGATTTTTCAAATTGTGTTTCATAATCTACCTGTGGTGCAATTTCATAAGGATGGGCACCTGGTTGATATGCATACATTTCACATACATTATGTTTACAATGATATAATTTTAGCTTTTCGCCATTACCAATCATTTTATACTTGTTTTTATATTTTGGATTCTGATTCATTAAGAAGTTATAGAATCCTGCTGCCTTGACGTTCGGAGGACATTTTAAACCATATTGAAATTCTATCGTATCATCTACAATGTATTTTTCAATATTATTAGTTCTTTTATTGAAAGCTATTTCATCAACATTAGACATCTTAAACTCTTTCTTTGCCGTTTTCAAAAAAGAAACTAATCTACTTAACATCTCTGCAGTTGGCTTTTCAGATAAAATCAATTTAAGAGCTTCAGTCAAATGCTTTCTTGCTAATGTAGGAGTAGAAGATTGAATAGTATCAAATCCAATCGTCTTAATCTTCTTAAGAGAAGGGTATCTATCGTCTACTTCGAGCTTATCTTCCCATGCAATGTCTTGTAAATATTTCTTTTTAGCTAACCATATTCCTGAATATGCAATTGTTTCTAAATCGAAATATAAAAAGTTGTCTGTGTTCGTAACTTCGGCATACTTTGCCATACATTTCGTGATATAGTCTTTGATTCTGAACGTATATAATTCCATAATAAACTTATCAATTGGTAGTTTATTATCTCCTAGCCATTCAATAGATTCATACATTTCTTCAAACTGAACGTAACATGAATCTGTATCAATATAAACCACGGAAGGTCTTACTAATTTATTCTTAATAGAAATATTGAAATGTTCATGGACCACAGTATCTTTAGGCCAAAACTCTTGAAAATATTTATTAAGAATCTTTTCAGAATATAGAATTGCATTCTGTCCTTGTAGTGTAATAGATTCTGCAATGTCTATATTAAAAAAGTGAAACCACTTATTACCAAATGCACCATAGATCGAGTTAAGAGTTACTTTAACGGCCTGTTCGTATGCAGTAAACTTGGCGGACATTGTTTGATAGTGATCCGCCAAGGTTTGCATTTCATCCCGTGTAAGGTCGTCTTCGGGCTTGTTAATTAGTGTGTTTATATCCATAAATTACTCTGCTGTTTGGCAAGTTGCAATCGTTAGCAAAGTTTCTGAATCATTAGATCTAAGAACTACTCTATTGTCTAATACATGGGCAGTGTAATCTTCTTTATCTAAAAGGTTAAGATATTTTTTGAATAATGTAACGTTAGTTCCTGATTCACCGTCATAATCTGGTGTTACTAACATGTTGTAGGTTTTTCCTAAAAGCTTTACACCATTTCCGTTTGCATTTATTGAGAACGTTTCTTCTTTATCTAAAGAGAATAGGTTTCTTACCTTTGCAAGTGAAGTGTAATCTAAATCGAATTTAAAAGTAGAAGCTTCGGTGTTAAAGATACCTTGAATCTGTGCATCAGTTAGATCTTTATAACCTAAAGATGGCTCTGAACATGCAAGTGTAATTTCTAATTCATCATTAAATATTTTGAATGTAGTTGCAACACAATCTTCTTCGTTTTCAACGAATTCGATTTCAGCTGAAATAGCATCATAGTCAAATTGTTTGAATGCATCTGTTATTTTAGAAGCGTCAAAGAATGCAATCTTTAATTCTTTGTCTGTAGAGATTTCACCATCTTCGATTTGAAAAACTTGAGAAATCGGCATTCTGTGATGCTTAACAGCATCTCTTTGTGGTAAATAAGCGGATGCCTGTACGACACCATCTTTTAATTTAAAATAGACAAAAGAATCAATTACTTTAAGTCTATTAACGAAGCCGATGAAGTTGTTTGAATCGACCTTACTGATTGAAATTTTCATGAATGTATAATTTTTATTTGTTTATTATTCTACACAAAAATCACAAATAGTTTCAGTAAAAAAAGTGAGGCCAGGAAGTAGCGAACTCCTGGCCTCGATCCGAGAACTATCTCGGTCCTAAGAAGTGGACTTAACCACAACTAATCTTATCCATCACATGCTAAACAATCTTCCATTGCTCGCTGTGCGATGTCTCCTCTTAATACAGATTCTGTTCTCATATAATAAAGAGTTTTTATTCCCTGCTTATAAGCTTCTAAATGAACTTGATTAATATATTTAGGTTCAGCCTGTGTAGGAAAAGCTAAATTTAATGAAACTGCTTGATCAATATATTGTTGTCTTACACCAGCTTGTTTAACTAATTCCATTTGATTAATTTCTTTAAAGGTTCTAAATACATCTTTAACAGAAATATAAAGATCCTTTTCGTGATCTGTTAATTTGTCATAAGTGGCTTGCTTAATCGGGGCATCACTACTTCCTTCCTTTACCCAATATTCTCCTAATACATCAACGCCTTGAACTGAACCACCGTCTTCTAGTATTTTGTCCCATACTGTTTTCTTATTTTGCTTGATCTTAGTTAACATATTTTCAAGTGCAGGGTTCTTTCTAATAAAAGTTCCTTTTGCAGTTTGTTCAGTAAATACATTTGCTGCCCATGGTTCAATGCCTGGTGAAACATTTCCTGCTAATTTAGAATTAGAAACAGTAGGAGCAATTGCTCTTAAGTGTGTGTTTCTCATTCCAGTTCCTACACACCAAAGAGGTTCTCCAAATTCTGTAGCTAAATCTCTACTTGCTCTTTCACTTTCTACTTTGATTTGAGAAAATATCTTTCTAGTTTCAAATTGAGCTGTCAAAGAATCGAATGGAATATTTCTATCTTGTAAATAAGTATGCCATCCGAGAACTCCTAAACCTAATGCTCTACCTTTTTCAGCGGATCTTACTGCATTTTCAAAGCCTCTCATATATTTCGCTCTATGAATAAACTCCTGAAGAACTCCATCTAAAAAGTAAGTTGCAGTATAGATTAAATCAGTATCTTTCCATTCTTCATATCTTTTAAGATTCACAGAAGATAAACAACATACAAATGAATGATTTTCATCGGTGTGTAAAGTAATCTCAGAACAGATGTTAGTCATATAAACCTTTAAACCATTTTGCTTATACGCATCCGGATTCATTCTATTGATATTACCCTTAAACATTATATAAGGTTCTCCTGTTGCTCTTCTTTTTCTAATCACAGCGGCCCATCTTTTACGAGCTTCTTTATCTCCAGCCTCGATCTTTTGCATAAACCCGTCAGATACTACGATACATTGATGTACGTTTAAACATTGTCTATTTACATCACCCTTAGGTTCTCTAACCTCTAACCATTCCCAAAAATCATCATGTTCTATATCTATATTGACTGACGCTGCACCTCTTCTTACTGAACCTTGATTAGTTGCTAAAATAGTAGAATCATAAATTTTTATAAATGGAACTACTCCGTCTGAAGTTCCGTTTCCTGTAATGGTTGCTCCTGCCGGTCTTATCTGATTTACTCCGATACCAACACCGCCTCCATGTTTAGCAAGTAACATTAATTCTAAATTCTTTGAACCTATATCGTGAATTGAATCTGCTACATCTATACCGAAACATGAAATTGGAAGACCTCTTTCTGAACCCGTGTTTGAAAAAACTGGAGTTGCAAGATTTAACCATCCTTTCCACATATAATCAAAGAATTTACTTGCTAATTCTGGCTTTCTTAATCTTTGTGCAACTGTTGTCGATACTCTCCAGTATGCATCCTTTGGAGTTTCTCCTTCTAGTAAATATCCCTTAGAAACAGTTTTTACATAAACTTCAGTATTAGCCCATACTGGGAAGTCTACTCCTAATTTCCATCCTTCAGATTCTCCGAAGTTTCTTTCTTTTCCCTTTTCATTGTATTCGGGGTTTGGTGCGTCGTTGTAATTTCTTATCATCATATATTTTATATTAGAATTATTGATTTGTTATGAAAACAAATCGTCTTCATCCCAGTTTTCATCTTCGCCTGCTTTAGAATAATCAGTAGGTCTTACTGCAAAGAAATCCGTATGTGTATGTCCACCTGTTAAGTGATAGAACCAATCTAATTCTGAAGCACTTTCTTCATTGTATTCAAAGATAGATTGATATCCTATTTCTGCTAATTTTTCATTAGCTCTTTTCTTAATAAATTCTTTAAGATCTTCTTTCTTAAGATTTTCTAAATCTCCCATTTCAAACATCTTATCAATAAACTTCATTTCCATTTCAACCATTAACTTAGCTGCTTCTTCTACTTGAGATTGAACTGAATCTCTAAGATCAGTATATTCTTCGCACATGTGGTTAAATAATTGACAACCCATTTTTGAATGAAGAGATTCATCCCTAACTGACCACTTCATTTGTTGTCCGATTCCCTTAAGTTTATTTCTCATTTGAAAAGAATAAAGAACGGCGAATGAAGAGTATAATGCAACTCCTTCTCCAAATGCACTGAATATTGCTAAAGATCTAGCAACATCCTTCCTAGCTGTTGGATTTTTCAAAAGGTCTTCATGAGTATATTCTGCTTCTGTATTCATTAAATAATCGAATCTTTCTGCTGTTGTTGGTTCATGTAAGAATGCTTCAAAATCTTCAAGGCCTAATGTTTCATTTAAATAAGAGTAAGCGGTTGCATGAATAGTTTCTTGAGAACCAAACAACATTGCCATGTGTTTGATTTCCCATTTAGGAAACCAATCAGTAACCATCCCTGTCCAATAATCTGAAACTGCACATTCAGTTTGTGCAAACCCCAAAAGAATATTTCCAACTAAATTCTTTTCAGAATCTGTAAGTGTTTCATTCCAATCCTTGACATCGCCTTGCATTGAAATTTCGGTATGTAACCAAAACGCCTGTGCTTGTTTTAACCATCCTTCAGTATAATATACTGGATATTCAAACGGTTTGTATTCTATTCTTTCTTTAAATATTGATGGTTTCATAAATTATGTTTTCTTAAATTTTTTAACTAGTTCCTAAAGTCTACAAAAGACCAACTGGTAACAGATTGGTCTCGTTAGTAGTCTATATATTCATGTAGAATAATGGACTGCCTCTCGAGACAAAAAGATTATCTTAATCTTTTTTTAAGTCTGTCGGCTTTAGTGAAATATTCGTATGAGGTTTGTTTATAATCTTTACGCTGATCATATAAATCTCCTAGAATTTTCTTTAACATTGAAGTCTCTTGTTTATAGACTACTCCGTTTTCACAAACGATTACTTCTTTATCCTTTCTTCGCTCAGCGACTTCATGCTTTGCTACCTTTTCAACAAAGGCGTCAGGTGAAATATTAAATTGTCTCATTATAGAAGGATATAGTGATGCAAAGTCAAATGCACTTACACCTGCATAATATCCAGTAATGGGTTCTTTTACATAAGCACCGGCATATTGTGCATTCTTTTCACTGTCTTCCTTCTTTTCAGATCCAATTCGTTTACCTTCTTCTGATAATTTTCGTGCAATCAGAGATTCTGTAACTGCCACTGGCGATGCTGCTTTATATAGAGGCATCTTTGTGATGTTTGCCAAGGTTAAAAGAACTTCCATCGATTTCAACTTTTGATCTATATAATAAACCAATACGGAATCGACTACATTGTAGTAAATGTATTTTACAAAATCATCCCTATATAAATCCTGTAGAGATCCTGTAAATTTAATCTTGTTAACATTAAGAACTTGACCTGAGACATAATCAAGTGCATTAGATTCTTTTACCTTTACACTTCTATCATACTTATCATATAATTGCATGTAATCTAAGATTCCAATATGTAAGGGTCTGCTGTCATTTCTATCCAAAGATTGTGTCATAGAAACTTCAGCAATATCAATTTGTAATCTTTTACATCTGTTTACAATATATTGCCAATCATAATTAATAAAGTTCCAGCCTGTCATCATTGGAAACTTAGGTAGGAACTTCATTAAGAACGTATAGACCATGTCATATTCTGACTCGAATTTCTGATATTTGAATTCCCAATCCTGATCAAAGTCTTTGAAATACTTATTAGTATCGTCTTCAATTTTTTGGATGCTTTTAGAATCCATATCTTCCAATCCTAATACAATAGCTTTATGTTCTGGTGTAATTATGGAAAATGATAGGATTCTACTTTTAGCTTCTTCAGCTTTTGGAAAGCCATCTACGATTTCAGTTTCAATATCGACGAAGTATGTTTTAGGCATATTGTATGCAAAGATTTCTTCTTTATCCTTTGCGGGTAATGAATCTAAGAAATAAGTTAAAGAAAACTTATTATATCTTCTTGCACTTCCTAGTTTGACTGATCTGCCATCCCAGTTTTTATGATCTAGACTTCTGCCTTTATCATTATCATTACATACATACCAGTTCTGATACTGTGAAATTGGATATTGTTTAAATGCTACTTTACCTTCGGTGTCGTAGTAAGAGATGATAACATCCCTGTCTCTCTGTTCAATATCTAATATCATTAATAGTTATTTTTCTGACGGTTAACATTCTCTTCTGCTTTTGCGAAGTAGTAGTTGTATGCTGTTTTAGCATCTAGCCCAATTGAAGCGGCGTAATTAATAAAGAAGTGTAGAATGTCTACCCATTCCATATACAATTCTTTTTTGTCGCCTTCGGACATGTCAGAAATTTTTAACTTATCATACTTAGTGAAGTCTTTTTTCCAGTATTTCCATACTGCATTACCACTTCCGTCTTTAATACCGCCTAGAGCATCTGTCATTTCATGAATTTCGTCAACTACTGCATGTGTGTTACAGTGCCAGAAATCCATAATTTCTCGGATTGTCATATTATCAAAGTTAAAACCATAAGTCTGCTCTTGCATCTTCTTTTGGTTTTCCATGATATCTGCTAAGTGTGTTGTTGATTGGTCGTAAAAATCTTTTACTTCTAGATCTTTACATTCGTTGTCAATGTTTGCCATTTTTTCGCTACTTTTTAATGTTACTTATTATTCTACTTAAAATAATGAATCTGTTTTTAATTCTACTGGTTTTTCTACTGATCTTTTATTAACATTGTTAATAGCTTCAAAGAGATCATTGTTAACAACTTCTGGCGCGTTGTGTAATTTAGCTAATCTTAAAGAGTTTTTTCTAAACTCTTCTCTTCTTTCGTTATTGTTTGCTAATTCTAAAATCTGTGGAATAGAAGCTGCAATATCTTCTTTGTCTACGAAGATTGCAAAATCTTCAAGTTCTATGAAAGGAACTCCTTCTGTTCTGTGAATAACGTGAGTTCCCCAGTGTTTGTCAAATAGTGGTATAGTTCCCGCTGCAATAACCTCACACATTGCATATTCAATCATTGAACCATAGAGTCTTTCTGGTAAGTTAAAGAATTCTGCACCGAACATTGATTTTCCAAGTTCTGCCATTCCTTCTGCTAAATTATAAGGCCCATACATATACATTCTGTCTTCGACTTGTGGATATGTAACAGGGTTTTTGATTTCATGAACTTCAAAGATATCTTCTCTTAGAGTTTTTCTATCTTCTTGTAAAAACATAGGAAGAGCTCCAATAGATCTTTCAACTCCTCTACATTCTGTTACGAAATTATTACCTTTCAATAGTTCCATAATATCGAACATTCTAAAAGGATCTTTAAATCCAGCAAATCTTCCAAAGTATGTAGTTCTTCTTTCTTGTTCTTCAACTGGAACCACAATATTAGACCATGCATCATAGTCATAAGGATTAAGATTCATTTCGATTAATGGAGTATCAGGTGCATGTTCTCTTAATTTATTTGCAAAATTAGATCTTGCAGAATAGTTGAACATAGCGTCCATTGATTTCATGATTTCCCAATACTTATAATTCTTTGCTAAGTTTGCAGTGTTATGATCTAAGCAGTTTCCTATTTTAATAGGATTTTCTAAACCATAAATACAGTGCTCAATAAAATCTTCGTTGAATTCATCTCCTACTGATTTATGCGGATACGATGTGTAATATACTACATCACTTTTTTCAAGTTCTTTAGCGATATTAGGAATATCCTTTCTTTTAAATTCAGTGCAAACAATATCTGTAGTTTTATGGCGAGGCCATTTCTTTTCTACCGCTGCATAAATCGTGGCATCATGGCCTTCTTTTATAAGCCAATTATAAAATTCGATTGTGTGTCTTGTGAGTCCACAACCTTCAACTCCTTTTGCTAATACTAATGCTATTTTCATATTTGTGATCCGTGTTTTATGTTAAATCCTCCATGTTTTCTGTATGATTGGTCTTCTTCTCCTATTTGTATTTCTCCTTCATATCCTTTTTCAGATGAATCAGAATATACGTCCATTTCGGAATAGACTAAATCTCCTAATGCGTTATGTGTTTCTTCGTCATTTACCCCGATATCAGTTCCTACTAATTCGTCCATTCCTTCCAGCTCCCAATAGTTTTCTGCTAAGTATTGAACGAATTCTTCTTCGGTTGCTCCTTTATAATTAGGGAATTTTTCAGTGTCTAATGTTACGATAGGAGTTGCTTCGGCAATATATCGATACTCGGTTCTTCTTACCTGTACTTTCATTTATTTTCCGTTTTCGTAATTATCTAAACCTTGAATGTATGCTACTGCATCTAAGAGATTATCTCTTTTATGATTGTAACTTTCTCTTGAAAACTTAAGAGCAACTAATGCTTTAAACATATCAGCGCCACTTACATCATGGCCTGTCATACCTTTAAATATTAGGGCAGCTCTGTCCATGCCTTCTGAAAAAGGACCGTAATTACGATCCGCTTCTTCACTCCTGTTGTTTACAATTTCGTTTGCTTCTTCTAAGATACTTTTCATAAGAATGTGTTTAATTATTATACTCTATATATGCGTTTTGTTTACGGCTAATTTTTCTAATTTTGATTCTACTAGAATTATTAGATCTTCAATTCCTTCGTTATACGCGAATTGTGTTTCGTGGTCCATGTTTGCATACTTAATTTCATCTGCTGCATTGGTTAGTAGATTAACCAATACCTTTACGTCTTCTTTGCTCATCTTTGTTTTATTTTAGTAAGTTTTCTATTCCTAATTCTTCGGCGAAAGCAACTGTGATATCCTTTAGCAGCTTTACATTTTCTTCTGAGAAATCAGTGTTATCAAATTTAAATGAAATTGTTTTATCATTTGCACCTGTGCTTTCTTTTACGAATTCAAAACCTGGAACTTTAGATTTTATACTATCAATTATCTTTCCTGTTTCATCTATGATTCTAGTAAGTCCATGATCTTTAACTAAATATCCTGATATTTTAATTCCAAGGTCATGGTTCTTTTGATTAATAACCCATTCTATACCCAATCTAGAACCAGTATAAGCCTTTCCAATATAAAGGTATCTACTGCGGTGTGGTAATTCTTTTCTATTTTTGAATCCCATTTCAGATGAAGCGACTTTCATCCATTTTAAACCAAGCTCTTCAAGCGAAGCGAGTTTAACTGAAACCTTTTCCTTCTTTTCTTCTATTCCATATACATCTGCAAAATAACCTTGATCATTGAACCTTAGATGTATAGCATAAGAATCTTCCATCTTAGAAAATTCATTAAGATAGGGTGCATCGAATTCTTTAAACGCAATTGCAAATGAATATACTTGTTCGTAATCCTGTTTAAGTCTATTGGATTTAAGATAGAACTGTTCATGGTGATCATTGTCCCATTTACCCTTTTGAGATTGACTCATCACTTCAAAATAATACATCTGTCCTTCGTCTTCAAACGTAAGATCAGCTCTTTTGGTTGCCATTCCAATTGTGATAGGTGTTTCTAATTTTCTGTCTATATCTTCAATGCTGGATAAACCACATGCTTCGATTACAGTGTTCATTTCTTCTTTGCCAAAAAAGGCTTCTACGAATTGAGTTTCTCTATTACATTCATAGGCTGAAAATACATCTGTTAATGTGTGGTCGTTGGTTTTAATTCCTTTCGAATATCTTTTCATTTATTGCTTTGTTTATTAATTACTATACTAATATAACAAAAAAACCCGAGATAAAAAAATCTCGGGCTGCTTTTTTTCAAAAAAAGTGCAATGTTTTACAAATCTTCTGGAAAATACTTGTCAAGTGCTTCTAACTTATCATCAGCGTCAACTAACATTGATAAAGCTTCTTCTGCATTTTTATAGAAATCACCAGTTGAGTGATCTCCAATACCAGATCCTTTATTTCCTAAAAGATCTAAAGATAAAAGTGCTTTTGATTTTTCAGCTAAGGCACTAGCTCTTAGCATTTCGATTAATTTCTTATTCATAATTGAGTTTCTAGTAGTTTAAATGTTTCTTCTTTTAAAAATTCTTCAAAGGATAAAGGGATCATTTCTCCTAAAATAGCATTTACCTTTGAGCTATTAAGTGCGTATCTTCTATCATGTCCTAGACGGTCTGCTACAAATTCAAATTCAGGAGTTTTGCCCATGATGTTTCCTATCATTTCAATAACTTCTAAATTAGTGTATCTTTCCTCTGAACCAATATTAAATACTTCGTTAATTCGGTCTGACATCATTAAGTTATAAATAACTAAAGTGTTGTCTGTTACGTCCATCCATTCTCTAACTTGCTTTCCATCTCCATAAACAGGAATTTTCTTTCCTTCTTTAATAGAGCGCATGATAGTTGGGATAAATTTTTCTTTATGTTGATGAGCACCATAATTGTTACATGTTCTGGTAATAATATATGGAAGATCAAATGTTCTGTTAGCTGAAAGGACTAGCATGTCTGATGATGCTTTAGTCGCCGAATAATAAGAAGAAGCTACTAGCGGAAATTCTTCATCCGCTACTACGTCCTTACTAATGTCGTCCATGTCGCCGTAAACTTCATCTGTAGAAATATGAATAAATTTTCTAAGATTAGGGTTTTGTCTAGCACACTCTAAAAGATTGAACGTTCCTTCAACGTTTGTTCTAACGAAAGGTCTTCCGTCTTTAATAGAATTATCTACATGACTCTCAGCTGCGAAGTGAACAAGGAAATCATATTCTCCTAGATCTTCTACTGTTACTTCGCAAATATCTTTCTGAATTAATGTTACTTTAGTTTTAATGTTATTTGGATTTGCAGCATAAGTCATTTTATCAACTACTACAATTTCTGCTGTTGGGTTTTTTCTACCAATCGTGTTTACAAATTCAGATCCTATAAATCCAAATCCACCAGTTACTATTATTCTCATTTGTTATTAATTATTTTAGCCGCTTCATCAGCTGTTAATGACTTTACGTTTTCTTCTATAATAGAAGGATTCTGTAAGATGGTTTGCTTAGTTATTAAATCTTTAATTCTTGTCGTAGACCAATTATGTGATCTAGTTGTATAAATAACCTCAATTGGCATGTGATCTCCTGTGAATCTTTTACCAATGTAATCATCTCCTAAAATTCTAACATCTGGTTTATAAAATTCCATTAAGTTAATAAGATCTTCTTCTGTTTGATATGTAACTACTTCGTCTACGTATTTAATAGCCATTAAAGTTTTATATCTTTCGTATAATGGAATTACTGGCTTGTATTTAGTAAATCTAGTTTCCGAAGGATCTCTTTGCAGAAATACCATAAAGTAATCACAGTGTTCTTTTGCTGTTTCGAATGTGTAAATATATCCAGGGTGAAGAAGATCGAAGTTCCCTGCTGTAAATCCTATTTTACCTTTATTTTGATCCATTTATTTTATTTTCTTGTAACTTAATTCTGAGCCACAACTGGTGAATAATTATTTCAATAGATTTTTCATCATCTTCTTCAAGTGCAGTGATGATAGTAAAGTTATCAACTAATTTTCTAGCTCCATCTAGATGGGAAAGACTAGAACATGAATCAATCACAGTTTCGATTTTCTCTATCGCTTGAATTGACCATGTGTTAAAGTTTTCGGGTCTGAAGATAATGTTATCCATATTGTATTATACTTAAAAAAACTAAATTGTTTATATTTTATATTTAGATCTATACCACTTGATAAGAATACTTGCAGTGCTGTAGTTGGTAGCCAAGGGGATGTCATGGACATCGCAAAGTCTCATTAGCATTGATATATCTACATCATGTGGATGTTTATCTAGAGGGTCTCTCATGAATATTACGCCTGTGATTTCTCCTCTAACTACCATTGCCGCTATTTCAGCATCTCCACCTAGAGGACCACTTTGAACAGTAGAAACTCTATCAATTCCAGCATGCTCTACCTTTTTCCCCGTAGTTCCTGTGGTAACTATGTCTACTGCATCACTGTTAAAGAAATCTAATCTCTTAGATACAAATGCTACCATGTCTGCTTTTTTGTTATCGTGCGCAATTAATGCGAATCTCATCTTGTCCATACTCTATTAATAAAAAATGCTCTGTAGTTATACAGAGCATTCTTAAATTGTTTAAATATTTTAAAGATTACCAGCTAGCAGCCCATACAAATTCAAAGTTATGTTTCTTACAAAACTTTTCAATCATATCTGAAACCTTAGCTTGAGCAGCTTCGTACTTAGCGTAATCTCTTCCATCTATAATATTATAAGCGCTTTCTCCATATTCATCAGGATGTCTTAATTCTCTTGGCTCGTCAGTCTTATAATAAACTTTCTTTTCAGCCGTTCTAATATAAGGCATTCTTAATTCTATTCTTCTATGTGCTTTTCTTCCGCTTGCCTTTGCGATGTCATATTGCTTTTCGATTCTTGGCTTTAATCTAGTCCATTCGGCTAATATTTTATCATTAGCTTTAAAACCTGCTAGGATAGTTTTCATGTCAAATTCTACTCCGTTTACTCTTTTGTAATCTTTGAAAACTCCAACTACATCATCCATAAATTTATCAAAGCTAGAAATAGATTGATAAGAACCATGTACAGTTCCCATACCCCAATCATCTTCTACCTTTCCAGTTGATACTTTTTTGGTTCCATTGAATAATTTTGCAAATGAATAATTAGGTTTACGCGTTGAGTTGTTAGACTGAAACTTAAATACTTCATGTTTCCATGATTTTCCTCGAAGCTCAATGCTCAAACATAAGTTACCTCCATAATTCCATTCTGATCTATAAACTCTACATTTGAATTGAATTTTTGGAAATTCCTTTTTTAAACGTTCAGCCATTTGTAAACCATTACCGAAGTTAGATTCTCTTTTGTATGCTTCTTTACATTCTTTAGATTTTCTAGCAATAGCTAAAACCTTACTTATTGTATAGTATGTTTCTGAATCGAATATTTCATCATCTGTTTCTTTATCTAAAATAACATCTTCATTAATAGATTTTAAATGAGTCAGTTTAGTGGATGTTGATTCTGCAAATGCTTCAATATCCCATTGGATTCTTTGCATTGGATCATCACCTCTAAAGTTTTTCTCAACCCAATCAATAAGACCTGGTTCGAATTGGGCGTTTTGTGCCATATCATAGGCATTCTTCCAACCGTCGTTTGATGCAACGTCTTCTAACCATTGGTCATATTTCCTTTGAGTCCATCTTACTTTCTTAACAGCTTTCTTATGAGGACCAGCTCCTAATGTTGACTTTACAGTATTATAATGGTCTGGACCAGCAAATACGCCTTCTGCCCATTCTTGATCTCTTTTATTACCGTCCCAATATTTAATTTCTTTTCTGAATCTTCTTAGTGAATAATTACCACCTTCAATTTGTTTACGCTTTGTTACTTCTCCTTGTCTGTAACCTATTTCAATCTTCTTTTCTTCGGCAGTTTTAGGATCCATTTCAAAATGTAAAGATTTTACTAAATCTGCAATACCGTCAAACTTACCTTCATTAACCGATTCTAAAATAATAGAATTTAGCTTTACTTCTTTATTAAATCTAGCGCTGCGTACATCGTCAGTTACTTCTAACTTAACACCATACATTGCAGTTAATTTTACCTTTACTTTTTTACCATTATGTTCTGCTTCAAATTCTTTAAATGCATTTGCCTGTCGGCCATAATCCGTAATTTCATAGTTTCCATCTTCTGTATCAAATATAGTACCGATGCTAATTTTATTAAGAACTCTTGCACCCATCATAGATATTTTAGAAGAAGATATTGTTTTACCTTCATCAAGTGATCCGAAAGATTCAAATGATATAATGTTTTTCATTTCGCGTTGTTTCTTTTTATTTCTCTTCTTCTTATACTCTTCTTCGGCATCTCCTTTTCCGGCTGGAATATCCCCTGATCCAACTGATGTTTCAGATGGTAAAGAGACTTCTCCCATTCCGGCCATATCGCCAAGTGATAAGTTTTCGTTTTCGTTTAATTCCATATCTTAATATTCAAATGGTGGAGTTCCATAATCATCTTGTTCGATGCCATACCATACTCCTGATACTTGTAAATACCACCATCCATATTTAGTGTCGTCTACTACTTTAAATTTCTTAGGTAATTTAACAGATTTTTTTGGAGCTCTAGCAATATACTTTAAAACTGGAACACCATCGTCCCATGTTTTTTTAGTAGATCTTGCTTGAACTGATTGTCCATCTGAAAACGCATCAAATGCTTTTGCATCTTCTATTTCATCTGCTAATAAATCGATAGCTGATTCATTAATGTATTGTTCAAATAATTTTACTTTTTTCATTTTACCAAACTATGTTTTTATTATCCCATTTAGCCATTCTTTGCTTAAGCTCTAGTGCTTTACGCTTAGCATCTCTCATATACCAAGAACTTGATGAACCGAATTTTTCTTCTTCAGTTTTCATATTAACGTATGCTGAAACATATCCTTGATAATCTGACAATATATTTGCAATATAATTGGTTAAATCTCTAGGTCTAATTTCTCTTCCTTTAGGGTCTTTTCCTATTGTTAATTCGTTATAGTTTCCTAATTCTTTTTTAGCTAAACCAGCCATTAAGAATTGGTGTGCATCTTCGATAATTTCTTTAACTTTCTTGTCTATTTTATCTGGGTTATCAGCTTTCTTCGCAAGAATATCGTTATACCTTGTTAAGTTATCCTCTTTGATTTTCTTAGGGTTTGTAAGTGCAGTAGCTCCAGATTTTGCCTCTGCTCTTGCAGATGTCTTATCATCGGTAGATAAAGAAGCTCTTAATGTGTCTAAATTAATAATGTAACATTCGTCAGACATTTCCGCAATTCTTTTAATGTTACCTAATCCCGTTCCACTATATTGGTTGTGTGATTTGTTAACACCGACAGTATCTTTAGATCCAGGGTATTTACCCATGTTCTTAAGTCTTCTTGTGTTTTTCTTACCACCTATTGTGTCGCTGTTTCTATTCCATATTGAATCGTTCTGAAACATTTCATTTTTTCCATTAGAAACAGCTAATAAACAATTTCCAGGAATCATTTCAACATATCTTCCGGAAGAAGGAGCATATTCATTTTCTTTTTCATTTCTAGAAATCCAAAATACAATTACGTTTCCGAATGTTTTTGCTTTCTTATAAACTTCAACTGGGTTGCTATTAGAAATTATCATATCATCGGTAACTTTATCTAGTGCTACTTTAGCAAGACCGTATATACCTTTAATTAATTCCTTACCACCTTTTTTGATGTCTATTAATCCTCTTAACTTGGAAGAAGCTAGAGCTTCATTAAGTTCTAAAGATTCAGTTGCTCTGTATTTTGCAAATTTACCCTTTTTAATTGTTTTAACTAATTCAGCTTCGCTATCGTCCATGTGACCATATACATCATTATGTGTTGCTGCGTTTACTATTTCACCAGCATCACCAATAAAATAAGTTCCTCCTGCATATTCGTCTCCATCCATATCTAGATCAAAACCACCGGAATCTAATGAATTTTTAGAAATTGTGAATTCTTTTCCGTCTGCTTTTGAAAGAGCAGCTGCTAATTTTTTTGCTATTTTAGCAGTATCTTTCTGCTTCATAACCTTTGCTTCATTGATAAAATTATCGAAGTTAGTATATAGTTTCATTTTATATTGTTTTGTTTATAATAGTATATATCTTTTAATGTAAGGAATCATGTGCTAATTCATTAGCTAAGTCTGGATTATCATCTGTGAAATCTGATAATTCTTCGTCAGTCATTTCTTTTCCATTAGAATATTCACCATAACTAAAGAATGCATCTGTGAAATCTGGATAATCTTTCATATCAACATCTTCCATTTCTAATGAACTAATATCTACTTTCTTTCCTTTAAATTTAATATAATTAGCTTCGTTAATAAAAGATTCTAATGTTAAACTAACAACTGGTTTAATTCCAGTTAATATTCTTTTTCCAAATTTAGAAAGACCAATTCCATTTTCACTTACTGTAAAGTATTTAGAATTTCTTCTCATCCATCTTTTATTATCGATTGATTTTTCTTTTAGAATATTATTGAATTCTTCTTCTGTTAATACACCATCCGCTAATGCCTCGATCATTGCGTTTCTGACTTTAGCAGTTCTACCTGAAGTTTGTGCAGGATGATTATCGGTATATCTTCTTTTTATTTGAATTTTAGATTCTCTAAGACCCGGTTTCATTACGTTTAATTCCCACCACTGTTCTAATTGGTGATAAATATTTGCACCCATGTTTGAAATCATGAAGTCAATTACATCATCATAATTGTCTTTTTCATCTTGATAAAAACCAGGAGTATCGATATATTCTTTACCCATTATCTTTCTAACTGCTCTTTCTGGCATAGCATCGATTTCTTTTAAAAATTCTTCGAAATCTTCATCGTTTTTAAAACCCTTAGCTTCAATAACCATTGATTCCATTAGGCCAATAGCAATCTCTCCAACTTCTCTATCGCCGCCGTCAACATATCTTTTGTTAAGTATTGCAAATTTAAAACCATCTGCTTTTATCGTATACATTGGCATCATACTATCACTATAGTCGTATTTGTATTTACCTGCTTTTAATTCTTTACCGATTGCAAAGAAATCTTTAGCTTTACCTACTAAATCTGCAAGATTATCTAAGTGGTCACCGGCGTCGTCCTTTTCATTAACTAATGATTCATAAACTCCTTTTTCAATGTTCTTGATTAAGAGTTTAGCACCCTTCTTGTCAAGTTCATTTTGAATAAAGTCCATCATTTCGTTGGGATCTTCAGCATCTATACCAAATTCAGATGCTAAGTTTTGATATGCATCAAATTCCATATTAGAAATAGTGTCTTCTAAGTCTGCATACACATCTTCATTAACTGCTGATTCTACCATTACTAGCCCTATATCCTTATATGCTATTTCATGCTCTCCACCGTCTTGATCTAGTGCAAATACTGATTTATCATGCCACATTGCAGCATTGTCATCGTTATTAGAATCAGGATTATAAATGATATATTCTTTTCCGTTTCCGGTTTGAATCATTGCATCATCTGCATCTCCTAATTTTTTTAATAATGACTTTTTAGTATACCTTTCTTCAACAGCTTCACCTGACGTATATTCAAAATCATTATATAGTGCCTTTAACCATTCTAAAAACTCTGGAGTTTTCTTCATTACTTTCTTATGTCCGTATTCTTTAAAGAATTCTTTCTGAAAAGTATCAAATGATTTGTGATTACCTATCATTTGGTGAATGTCAGACATAACACCCTCACTGATAACTAATTTTACATCTTTGTTTTTACCAGCTACTGCATCATCTAGTTCATTTGTAAGAGCTTTCTTTTTTGCTGTTAAATCTATTAGCTGCTGTCTAGTTGCTGCTTTCTCATCACTTCCATCTTCCGCAGCGATGTATATCTTTACAATATCTTTCATCTTATTAACTGTTTCTCCAAATTCCTTTGAAATCTTGTTAATAGATCTAGCTTCTAATATATTAGATTCTTCAATGTATTCTCCTAATTCAGGATCGTCCCATCCATTAGGATCGGCTAATACTGATTGTAAATCTTCTCTTGAACCTGTCATTTCAACTTCTGGCCAATTGCCACCAGGGCCGTTCATTGTTAAAACTTTCATTTTAACATTATATTTCTTTAAAAGCTTTTTGAGTGTTTTTGATTTAGGATCTATTGCATCCATTACTACAGTAGCTTCATTTAAATTTTCGTCTAGCTTATCAAAGAATCCACCATGTTCACTTTGTAAATCTTCACCATACTTGTCGTCCCATATTTTAGCTAATTCATCTTTAGTAATTTTACCTTTATATTTTCCCATGATTTCAACATAGACACTACCATATTCATATTCAAAATCTTCACCATAAGAAAAATCCCATGCCTTTTCAACATCTTTAATTGTAAGCTTTTTGGCTTCAGTAACCTTTGATTCATACCATCCGTTTTCGTAATCGTCATCATCTTCATAATCATCATACTCAGGTTCTTGATACCATGATTGATTTGGATCAGATTCTGCTTCTTCAGTAAAGTCATGTCTTTTCCAATTAAATCTTGGATCTTCAACTAATGCAGGGAATAATGTCTTTTTCTTTTTATCTTTGGTCTTTATTTTACCGAATGCTAAATCAATACCAAGTTGTCTTAATTCTTTAAATGAACCTTTCATTGTTTTAACATCTTCTTCAGTATATCCATTCATTGTAGCAACAAGATCATAATAATCCATTCCACCAAATTCACCATATCCTTCATAATCCTTTTCCGTCCACTTGTTACCCATATTATCATACATAAATACTGTAATCATGTTCTGTCTTTCAGAACCTATTTGTGTGTTTGTATCGGATGTAAGCCATGAAAATTGACCTTCAACTATCATCTGTTCATGTAACAATTGAGCACCAGTCGTTACAATGTTTAAATAGCTTTCAGGAATTCCATTTACAAAGTTATGTAATTCTGGTTCGAAATCTGGCATACCACATGCATATCTTGGATATGTTGCTCCTTCTGTATTTACAAGAATACTCATTCCATAATACTCTCCAAGCTCACCTGATTCAGTGTTACAATATAATACAAATACCTGTGGCACTTGAACTTTAAAGTTAGATTGTAATGGATATTCGTTATGACATCCTAATTCTTTAGTAGTGTATACGTCTAAGGAATGTAATTCTTTATCATATTTAGTTAATTCTCTATATGGAATAGAAGCTCTTTGGTTAAATAGATCTCCCCAATAAGAAGGCTTTCTCAAGGAATATTTCCCAGAAACCTTTTTGTATACTTTATATAAATCAACGTTTTCGTTCATTGAATTTACAAAGCTTTCGAATGTTTTTTTAGTGCTCATTTTTATTTGTATTTGTTTATTTAAACTCGGTTAGGCTTTATTTTATATTTAAATTTACCTTGTGTAATAGAATATATTTGTAATTCGCTAGTTTTTCCAGGTAATTTCTTGTAATAGTGAAAAGCTACTATTTCATGATCTTTAGACTCTATAAAAAGGAATGGAGTAGGTATATCTCCTACTGCTGAAATTACATCGTCTTGTATTTCAGTAAATGTTCTAACGGAAGGCTCAGTCTCTATTATACTTTTAATTTTTTCTGCAGTTTTAGAGTCACTTAGCTTTCCTAATTCTACGTCATTAAATTTAATTACTAATGCGCCGTTATCTTTATCTCCAGGACCTATTTTAAAATCTCTTTCACTAGAAGAAAGGGCCTGAATATCTGTCTTAGTTAAATTTTGAATATGCTTAAATCTTTTTCCACCTACAGTTCCCCATTCATTTATCCAACCTCCACCGGCAGCCATATCTTTACCATCTCCGTCCGGGTTGATTTCTTCAATATTATATTTTACTGCGTCATATAATGCCGTTAACTTCGGTACATAAGTACTATTAATTCCCTGGTGTTTTGCACCTGTTCTCCAATTTTGTAACATGCCCTTTGACATTTGAGCTTCTTTTAACTCACATTTACCAAGGGGTGGTTTAATTGGTGACCACCTTTCATTATATAATTCTAAGTCAGTATCGGCCGCACCTCCACCTATTTTTATATTTTCTACAATATACGCTAGCATTATTTCTCCAGCACCAATTCCATTATCGTCTCTTCCAATATTAAACAATTCGTTTGCTTCGCTTTTATTTAACATTAAATATTGAAAAACTACTCCGAATGTATCGTCATCCATTTTAGAAAGCCATAACCTGCCATCAGGTTGTTGTTTAACATCCTGTGTTGAAGTAAACTTAACACCTTGCCATGGACACTTATTCTTTTTAAATGTTCTATTAATTGAATTAAATAAATTCTGTTGGGCAGATTTACTTCCGGTCGTTGCAACTCCAATATAGGATTCTATAATTAACGCTTCATTTTCAGCGTTGGTTTTTGCAGCACTATGTAGTGCTCTTTCAAAATCGTACCTATCCATTGTTTTCTAAAAATTGTTTAAATGTTAATAATGATTCAGCAACTTCATTTGATTCTGAAGTACCTACTGAATCTTCTAATTTTTTCTTAAGTTCGCCATACATTTTATGTAATGCTTTGGGTGTTGTTGACTTAAATAATCCTTCATCTCCGTCTAGCATTGCGTTTCTAACCTGAGTCGCTGAAATATTATTGTCTGTTCTTGGAATTTCAAATAATCCAAAATCACTCCTAACTCCAAGATCTTCTCTATAAGAATCTTTATTTACTTGGAATCCGTAAGTTTTCATTCTATCGCTTCCTGTTCCCCATAATACGGGTTCATAAGTTGGTCTCATTGCATTGAACATTGTATCAATACCTCCGGTTGGAATTACAAAGATTTCTTTTAAGAATGGATATTGTTTTTGAACCGCCTTAAACATATCTAATTGTGTCTTCTCATCATAAGGTCTTTTAAATGCATCTTCCTTTTTCTTATTCTTTGCTTTTACTAATAAAACAACCACAGGATATCCATTTTCTTTGTGTATAGTTTCTAATACTTTAGCATGTCCAAGTGTAAATGGTTGGAATCTACCAACAAACATATTTACTAATTCTCCTCCTTGTTCAGGATGATCTACTTTAAGTGCTTCATTTAAATTAACACTTGTCTTTACTTTATTATGTAATATGAAATTATTAAAGTCGTATATGGAATTTTCATCGGTATTCTCTACAAATACTTTCTTATCTATAGTTTCTACTATTTGATTTAAATGCTCTAACATTTCTGCATTTATGATATCGCTTTCCTTGCTTCTCTTTTTTCTAAAAGAACCTAAAGTTATTTTAAATAATTCTGCAAGTATTTCGTTTTCAACATAAGAAAGAGTGGTCTCGTTCTTAATGTATTTAGTATTTAGTTTAAAGGAATCTGAATCTGCAAAATCAGCTGATTCAAAGTTAACACCAATAAACTTAGCAGAGTGTTCTTTAACATACGTATTAAACATCACTGACATTAATTCAATATATCTCCAGTCTGCTGTTTCTTCATTTAGTTGAATGTCTTTCATTTCAAATGTAGAAATAAATTCAATAAGACCAGCAATAGTAATTTGATACATGTGGCTTGATCTCTTATTTTCACTAACAGTTCTTGTAAAATCTTCTAATTTAAAAGATCTAGATTTTTTCTCATCAATAAAAGAAACTATTAATCCGTCAATTTCTACTTCAAAGTCTTCATTTAACGTAGGAGAAACTGCATTTGGATTAAATGTCTTAATCATCTTTTGAGTGAAAGGTAATCTTGCATCTGTATTTGGATCATAATCAAATGCTTCAGAAAACTCCTTATCTGACATAGATAAAACACTTATTAATTCTTCTTTTTGCATTTGAGATAGCATACCATCAAACACAATGCTAGGTCCTTGAACCTCTAATATCTTTGCCCATTTATTTAATATAATTGGATCGCTAATTGTTTTTCTAATCTTACCTGACTCATTCATAGTTTGAATGTGCGTAAGTATTAAATTGTTTTTAGGTAGTTTAGTATATTTATATTCTGACACGTTTAATTCAGGTAAATATTCAAAACCAAATTTCCAATCATGTGGCATTTGTTCCTTTATACTAGGATCTAAACTTTGGATGTGCTTGACACCTGTTTCATATAAACCTACTATTGTTCTGTCTATCATGTTCATTCTAGAATCTCCAGATTTGTAATATTCAAATTTAGTCTGGTTTCTTCTAACGTGAAATGAAGCTCCTTGTATTTTTTCAGTTACTAGAACCCTGCTATTCAACATATCTTGAAATGCATTGATATTAGTTTCCTGAAATACTTGTCTTAGTTTTTTAAGTGCCATATTATATTATTTATCTTCCGTACTTTATGATTCCCATCAGCTGATTGATAGCAGCAAAAGTACCTGTTAGTTTCATAGTCTTTCCTTTATATACAAAAACTATTCCTTCAGTTGGTATGATAGATTCTACTCCTCCAATTCTATCTAATCTCTCTAGTTCTTTCATTACCTTTTCGATCTGAGTAACGCTTCCATCTTTTTTGATCTTTTCAGATTCTGATCTAATTTGATTATGTAGTCTTTGCATCTCTTTGTCTGGATTTGCAGCTACAAAATTAGAAGCATTCATAAGAATTATAGACCCTAGTTCTAAAAATAAATCTTCAAACGGTCTAATGTTTTCTTTATATTTCTTTTTAACATCTTCTTTGTCAAATTTCTTAACAGAAGCAGCTTCATCTTTTCCTATCTCCTTTGCAAGTGATCTCATATTTAAAGACTTTTTATCTCCATAAGCCCATCTTAATAATAAACCTTCCTTATAGTCTTGTTGTAAATCTGGGAAATTTGCATCTATTGTTTCTCTCCACCACATTTCATGATATCTAGAAACTTCGTCACCGTCTGTTAAGTTATAACGATCTCTTAATTTTTCAATCTGCTTTATAAATTTAGCTTGATTTTTATCAAAATTAATATCTTTACCTAGTTTTAAAATCTGAGGAGGAATTATTGTAAATGTCTTTTGAACATCGGCATCTACTTCCTTTAAAGCTTTGACTAATTCTCCTGCTATTTTTCTAGATCCTGTAATATTACCATTCCCATCAGTTTCTTGAATATCGTGAAATTGAAGAACATCTCTTTCGTAATAGATTACATTTGGGTTTTTAGAATAGATTAATTCTATATTTATAAAATCTTTACCGTCATTAAATATGGACTGATCTTTAATTTTTGGAAGAGCTTCATTTAGATCTTTAGCTGCAAACACGTATGTTTCTCGCACTAAAGGTACCTCATGCTTTTCAAACATTTCTATAATACCGTCTAAATCAACGGGACTAATTAATTGACCTTTATTTCTAGAAAACATCGTAACTCCGTTTTTTACGGTTGCTAATAGATTTTGACCGTCTGTTTTTTCAGTGGCTACCTCTTCAAAGTTTAATTCTCCTTGAAGACCGGACGTTACGATCTTTTTAAAATCTGCGAATGTTAAATCTTTTTCATCGAAAGGATGAGACATGTGACCAGCTGCACCGCCTTCTAAGATTAATTCTTCTTTAAGTGTATTGTATTTTTCAACGATATATTCGTCAAATGATAAAACTTTACTCTTATTTTCACTCATATAATGTGCAACATATTCCTCTCTGGTCATGCCTTGTGCATCTGCGTGATGTTGAATAAAATCTACAAAGTTGTTATTTAGTTCCATGTATATAGCTAATATAATTAAAAAACTTGACCCGGAAAAATCCAGGTCAGTTTATTTTTATTTTTTATTATAAATATCTATCGATAAATTCTTCTTTGCTACCAACAAATGATCTAGTCTTTGGGCCGAAAAGAACAATCTCAGCACCTTCTGATTTAAGCCAATCTGCAACTTTTTGAGCTTTTTTCTTATCAGCTGATAACCATACTGTGTCAAATTCAGGACCATGAGACCTTTGCATTACAATACCTCCTTTTTCATTTGTAAATTTAAACTTATCTCCAAGAGCAACACTTACTTTAATATTTTTATCAAAATTCTTTTTATGATTCTTAAAAGAATATGCTAAAGCACCTGAGTAACTTTTAGTGTCAGTTGTAAATTCATCTAAAGATGTAGTAGTACCTTCATAAATATTTGATTCAAATGCTGGAACTAATCCAGTTTCTCCGTAGATATCTGCCATCATCCATTTTTTAGAACCTTCATCCCATAAATAAACGAATTCTGCACCACCTTCGTAATTTGCATCTTTAATATATTTGTTAATATTCTTAACATTACCTTTCATCAGATTAACATCTCCGCCATAGAAATTAATTTTCTTAACGTCTTTATCTAAACCTGAATTATCTCCATTTTTAAGAACAAAATCTACATTTTTACCACTTTTAAAGGTTGATTTAATAATAGGCAACATGTTTTCAGGATATGAATCATAGTGAGTATATACTGAAGTAATATTTCCTTTCTTGTCTATTTTACCAAATTGACCTCTAGTTCCTTCATTAATTACATAATTGATTACTTCGTTAAATTTAGATTCTTTTAAAGAAATTTCTTCTTCAGTTAATTGAAACTTAACTGATTCTTCTACTGCGTTAAATCCTGCTAATAATTTTTCAGCAAGTTTAGATTCACCAATAGATTCTAAATATAGAGCAGTGCCTTCAGCAACTCCAATACCTGACCATCCGGCAGCATTTGAAATTCTAGAATAATACTCATCTAATATCTGTGATATTTTCTTTGCTCCTACTATAATAGCTTGTTTACCAAGAGTTAAAGGATTAACAGTAACACTTCCTAATCTTCCTTTGATAATTTTTTCAGTAGCTGTTCTTTCTCTATGGAAATTAGCATCAGTTAATGCTTCAGCGTAAATATATTTAATAGCTCCTAAGTGAGAAATTTTATCAGCTGTTAAGCTTCCTAGTTCTGCAAATATTTTATTGTATTGAGTTAATACTTTCTTTGCATCTCTTTTATATTTAATATCTAAGGCCTCATTCATTAATGATTCTCCTAATCCCCAGTAATTTGCGTGATCGTATTCAACTGGGAATATACCTAAATCACCTTCATCACCTTCTTCACTTTTAACAATTTTAGCAAGATAGTAATCTCCCTTTGCAGTATCTTCATATCCGTATGAATCTGCATCTGATCCCATTTCTTTTTTAAATTGCTTTGATATCTTTCTCCAATTATCGATAGCGATTATTTCAACTTCGCTTCCAATTGAATTTTCAGTAGTATCTCCTACTTTAAATTTAGCTTTTTCAGTAACTAAAGATTCTGAAAATTCTTCAATATGTTCCATATCGATTTCATCTTCTCCCTTTAATTCTTTTTGTACTTCTTTAGACTTTACTAATTTTGAAAGATCTTTCATAGTGATTTCTCCATCAATGAAGTCAGCTAGTATATAGTATTGATTAGAAGAATATCCTTCACTGTCTCTAAAATCACCAATTTCTTCAATTGCTGCTTTAGTAACGGTCTTAGCTTCAGTAACTAAAGATTCGCTTAATGAATTTCTTAGACCACAGTGTACGCATTCTACCGTTCCGTCCTTGTCAATTTGCTTATATAAATGTCCTTTTTTATTAGTACACTTTGGTTCGTCTGATTCAGTAACTTCTTCTGATGCAGTAACATCTTCTACCTCTACTTCTATTTCAGCTATTTCTTCTTCTGAAACATCTCCAAATATTTTTGAGATAATTGATTCTTTCTGATCTTCTTCTAAACCTTCGAAAGAAGTTAATCCTAATTCATCTAGAATAGCAGCTATTTTACCAACTGATTCTTGTCTTTTTAAATTGTTTTCTTCTCTAAGTTTACTAACAGATTCCTGTTTTCTAATCTCTGTAAACGATTTAAATGAAGAAATTTTATTAACTTGTGCCATTTTTTAATGTTTATTTAATTTAGTTTCGTTATTCTATATATCTCCGTCAAATTTGACTTTCTTAATACTATACTCAAATTTCTCTTGTTTATAAATTTTCTGCCTCGCCTTACTATGTTTATATAAATAGTTATCCCATTCGTCAGTTCTAATGTCATCCACAAAATCGACAATTAATACAGCTTCTTTAGACTCATGCTGCCTTAGACCTCTACCAATTGACTGCCTGATGATCACCTCGGACTTAAATGACTCTGTAAAGAATATATTGTGTATTTTCTTAATGGAAATTCCAGTAGAAAATGTACCATAACTCGCTACAATAACTACTTCATCTCCTGCTTCCATTTTCTTTTTATATTCTTCTCTAATATCTTTATCTGTTCCTCCATCTACATAAAAAACTCTTTTATCTGAGTTTTGGCGGAGCTGTTCGTATATTTTTTTACCATGTTCTATTCTATGAAACAGAACTAGAGAGTTCCTAGGGACCTTGCCAACAACATTACATATAAAATTAAGTCTACCAAAAGAATTAATAATATAATTTTGTTCCAGTTGAAAAACATCCTTCCTATCATACTTATTAAATGCTAATTCTTCAAATGCTTTTTTGGCGGAATCAGGTGCGTAATTCATTTCAATTACTTTTACTTTACATTTAGCGATGTGACCCTGACTCTGTAAAAATGCAGCCTTAACTTCGCTAATTACAGGACCCGTTTGACTCATTAGTGTTAACTTGTCTAAAGATCCATCTTTAGGAATTGTACCCGATAAACCATATTTATATTGTGCACTTGTACATTTTTGTAATATAGTCTTAATAGAATTAGATTTCGCTTTATGAGTTTCATCTACAATAACAGCATCGAACTGTTGAAAATATTCTTTAGGCTTTTTAACTAAGGACTGATATGTACCTATCACTACATTCCTGTCTGACTTTATTTTCTGGCCGGCATATATCTGTTGTATCTTTAGTTTTATTCTATTCTTATTATTGTATTCGTGGAAATCTTCATGGGCCTGAACAACTAGAGAAACATTAGGAACTATAAATAATATCTTTTCGGCCTTTTCTTTTTCTAACATATACGCCACTGTTAAAAAACTAATAAGTGTTTTCCCAGCGGAAGTTGCTAATTCAGCTAAACATCTCCTAAACTTTAGGATATTAAATGCTGTTTCTATTTGATAATCCCTTGGAACAAATTTACTACCCTCAAAAAATTCTAAAGCCCATGCTTCAAATGATTCTGCACCTATGTTTCTATCAAATAGTCTTTGAATTCCATTAAGTTTAAGATCAAACTTATATTCCTTGCAAATGAGCATAACGTATCTCCAAAGACCGGCGGGAATCCACTTATCGTCTTTGATGTATGAAACATATCCGTCCCATATTCCTTTCTTGACTAAAGGATTAAATCTCCAACTATCAATTCTTTTAGTTAAAGATATTTTAATCTGCTCTAGTTCAAGTTCCTCTGCTTCATCAATTCGTAAGAATTGATTATCATCTGTTAGAGTTAAAATCAATTTTCATTTAACTTTTTTTACAGTCTCGAAATATCAAGGCGATTCTTTATTGCAAAGCCCATATTGTCGAGAGTTTTTACTGAGCCTTCAATAAAGGCCTTTTGGCTTTCAAGTAAATCCAAAATCTGTTTATCATCTGAAAGATCTGCGTCGATAAAACGTTCTCTTTGTTTATCCGTTATCTTATAATCAAACTTATAATATTCAATCCATTTCTGTTTATATAACTTGTCTACTGTTCCCTTCTGTGTTCTAATTTTACCAGCGATAGTTGCTAAATTTTCAACTAATATTTGCCTATAACTTAATGTATATGCACTAACATCTTCTAGGTTAATACCTTCTTTTAAGTTTGCAGTAAGTTCTTTAATCTTTAAAGTCCATTCTGATCTTTGGTTTGCTAAATATTCGTCTAATTGTACAATCTTAGATTTGTTAGTTGATTGTTCTGTCATGTGGTGTTTTTTAGAATAATGAGTTATTATTAGTATTCTTCTTAATATAAACTTGACTCTTAAATTTCTTTTTGTATTTAGGAGTTATTTTAATTTCTTTTTCAGCGTGTGATAAATCGGCTGCTGCAAACCCAATAATCATTTTTAGATTTTTGTGTCTTTTTCCATCTTCTTCGAATTGATCTAATTCGTCATTTACCATTTGTACGTAATCGTCTATCATAAGTAATAAGCATCTAGTCGTGAATTACTAAAATACTTATCCATTGTGGATAAACATTTATTTTTTGTTTTCCAAGCAGCGATAACTAGATCGTTTAGATCTTTAATCTTGCTAGGATATTTATCCATCTTTGATTCAGACATAAATTTGTCCCATGTAAATACTTCTTTACCTCTTTTTAATTTTTGCATCATCTTTGATTTTCCTGCTTCGTCATTATCAAACATATATCGTATTGTTGGAATTTCATCTAACTCTTCGGTTGATCTGGTTACAGACGCCAATGCTATAGAGTTAGGCATAAATAAGGCATCTAAAGGTCCTTCGAATACCGTACAGGGCATTTGGAAGTTTGCAGTCATGATACCAAACAAAGTTGATAACTTCTTAGAGGATATAAGCTGTTCATCCTGGAGAGGTATTTCTTTATTCATTTCCTGATATATCTTTTCTATATCGTATGTTAGATATCTTGTGTTTTTACTTTTCCTTAAAGATCTACTTTGAAATCCTATAACCTTACCTTCAGGTGCTAAGTTTAAAACTAAGATTCTTTTATCTCTGGGAGAATACAAGAAGTGATTAAGCTTCTTATGTAAAAACCTGTTCTTTAAATAGAAAAAAGCAGGATCTCCTGGTTCTATCTCTACTAGTTTAAAAACTTCTTTAAGTTCCTTTCTCGTAGGTGATAAATCATATAAGGTTTTAAATACACCATGTTGTAGAGTGTCTACTTCATTAACAGATACTTTGTGTTCTTTAATGTATTCTATAATTGTAATAGAATCTTGAGTATCTTTGAATTTTAGGTGATGATCTTTTAAAAAACCATATAGATCTGAGTGTTGTCCACAATTAAAGCAGTGGAATTGTAACGTTGCCCAATATAGATTACCTCTTTTCTTATGAGTTTCACCATGCGAGTCACCACAATAAGGGCATGCCAGGTTTAAACGACCTGGCATTTCCTTAATCATGTGTTTGTTAGGGTCAGTATGTTCTTTTACACAAACTTGTTTAACTAAACTTCTGACCTTCTGCTTTAAATCTTCTGTGATTTTTTTAGATTCCGATTTCATCTAAGAAAGAATCTAGATCATCGCTATCTGCTGATGCAGTTGAAGATTTTGTTTCTGCTGCCGTTGGAGTCGCTGTCATTGTGTCAGGGAATTCAAAGTTAGCATCATTTCCTGTTACCGGAGCTGCTTCTTTTACTGCTGCTTTTTTAGCAGCTGGCTTCGGTGTAGAAATTACAGAATCCATTGAAGAACCAGGGTTAAGATATTGTCTTAAAATACCATTGACAAAGTCAAGAGTTTCAGCATCCCATTTCTTATATCCATAAGGATCTAAAGATGGCGCTGTATCTAATTCACCTTTAATAGATGTCATAGCTTCTTGGTTTCTTTCAGCTGGTTTTCCATCAATTGCAATAGCTGATCTAGTTGCAGAGAATTTAGACTTATCATAGTTATTATATTCACCTTGGCGAGTAATAATAAGTTCAAAGTTCTTTCCTTCGAATAAATCATAAATCTGAGTTGGTTCACCAAATGCAGGTTTAGTTTCTTCTTCGATCTTCTCTTTAATTTTGTAACCGAATTTAAATACTTTATAAGTACCTTCTAATTCAGGGTTCTGAGGATCTTTCACTACTTTGATAAGTGAGTAATACTGTTCTCTACGCTTAAGCTTGTCGCTCATCTTACGGTCTACTGCTGAATCACTCTTACGAAGTTTGAAGAATGCATCTGCAATTGGACACTTATCTCCTACCGTTGAAGGTGAATCAATAAGTCTTCCATCGCCGTTAGCGTCAGTTAGCCAGTGTACATACTTTTTAACTAATGAATTTCTTGGGTTTGTTGGGTTTGGAACAAAACGAATAAGTGCTTTGTAAGTTCCGTCTTTACCATCATCTGCGGATGGTTTGTAGATCTCATTTGTAGAGCTTGAGCTCTTTGTTTCATGAGTTTCAACGTCTGATACGCTGAGGTTAAAAATGTCAAAATCTGCCATGTCTTTAATTGCTTTAATTTACGTTAATGTCTTTAATCTTTAAAAAACTTTCAATAGTTATACATGCAATTCCTAAAAGGTTTCACAATAATAACTATTCTATATATCCGTATTGCAGGGGGCAGGGGGAAGAATTATAACTCTGAATAGGTTGATCCAGATTCGTCAATCCACTTTGAAGAAGAGTTTGGAAGACGAGCTAAACCAGCCTTTCTTAACATATCTATCATTTCATTTTCTGTTATTCTATGTTGAGTTACCATATCACTTAAAATCTCTTTAAGCTTTAATAGGTGTGCCGGTATTATTTCTCTATCTGTTTGCATATTTTATATATCTTTTTATTTTATGAAACTTTATGGGGAAAAGACAGTATAACTTAAGACTTTAAGCCTCAGTGGTAAATCTATTCCTCAGTGGCCGACATCTTTGCTCTAACGAAGTGAGTTAAAAAGTAAGCGTCAACTAAATCGTCAAAGGGTTTTGGTATTTTTTTAGAAGGTCCAATTTCTTTCACACAAAAATCTAAAAGAGGATGTTCTGCTAAAATTTGATCTCCTAATACATTACTTAAAAAGGCATCCCATAATTGAGACTTATTCATGTTTCCTTTTCCAGCGTGTTTCTTAATTGTAGTGGGAGCAATGGTTTGAATATCTAAGATTTCAAGTTGACTTAGCATTCTTTCTTTAAGTATCGCAGCTCCTGCAGCCATATCTATAATATTATTAGTTCCCATTTTAGAACCGAAAGAAGTTCCTTCAAAAGAAATAATATATTGCTTCTTTGTTTTTGTAATATCCGTTATTAAATTAATAATGTCATCTGCGGTTTTAGCGTATCTCTTTATCTTTGCTAATTCAACGCTTGAATAATCTTCACCATGTTTTCCCCAGTCAGGTTGATTAATAAGAGTAACTCCCTTTAAATGAGATATGTCTTCTTGCCAAGCTCTTTCTTTCTTGGTTCCTTGACCTTCTTTAATATAAGATATGAAATGATATTCGTTAGTTTCTTCTTGGTATATAAAAATACCTGGAGAATTTAATGAAAAGTCTACTGATACGTAATTCAAATTAGAATGATTTTCCGATAGCCGCACCTAATCCAGCGCCAACTAATCTTGAGGTTAATAAATCGTAAAAAATACCTTTCTGAATTCCTAGAACTTTAGCAACTGTTTTACCAATTGTTTTACCTAGAGCAAATCCTGTAAGGCCACCAAATATAGAACCTAAGAAACCTTCATTTGTTAATTCCTCATTAAATCTTTCAAAATCAAACGTTCCATCTTCATTTGCATACTGTCTAGTAAATTCTTCTAAAGCAGCATCTACTTTTTGCTCTAATTCATCAGTCCATTCTGACTGCAGAGATTCTTCTAAAAGGGTAATTTCCTCTTTAGTTATATTCTCTTCGCTTAAGTATTCAAAAAATGTTTTCATTATATTGGTCTATATTGTTATGGATTATATATCTCGTTTATTTACCGTCTATCTCTGAGATAATATTAAACTTATTATAATAGAAGTTAAGTGTAAATGTAGAAAAATCAGCAACATTACTTGACATGTTTAACTCTAATTCAGAAATAGAATTAAGAATAGGCTTTTCAAAAACTGCACTCATTAAATGTATACCTTCTGCATCCATTATTTGAAGTTTTAGATCGTTAATAAAAGGGTCTCTAACTTGTTTTGAATAATAATATAATAAAGTATCTTGCATTATCCAATAATTAATATACCCGTCTAATAGCTGTAACTCTATAGAGAATTGTCTTTCAACTGTATTTTGAATAGGAATAGACCCTCTATGGTATGTGATAGTTCCGTCGTTAGGCGATTGCTGTATTGGATCAAAATTAATTCCAGGTAAACTTAAACCCTGTATTGAATAATTGACAAAATCAATAGGTTCTTCTATTATGTTGCCTGGCATTTTACCCAAATAAGATCTATATTTGTCAGCTACTTCCTTCGGAATAAATGTCCTAGGAAATTTAAAGTTAAATAAGTTATTTCTACTATTTAATATCATTATACTATTTCTACTTTTCCATGATACAATAAGGACTCTGTTTCTCCATTCTTTATATTAATATAGAATTTGTCTTCGAACTTATTTGCATCTGTTTTATCAAATCTTACAGCTGTGCCTTTAGGTATTTTAAAGAATACTTCTCCTAATCCTAAATCTATATTAGGAAATGAAGGATCATGTACTATTCTCTGTTCTATAGATCCGCTTTTAATAATTAAAATTATATTTTCAGCGCTTACTAATGAAACCGCTTTTTTATCGTCACCATCGGGCTGAGCAATATTAAATTTCACGAAGTTATCAGATACTTTAGATAATTTAATGCTAGCTTTACCTTCTTCAAAAAACTTAATGTTATCTAATTCTTCAGATTCTGTTAAATCTGTTGTAACGTTTGTAGCAGATGCTAATATACCATAAGTATCTAACGCAACTGGAACATATTTAGTTTCTCCAACGCTCGGTCTAATTGAATTAACAAATTGATTTAATTCTCTATTTACTGTAGTGTTAGGTAGTTTATTATAGATAATAGTAGGATCTACGTTTCTTAGATTAATCTTTTCCATACGAGTACCGTATTTCTTAGGATTATATGATGTCATAGTAGCAACCTTAATAATCTGTGTATTATCGGTTTCATTATACATTCTCATAGTATGTCTAATATAAAATGAACTTGCAATATCAGAATTAAATATGATAGGTCTAAATGGTATCGGAGCTTCATAATTTGCGGTTTGAGTAAATGTCATAGAAGATGTGTCTAAGAAATCTAAACCTATTTGTTCACTAACTTCTATGTCATGGAATATTATGATATCATCACTTGATGTTTGTATTCTTCCATTTATATAGTTTTCAAAACCTTGCCTAGATCCGTCCTTGGTCCCATATATTTGAAAATAATCCATATCTTCTACTTCCTCGACGTTTGCTGCAATATCTACATATTCGTCTTCCATTGCGACTGTAACATCAATAGTGTCTTCTACATTGATGTATTCTACATCTCCTTCTTCAGTTAAAGTGTTTATTAATTTTAAACTTATTTCATAGTTAGTAGAATCTAATATTGCATCTTCGTTTTCTCCAAAGAATGCATCGTGAAAATCTTTATTCTTAGTTGAAACATCAAAATAAATTAAAGAAGGTACTTTAATTTGTATGTATTTAGAATATGAAGTATCTCCTAATACAAATGAATTAGGATTACTAATTTCAAAATTAGAATGATTTAAATACACAATAGATGTGAAATAATTATAGACTCCTGATTCTCTTTTTGCTTTTACCTGAAACATAAAACCTTCTTTACCTCTAGCTGCAAATGAAAATCCTGTCTTTAAGTGTAATCTTATAGTGTCATACCATACATCACTTACTATACTATCATCTACGTTTGCAAGAGAAGAGTCTGTTCCATTCCATGATGAACTATCTAAATATGCTAAATCATTTTTTAGTAAAGCCCATTTGCCATCATATTCTGAAGGAACTCCATAATATCTTCCAACTTCACCTGTTGCAGTTTTAATACTATTTCCAGTTTCTTGTTCTGGTTCTGCAAATAAAGGATTAGCTCTATTTCCTACGTTTATTTCTCCACCTCTAGCACTATCTCCAGCCATATTTTCATATGAATATTCAAATCTTCCATTAGTTCCTGGAGTATATATGTATGTGTTACCAATTAATTGGGTAGTTGAACCATCTATTGTGAATCCAGCTATATTGTCTATCGTAGAATCAGATAGGTTAAATTTATAAGTTTTGCCGTTTTTAAGAACTAATTGCCTAGACGCAAAATCATTAATAAAAACATAACCATCTTGTATCTTTACACTGAAGTTAACAACATCTGCTCCTAATTCATGAATTAAGAATCTAGAGGCTGAATCGTTAGATGCCTCTGTGTTTAAAAATTTAAATTGACTTCCGTTGTCGTCGTTTTCTATCTTAGCATCATCTACATAATCAACATTTTGATCATGATACATGAACTCCATTAGAATGTCGTCATCTAGTCTTAAGAATTTGGATGATTGTGCCATTGTTTATTTATTATTTTAAAATCTAAGAAATTTAGGGGACCAGTATACTCCTATACCAATTGATGGACCAGTACTTATAACTTGATTGTTATTCAAGTTAAGTCCATATTGAAATCCAACACCAATAGACCACCCTGCTTTTTTCTCATATTTATTATTTAATCTATCGTTAACTAAGTTTATATTTTCTATATTAGTGAACGTTACTCCTTTATATGGAGTTGTAATTTTAAGTCTGTCAAATCCTTCTTCATTAATGATGGCAGCACTTAAACCTATTCCCTGTATAATATCAAATCTAGAAGAGAATAAATTATAATTAGTGCTATCCTTTAAAAGAGATATACTTCCTTGAAATCTTCTCCAGTTATATTTATCAAACTCCCACTTATCGTTTACGTCAACTGTTATCGTATCTATATTATTTATAGAATCCGTATCAACGGTTACAACTCCATTTGCGTTTATTATAGAATCTTTTACGTTTAAAGTTGTTGAAAGTAAACTATTAACATTCTCTAATTCGTTATTAATATTTAATTGATTAGCATATTTAGAAACTAGTTTCTTATTACTTTCAGTTAGGGTGTTTACATCATACTCAAAGGATCTTATACTAGAAACTAATTCTTTATTTTTATTCTTTTCAATTATAATAGTATCTTGCGTGGCTTTATAGTTATTAAGGTTTCTATCAGATACCTTCTGAACTTGTATAATTTCTCTTTTTAAGTTTTGGTTAGAGTTACATTGTTGTAAAAGACAAAACAACAAAATCGCAAGTCCTCCGAAAAGAATTACGTTTTTGTAAAGTTTATATGTGTTTATTATATTCATATCTTTATTTTAATCACATCTCAGCATTCCTCCTAGGGAAACCGATGCACCGGAACTTGGAGTTGTTATTATTACACTACCGATCGCTGCACAGAATGTTTGTGAAGGTCCATTTACCAGGATCGTATCAAACTGTATAACACCGTTACAATCTTCATAAGAGTAAAGTGATGAGGAATTAGTCCCGGCTGTCACCACATGTGACTCACATAGACTAGGGCATGTAGCTGTTGTTAAAGAACCAGTATACGTAATTTGCGTAGAATTACCCGCTGAATGCTGTATTACAAGATCGTTAGTGGTATATCCCATGCCTAATTGCGAACATGCTGTCACTGATTGGATATCAATTGTTCCTATTCCAGTATTAATGTTAGGTGGATTTACGGTTGCAGTATACCTAGTTCCATTTCCAGTGTTTTGGGAAGTACCTGAAATTACAATAGGAGTTTGAGTAGCATCGTTTGTTATATACTGTACCTGGTCGCTACCGTTTCCCGCTCCAAAGGAATAATCATCCAAATTAAAGGTAGACCCTCCTTGTATTTGAAGTGCTGAAGTAGGTGGATTATAGTTCTGTACGCACACTGATGGATCGTATCCCATTCCAGCCGGCTGTCTATTCCATGCTGAAGAACTGTAATCCGGACTTCCACCGCCATTATATATACCGTTGTCAGTGTCAGGATCTAAATAATCTTCGGTTCCATCTTGTATCTTATCACTCCACCATGCAGTTCTAAATTTAATAGTAGAACCAGGATTATTATCTAAATAAGAATATATGTCGTTTGAAACTGAAGGTGATACTAGGATTTTAAATTCAACCCTCTGATATCTTCTAAATTCAGTATCATTCTGTCCAGTATACCAATAATCCCAATCTTCTCCAGATAATACACCTGTCCCTGGGTTTTCCCATCCTCCGCTATACATCTTTTCTATGGTACCACCGGGACCGCTTATTGTCGGACCAACTTGTGTACCTATTGTTGCAGCCGTATTCCAGTGATTAGTACCCTCTGTATAGTTATATGGCATTGAATATTGTGGAAAGTCAGTTGTCGGGTCTATTGTTAAACTATCATAGAGGTCTTCTATTATACCTTTGTTCCATCTTGTAATTATAGGAACTTGAACCATCGCAACAGTTTGACCTATATCATTATAAATGTCTAAAAAGACCTCTGCTGGCCATGTCCATCTTCCCTGTTGATCATATAATTCTCCGCTTGTTAATGCGTTTGCTGTGGTAGAATTAGCCTGCTCATAAAGTGAAGGCCATACGGGCTCAAATTGACCAGGGCTTCCCGATATTGGACGTACTATTGCGCCGTCTGATGTATTAGTAGCCCAATCGCCATATCCTCCTCTACCTCCTGTTAGTGTTAAACTAAATCTGTTGTTCGGCGGAGGAGCAGAATTAGAAGGACTGTTTGATTGATTCATAGGACTATAGTGCCAACTCTCTTCTTCAGGATCTTCTACTTTAGGCAATCTATAAAAATAACGAGGAGTACCATACCAGCTATTTCCTCCTTTTTCCCATGAGCTTCCAGTTGCAACTATATGTGCAGATGGATCTGTTATATTTAAAGCCACCGGATCTATTCCCATACTGGACTGTCCGGGAGAAACTGTATAAAAGTTGTTTTGATAACTAAAAATCTGACCTTCGTAATATGAACTAGTTGAACTTGGATTAAATTCTCCTACGTAATTCCATGCAGATGTAGTAGATGTATTTCCATTCCATCTTTCTGACCAGTCAGTAAACCATGAATAAGATTCTGCTTCTCTTTCAGTATTGCAATTAGGTGGTGATTCTGGAGAAGGATTTGATGACCATGAGGTATCTTTACCTCTAGCTGTTAATCTTAAGTCAAATATATTAACTTGGCCGTATTCGAGTTGAACATCTGACGTACTTCCTGCTGACCATGTTCCTGTTGTAGTATTTTTAATTTCTCTACCTGCTGATTGAAGTGGCTGTCCAACGATAATCGAATTACCTTGATATCCATTAGCATCTACTAAATTTATTTCTCTCCATCTATCTGCTCCTGCTTCATCTGGTGAATTAGGAAATACTGCATCGTTATATGTTGTGCTATTGTTATCTAATAATTTAGAATACATGGCAGGGAATGTAAGAGGAGCAGGGCCTGTAACATTATAATATAAATCAGATGCTCCTAAATATATTAATTGAGGAGTTTTAACAACCGCATACTCAGTTGTTGCATAATTAGAATTAGTTGAAGTCTCACTTACCCATGCCTCTGTAGAATCAACAGTTATATCATATTCAATTGAATTCGCGTCTTGAGAGAAAGTAAATAGACCTCCTCCTATAAAATTAGGTCTTGATGCACCACTTAGTGATGTTATTTGGCCTACGTTTGTTGTAAAATTAAATGAAAAGGAATTTAAATTAGGAACAGTGTAGTTTATATTACTATTTTTCCAAGTTTGACCATTACATAAATACCATCCCTCATATTGCGTACCTGCAACTCCTCTTCCAACTACAATATCTATCGTACTTGGATCACTATTTAAATTTATTGTTTGATTCTGTGTAAAGTTACTAACATCAATATATGTGTCATAATGAAAAGATATTATTGTTCCTATGGGAACACTTGCACCTATTTCAGATGCTTCCTTAAAACCTATCGTTCCAGTATTGTCTAATGCCACCGCAATCTTATCTACATCTGGGTTAGTGTTAGTTGTTCCACCTACGTAAGAGTTATTAATTTTAAAAATACTACCTGTAAATATTGCATCGTTAGTAGAAAGAAATGATCCTGTAAATTTTACACCGTTAATAGCGTCCATTGACATCATCTCATTATCATTGACATCGTTGATTATGTACGTATCTGCATTCCATCTATATTCTCCTGCCGCTACACTAGATGCAAATTTAAATTCTAGAACAGACTGTTCGCCAATTGAACTTAAAGCAGGATAATTAGTCAATGCTATGTCTAAATACTTATCTGTTCCTTTTTCAGATATTAATCTAATGTTAGAATCATGATAATTTGAATTCTTATTAATTAATAAAACGCTATTTAGATACCCCGATATTAAATTTAAATCATTATACTCATCATCATTACTTGCATAACCTAATAATACGTTAGTTGGAGGGAAATTCACCTGTGTTGCTGGACCTGCCAGCTCATGTTCAGGTACTATAGTTTTAATATTAAGAGCTCCATTGTACCATATTGCTCCGTCTTTCCATTTTGAATTATTAGAAGCGTCAGCAGGTCCTTGAAAACCCTGAGGACCGTCAATACCCTGAGGACCATCGTCACCAGTTGCACCCTGAAATCCCGTTTCACCAATAGAACCAGTGGCTCCCATTGGTCCACCGCCATTAGCAACTAACTGATCAAAGTTATAATTAACTTTATCCAGTTTTTCCTGTTGTGTATCAGATTGTAGAATCTGCTTTAAATTAATAGGTATTGGCATTACTTAAATCTTTATTTATTTAGTATATATCTTTAATTTCTAGAACTAATTATTACTGGACCTTTTCCTCTAGCTCTTCAACATTATGGCATAAAATACCGTCTGCAATATAAACATCTTCATTTTCAACATCAATAGAATATGTGTTAACCGTTTTGTGAATAGTTTCATTAGAGTTAACTCTTGTCCATTTTTCATTAACATATATCATGTCGGTCGTATCAATATAAAGAGCCTGTTTAAAGAATATTTCTCCATCTGGTCTTTTTATTAATATAGGGTGTTCGTTTGTTATTTTAGTTAATCCGTTATTAATATCTTGATAGTTCTTATAAGTTCCTTTTATTATTCTGACTATTTTAGCAGATGACTTAGGAGCCCTGAATTCCATCGCATTAGTTTTAAAATTTCTCCATTCACCACTATCGCTTAATCCTTTTATATCAAACGAATCTAATACATCTCCTACTTTTAAGTTTTCAACTAATTTAGTAGTTCCATTTGCCATACTAATTACAGTACCTTCAACGTGACATGGATCAATGGAAATTCCTATAGTAGTATCGCTAGCGAGTTCATTCAATGTACCACTATAATCAAAATCTAAGTCCAATATTTCACTAGGCTCTTCTATTGGCGTCATGATACTTAGTGATACATAATTGTCACCTGGGTTGAAACTTACACTAGCCCAATTCATGCTGTTGCTAGGATCCTCTATAGTAAAATTAGAAGAACTAAGCTGGGATGGAGATATGCCACTAAGCGTAAAATAAACATTTCCATTACCTCCTCCACCGAAATAATTAAGTGTATTATTGGTATTTCCGTCATCCCAGTCAAATATAACACCGGATGGACTTCCTCCCGAGCATTCTGTCGGATTAGTGGCAGTTGCTTGACTATTTGAATCAATAGCTTTATAATGTTCACCTGTATATCCTGATGTACCAGAGTCTCCAGTCCAGTCGGCTATTTTTATCGAGATGTTTGTTCCTGGAATAAAGGTATCTGATTTTAATAATGTAAGTGGATATTTTCCAAGATTAGCGATTGAACTATAAAGAACTGTGTTAGAACTCTGGTCTTGTCTTACGTATATTTGGTTTGACAACCATGACGAAACTCTACCTTCATTCTCGGCATTTGAATTAGATGCACCTAAATTCGTTACGCGCCATGATCCAGGGTTTTCTCCTAATTCAAACATATCAGAAGAATAAAATATATCATTACCTGAAGTTGCATCACATGCCGTAGTAGCACCTATTCCAAGAGAAAGGTCTCCACTCGACCATTGTACAAATCTAGATTTTATAACATCTCCTTTAAATTCATTATCATTTGCTGACCAATATTTTCTCCATGCCATATATAATCCAGAATCTATTGTTAACATACCACCGAAGCCAAAATTAACCAGATACGTATCCGTATTTGGTACACTCCTATACCAACCATCAGTTAATTGATCTATGGTATTATTTCCATCATTACGTTTCCATATATGTGAAGTATTTTCATAATCTTTAAAATCACTAGAAGATCCCACGACATCTGGATGATTGTCTATTTTATTAGAAATAAATACTTTTTCCAAAGAAGTGCCGGCTGGCCATCCAGTAAACCCGGTTACATCTGCCTCTGTCATTGTTACAGGAGGGAGCAGTCCGTTATTAGAAATACCAATGCTAGAATACGTACCGTCAACTCCATTTACACTTTCAGAATACATCATCCAGCATTCTTTAGGCTCTGTTTCTAAAGCGTCATCTGAAGATATCCCAACACCATTAATATATTTTCTTGCATAGCCCCATCCATTCTGTCCACCAGATTCTCTAGCTAACCATCCGTCTGCTAATTCCTGTCCGTTTGAATAGCATCTTACATTACCATTTGCAAAATTATTATCGTTATTCCAATAAGCATCTAATTGAGCTCCATCACTTGGAGCACCGTCTGCCGTCCATTGTATTGTTTCTGGGTTTAATGTAGTTGCATATTGCATTGCAATATCTATGTTAGTGCTGTACGTGCCTGGTGCGATAGTATTTGAATCCATAGATCCTGTCATCGCGTGATATTGTAATTGTATATTAGAAGAGCTGGTAGAGGCGGCGGCCGTACTCCACTTATAATCATATTCTTTCAAATAAATTATACTAATTTGTTCTCCCATTATGATATGCTCAGAAGGCGCAAACTGTATATTTTCATTGTCATATATTCTTACATCTTCTGTACTATTATCAAAAGAATGTGATATGACATTAGGGTTTAATCCAGAACCATCGAGACCCAATGCACTAACTCCTCCTGAAAAAAGTATATTACCATTATATGTGGCTAAGCTACCTCCACTTGTACTGCCTGATAAATCTCCCGTTAAACCTGCTATATTAGTAATAGCCCAGTCAAACCCGTTTAAGTTAGGTGTATCGTATGCTACGATTCCTCCATCACCCCATGTTTCTCCATTACATAAGTACCATCCTGCATAAAGCCCGGTTGGTTTACCTGATCCGAAGTTTGTTTTAATTACTTCATCTCCGTCTACAATTAACATAGGCCCTGTCTCGGCATCCGATAGATTAAAGTTCTCTTCACCAAAGAAGGTATCACTGGGTATTCTTATTATAGATCCCACGGGGAATACTTGAAACATGTTAAAAACATCTTCCCATTCAACTCTTCCCTGTGTGTCGTGTGATTTTAGTAATTTATTTAAACTTGGAGAGTGATTAGAATACTTTATCTCCCCTACTTTAAATTCTATTACACTACCCGGCGAGGTTGCATCTACATTAAGTTCATACGGAATTACGGATTCGGCACCTAATACGTTTTGAATGGTTCCATTAAAATAAAACCTATTGTCTCTATCAAATTTTATAGCAAATTTATTATTTACGTGATCAGCATTGATATCCGGAGTAAATGTTAAAACAGGAAATTCAATATTATTACTATCTTCTTCTATTTTTAATCCAATATTATATGACTTATCGAGATGTTTATCTTCTGCAAATATGATAGAATTCTGAGGAGATGGAGTGGGGTTATTGGGGCTTGAACCGGTTGAAGCTTCTGTTATAATATTTAATGTTCCGCTCTTCGAAGCACTGACAGGCTCTGTTGATAATTCACCATAATAAGGACTTATTAATTCCCCATTGCTATCTAAATGAGCCGATGCACCAATTGCTAATGTAACCGTTCCACTCTGATTAACAGCAACGGAAGGATATATTACCCTTTGTGTTGGATTATTATCATCTGTTATCTCTTGTGATTTCCAAGTTCCACTTGACTCTGGTCCTATCATACCCTGTGTTCCACGTGGTCCCTCAGTTCCTTGTAGACCGTCTTCACCCTTATCACCATCTTCACCATTTGGTCCTTCAATTCCTACAGGGCCACTTGGCCCTCCGTTTTTCATTAGTCTAAAATTAAAATTAATTTTATCAATTTTATCCTTTGACCACCATTCACTACTGTTAGGATCTAGATCACTCTTAAAAAGTTCTTTGATTCTTATGTTCATTTTTATGCAATTATTTTAGAATGGACCCTCAAATTATATCGATACCCTGGTTTTTTATTATATATTAATCTGAAATTTAAAGGCTTTTCAGCGAAACTTCTGATTTCAAAATTAGTAAGTTCAAAAAACCCATCAGATGTAATATCTTCTATATTAGTTACGCTTTCCAATTCACTATATTTAGATTGATTTATATCATCACTTGGAAGATACCCTGCTATTTCAGTTCCATATACCTTTATTTGATCTATTATAAATCTAGGTATAATGTTTTCTTCAATGTATATTGTTGAATCATCTTCCAATGTTGTTTTATCTCCATACGAATATTCAGAAGTAGCGTACCTTGAATAATACGCAGTTATATTTTCTTCTTTTAATTTTCTTACAATAGAATTAGCGATGTAGAAGTCAATGTGAATTTTTTGAGAATCTTCAAAAATATAAGCACCATCATCTTCTCTTTCATCATATCTAATTACATCTAACGCTTGAAGAGATCTTACTCTTTTTAAATTGTATGAAGTTATATCATATTCATTTTTAACTTTCATTATTGTAGATGCAAAGAAAGATCTTTCTTCTATAGGGCTTAATGTTCCATGGACTTCCTTTGATCTATTTGTTCCACCAAAGGACCTTGTATAATAGTCTTTAGCATATTTACTCTTAAATAGGTTTAAATCTTTTTTATCTATTGCTATTTCTCCAATTAATGGATATAGGGGTAGTTTATCTGATTCTTGACTTAGTTTAATAACCTTCGGCTGTAATTCATTTACTTTATGAAAGAAAAAGTTATTGATAATTCCGTAATTTTCATCAACTCCTAAATTAGAATTAAACATACAATTTACTCCTATCAGTCTGTTGTATTTTTTCAACCTGTTCTCTTGCTCTTCATTAAAAGAATCTAAGGTATTTCTAAATTTATAATTGCCATAGGGAGATGAAAAAGTTACAACATCTTTAAATAAAGGATCATAGCTACCGTTCATTCTTTTAAGAGTAGTGTAATATCCACCATCTTCTCTTGCAACCAGATTATAACCTATATTATCATTATTTAATTTAAATGCCTTAGGTTTATCATCATCTATTTCTATGTCTAAAATTGAGGTTTTTACAAACTCAACACCGCTTTGTATTTCTAAACAAAACTGACCTGACTCTATATCTCCATTCTCTAGAATAGTAGTATACGTTATATCTCTATGTGTATTAATTCTATCTGCAAATCCAAATGAAGAAACGTCTTGTAATGCATTATCCCATGCCTTTTTACCACCGTTATAATATTTAAGAGGTATAATGTTAGGAATCGTAGTTGGATCGTCATAGGGTACATCTAAATCCTGATAATATTCTCCAGTCTGCTGATTTAATACCCATAGGTAAGGAAGACCTTTAACTATTATTTGTGAATCGTCTATCACCGAAACAACCTGTAAAGAATAAGTTTCATTTCCACTTTCAAATAATATATATGAATATTGCTCATCTATTTTAAAAATGTCTTGTGTAAATTTAGGTGTATTTTCGCCAACTGATTGCACCGAAGCTTCCACTATCGTTGTAATTTCAGGATCTTCAGTATTCCATACTGTTACTGAGCTACCTCCAAACTCTAAGAAACCTCTAATATTACTATCAAGTATTTCTCCTTCATTTAAAAGGTCATTTAAATTATATAACAAATATCTGTCTAATTGTGATATATCATTTGTAGGAACTTGTAAATTTATAAGAATGCTAATAGTTTTAAATTTATTATTTCTTACAACCTCTATATCTACTCCCGTGTTGTTTATTTCGTCGTTAGAAGTATAGTTAAGTATTGTTGCAACTTTAAAATCATTTACATCAGACGAAGATTTAAAAGATATCGGGCTAGTCGATAAAAATTCAGTTCTATCTTTATAAATATATCTTAATCCTTTAAAAACTGTAGATGAAAAATTAACAGAATCTCCACCTTGCATTTTAGTGTACATTTTAAGTGGGGTTGAATTAACCCATTCACCGGGTTCAATTGTCGCTAGACCTGAGCTATCATTTTGATGAGCACCTGTATAGTTTAATATAGTTGAAAAATAATCAAAGTCAGTGCTTTTTAAATTTGCGACTAATTCTGAATAAGGCTTTTCGTACCCTTCATAGACATAATCCATAAGTAATGGAATACTGCTAGGTTCTAATAAATATGTAGGAATATTATGTATATAGAAGTGTTCCATATTTAGTTTTTCAGCTGATCTTTCTGAAAGTTTAGTAATATCAGCTGATAAATTATTTACACCGAATGCTTCATTGGTGTTTAGGATGTATGATAAATTTCTAGAGTTAGTAGAATCTTTTAAATTAAATTTACATATAGTAGGTACGACTCTTGAATTAACACTCGTCTCCTTTAATGAGTTCTCCTTTAACCTATCATATTCATTAATGATTTCTGTATCTATAAAATCACTTTCAACTATATCATCTCTAATAATACTAGATAAAGATTTAAACTTAAATAATTGACTATTACCAGGACCCGGTTTAAATATAAAATCTTCATAGATATCAGCAACGTTAGACTGGTTGAAAAAATAATTAGCAGATGCTAAATCCTTCGTGATTATTTTAGTAAAGAACATCGTACCCATTGATGTATAGATTACATCTTTTACCTCTGTCCATTCCTGTTCACCAGGATTACCTACCGTATCGACCTTTACAAAGTCTCCTTTTTTAATAAATTCACTAACGTCTATATCATGTATTAATATATAAGGATCTGCTCCAGGAAAAGGTTGGTCATTGGCTTCGAGGACGTAAATGGAAGAAACATTTGCTACTCCAAACGAAGCTTCATCATTCTTATATTGCATGCTCTCTAAAACTAAAAAGTCTATTTTAGAATTTGAAGTATCGTAGAAATCAAAATTAAAATCCTTGAAATCATACGCTGAAAACTTTCCAAAGGGAGTATCATAGGTTTCATAACTTGTAATCACATTGTCCATTGAAAAAACCACCGGTTTTTGAAAAATAACTCTAAAGTTTTCTGAATAAGGATCTTTTATTATTTCTATAATCCTAACATAGTTATCCTTATTAAGTTCTTTAATAAAATACCCTACCTGTAGGTTTCCTATTTCGTTAGGGGATATTAATACACCCTGATTAACAGAACATCCACCAATCATAGTGTAAATTTCATAGTCTCCTAATTGCAATCCACCCGTAACAGTTCCACCTTCACTTATAAAGTCGTTATACTTATTTGAAAATGCAAGATTTGCGTCGGTTGAACTTTGCATATCGATAAAGGGGTTCGGATTAGATGAACTAATACCAAATACAGTTGTATTCTTATTCCTTCCCTGTGAGTAGTCATCTATGATCACCCTGTTCTTTATAGAGCTAGCATTATACGGTATAACTTCTGCATTTCTAATCGCCGCTGCAAGTGCTGCTGCTATTTGAGAAGTATTACCTATTGCAGAATATCTATTTTCTTGAAATGTTCCAATTGGAAGAGAAGTGTCTGCGATTAAAACAAAATCACCCAAATTAAAGTTTTCAATACTTATCTCGAGCAAGTCTCCTAAAAATACTTTATCATTATCAGAAGGCTGGTCTATTATATTTAATTCTATAAAACCATTAAATGGTGTTTTGTTTATTACGGGGGTGTTAAACTCTGTTTGTTTTTTATTTACAAAAATAGAAGAGTCTCCATTATATGATGTTAGTATTTGGTTTTTTTCTATTCTAGTCTTTCTAAATCTATTTAAAACGTTATGATATTTATTATTAATATCTTTTACCCATCCAAGAATCGGCTGGGTGTAATCCTTTATAGATGGTAATTTATCTAATTCGTCAGACGATGAATTGCTTATATCTAAATTTAAGTGTCCTATTGAATTTACAGAATTGACAACTACAGTTCCTTCTTGATGTTCATCTACGAAAATTCCAAAATATCTATAAACATTATAGTCGTCGGCTTCATTATCGTCAAATAAAAATTCTAAATTAATTATATTGTGAGAAACAATTCCGTTTCTTTCAAAGCTAGTTGTTAATGTATTATTAGCTAAAATTTCGGGAAGGTCTTCTTTAACGTAATCATCATCTATATAATCTGACTTTTCAACAAAGCCACCTAACATTACGTCTATTCCGTTAAAGGAAGTAGGATCATCCAGTTCAAAATTAAAATCAATATGCGACTTAGGAATTAAGGGATTAGATACGTGACTATTTAGATATCTCCCTAGCTTAGAGTTATTAGTCATATCATACGATTTTATTAAAGTCGCATTAGATAACATTTCTTGAATTCTAGAATTTTGACTAGGATCATCTTCTAAAGATTTTTCTTTAAAATCTACATCTTTAATTCTATAAATTATAAATTTTTCAGGAACACTTTCTTCTAACCATATTGGAGCAAATATTCTATATTGCTCGTCATAGGCCTTTGTATAATTGAATGAAGCTCCGTAATTATATAGGTTTTCATATTGTGTAGAATAGTCTTTAGAAACACTTAGATCTGTAAATTCCCTACCGACCTGATATCTTTCATCTTTACTTAATCTTCCGTAAAACTGAGCAACGTCCCTACAATATTCACCTGAACTAGAAATAGGATATTTCTGATATTCATACTGCGATAGAGTTCTATTTGCCTTGATTGAGCTTAAATAGATATCTCCCTCTTCGTCAGTAATTAATTTGACATTAGAAGTTAACTTGGGGTTAGTTCTTAATAGGGCAAAGGACTTATCCTTATACGAAATACCTTCTGCTTGTGTGTTAATCGTTATCGCCATTTATAAATAGACTCTATTTTTGTTAGAGTATATATCTTGCTTAGTTACAGCGAGATATTACCTATATGGACGAGCATCGAAATCGTATAATCTAGATGAACTAAAATCATTATATCCACTGAAGAATCTTCTTCTATTCCACCACCAGTTTCCGGAACCAAGGGAGTTTCTATAATTACTCAGCATCACTTTGTTGATACTATTTTTATTTGTTCCAACTGCTCTATATTTAGCGTAAACTTCTACATCGAAGCTAAATTCAGTTTTATAAGAATCTATGATGTCTAGCCCTATTTTCTTTGAATATGTTAAATTGGTAAATGCATTTCCATATATTCCAGCAACTCTACCTTTACCGGTTTCACTCTCTCCAAAATAATCTGTCATTCTATATTGGAATACCATATCAACTGACACTGCATTTTGACTTCCACCTTCAATTAATTTTTTACCATACTTGTTAGGTCCATCTACCGATAGACTAGTTTGGTTTATAGGTGAAAGGTATAAGAAAGAACCACATGAAAGACCACCTAATAAAAATTGATCATCTTCCGTAAATGAGTTTTTTAAAGACTTTTTACCAATTACATTACCTTGTTCATCTATTGGTCCAGATTCACCGTCACTTCTAAATGTAATTGTCAGCGGTTGATATGCTGTTTGAATTTTTCCATTCTTATCGTTAGATCTTTTAATAGCATATTTCGGCATCGATACAATTCCCGTTGAAACTATATCCTTTGTATTTAAACCTATGTCAGACTGAAGTAGCGGGTGTGATTTATGAAGAAAAAGACCTGAATCATACTTAGCAGCCGTTATTTGAGAAACAGAAACTGTATCAGCTGAGTTCGGAAGAATAGCTTCAGGAACGTTCGGATCAGATTGGAATCCGTTTTCATCTTCATTCTGCACACCCTGTCCATTATTATTCCATGTTCCATTCCATATAAAATCACCAGCTCCGTTTAAATTACTAGGTAAATCTTGATGTGGTTGTATTTTAAAGTCTGTAAAATCTCTTAAATGAGTTCTATCAGAAATTGATCCAATTCCAGAATTCGTGACTGTTGCAAATGTTAATCCATATTCTGCGCTACTTACTCCTGTTAAGTTTGAATCCCTAGACAAGTCAGTATCAGGATCTATAATCGAATAAAGATCAGCGTTATTAGCTATATTTCTAAATCTAGAATAAATAAACTGTCCATTTAATTGAGATGATTGGTCTGGCGCAACAGAAAAATGATTGTATGAATTTCCATCACCTGTAAGATTTTGATAAACAACAGGGACTAAATCATACTGAGCCTCTGTCATATAATATGTATCATTTGCTATTTTAACATCAGGTGTTGTAGTTCCAGTTGGTTGTTTATTACCAGTTTCTAAATTAATAATACCTAGGCCATATTCTTGTTGTGATGAAGAAACATAAGCAGGTTGTTTAAGATTTCCATTAATTCTTGCACATAATTCTAGATCAGATGCCTTAGTATTATGAAGTTCTACTCTATAATTTTTAGTAACAATATATCCTTTAGTTTCATCATCTGGTTTTTCATCTACATAATATCCTGCGAATATTTTAGCAGTTGAATTATTTTTAACTAGCGTTACTTCACCTTCTTCGTCAATAATTTTAATTTGTAATTCTCCAACGGCACCTTCAACCTTAGCTTGTAGTCTTTCTAATTGATTCTGTAATTCCAATAATTTATCATATACGCTAATAGGATTCTGTTCTCCTGTTAAAAAACCAGATGCTAGTGATTCTGCGGCATGGGCATAATAAGTATCTCCTGCCGTAAATCCACTATCAAGGTGTGTAAATAATCCTTGTGATTCTAAATCATCATTTATTTCAACCTTAACATTATCTAAATCATTTTGGTTTACTAGGCTATTTGCTCCGTCTGTAGATATTTCTCCTTCAGGAAAAGGAATAGTAATAATATCTGACCATTCTGACTCTACTGGGGTTTGTGGGAAACCTGCTTCAGAAACAGATTTAATCATCATTTCTATTTTTTCACCAGGCTGAATAGATAAATCTATTGAGTTAAAATTAATAGCCTGTGAATCTTCTTCAGATTCTAGAATCCATCTATATCCACCATCTGCTTGCTTTTCTCTTTTTCTAATAGGACCTTTAACTTCGACCCAGTTTGAAAATGCAGCAGTTTTTTTATTAAATTTGATTTGCTCTATTACAGATGTTTTACCCGTTGAGGAAACGTATCTATATCTAGCAATAAACTGAACTACTTCTTGTGAAATTTCATCACCAACTTTCTTTGGCTCCGGAATAGACCAAAAGCCTCTTACCCTATATTTAGGATTAACTTTAGGTAATTCATTTGATTCAGCAATCGCTTTAATCTGTCCAACGCTTGAAGAGAATACTTTAGTTTCAGCAGCCTTTTCTCTAATGATAGAAGCTAATTCATTTTTCTCTCTATTTCTTTCTATTTTAGATGAGAACTTTTTAGTAGCAATTAATTTTCTTTTCTTTCTAATTGTAGTGTCAAGCTTTTTAATAACTTCTTTAGCTTTAACTTTATCAGATTTGATCTTTTTTACTTGTTCAACGCTAGCGTTTTGAGTAAGGTGTTTATTAATTTGTGTTACTTTAAAGTTATCTACTTCTACGATTGGTGCATCTGGGATAAGACCTTCTGATGCAGGTGGAATGTAATCAACCTTAAGTGCTTTAATAAATTGACCAAAATCAGCAACTTCTTCTTTATAGTATTTAGCAAGTGTAGTAACTATACCATCTTCATTTTGAATAGTAAGTTCATTCGAAAAGAATGCAACACCTGGTGAGAAATCAGTAGCTGGTAGTTTAGAGATAGGATCTATTGGTTTAACAAAAACTACTTGTCTTTCATTAAATCCAACTTTAACTTCTATAGAAACAGAAGCATCAATATCTTTATAAATAGCGAGAGCATTCGCTCCTATTTTAATCGGTGAATAACCTTCTAAAAGTGACAATTCAACTTGTGTTGTTGAAGAATCAATAGAGGTTACTCTATATCTTGTGTTATATTCAGACGTGTTTACTACCAATGAATCTCCAATTTTTAGAGTTTCAGTATCTTTCATGTCTTTATTAGAGTCCGAATATGTTAATTTATTTAGAGTATATACTTTTACGGTTTTAGTTTGACTAGTCCCGTCTATTAGAGATGTTTTCTGAACATTTTCTACTTTTAATACGTCTAACTGGCCATTATACTGAATAGATCTTACTGGCATATCTACCGTCTCTGCATCTATTCTATATTTTAAACCATCTTCTTTTATTTTAGAAATAAATTTAGAATAATTGACATCATTCTGACCTTTAAAAATTTCATCAAAGGATTCAGTGGAAGACAAGTCTTCATGATCAAATATAACTCTTTCAGTATAAACTCTTTCAGTATCTACTGGAATTTGTCCTTTAACATCTAAACTAATAGTTAATAAAGGATTTAAGAAATCTTCAAAGAAATCGTTTAGTTGTGTATTAAATTCTTTTGGAGTTGCTAACGACTTTATAGGTAAAGAAGGACCTTTTAATTTAGAAGTATGTATTCTTCTATAAGAACCATCTTTAAGTTTTACATTTGCACTGGAAGTATCTAAACCACTAATCGCAGTTATGTTCTTATCAATTCTTTCAATTTCTCTTTTCAAAAATCCAAATGCTGGAATTTGAATTGCAGTCATTTCTCCTGTGCGATTATCGAATAAATCTATTGTAACCGTTTCTTTATCGGTTGAAATAGCCTCATTGATACGTTCGAAAGTTTCTAGTGAATTAGTGTTTAATTCTAGAAACTGTTCGAGTAAATGTGATATAGAATTGCTAGCGCTCATATTATCTTAAGATATCGTATTCAAACGTTTTATTTACTGGATCTACACATACTATTTCGATATATGGTTTATTAGATAATAAGTCCGATAAAGAAATAGAAAGTTTTTGCGACCATCCATTACTCTTATCAGTCCACAGTGTTATGTAATGTGTTGATAAGTTTTTTATTTTATTTTTAAAAGTTACTCTAACTACTTGGCCTTTTTTCCAACTTGTTATTGTATCATCTAAGTATATATTTAGATTAGAATCAAAGTCCTGTGCCTGATCTGTATAGACCATAACTAAGTTGTCAAATTCTTTAAGTCTTTGCCATACCGCCTTTGTTCCAGCTTCATCTGGTAAAAACATAGAATCAGCAGATAATTCTCTTTCATTAGTAGAAGTTACAGTATCATATACATAAGCTTGTCCTAAAGAATAGCCATAATTAACACAACTGATTTTAACTTTACCATTGTTTGATTTATCAATAGACACTCCTGGGTTACCTGACTCTAAAACATCTGTATTATATTGTATCTCTGTTGGAATTACACCAGAAATAACCTGATTTAATCTAGAGTTGGTATTTGTTATTAGATCTAAAAGACTTCTTTCATCTTGAAAATTAATAGTAGCATTTTCAACATCCTGTTCTATATGGTCTAGTCTCTTAGATATTCCTTGTAAGTTTTCAGAACTTAAAAAGAAACTTTCTAACATTTCAACTTTCTTAGAAATATCATTGTATCTAGTATTAGCATCTCTTAATAATTGAACCGCGTTTTCTAAGGCACTTGTTGTGTCTAAGAAAATGTCCATTGAGAAAGTAGAATAATCATTAACATTCTTTTCTATCCCAACATTATCTAGCGCTGAATTAAATTTAAGATTTAATTTAAGTGCAAATGCATTACCATTAAGACCGGTAACTTCATTCGGCTTATACTTAGTTAATTCTGGAATATACCATCCATCATTTGAAGTATCTTCTTTCCAGTTATCTAATAATATTATACCGTATAGGTTTGTTGCTTTATTTCCAATGTTAGACTTTGAATATATGTCATAATACACTAGGATAGCATTGAATCTAAAATCTCCACCTCTTTTAGAATAATCTAATATTGAATCTAATTTAGGATCATTTATTATTTTAGAGTAGGCGCTTGAATTAAAATCAATTCCAAATGTTGGAACTTCATTTTCGTCAGTATTATAAGTTCCGTCAGCTTGATCAGCATAAGATTCTACATTTAAAAAAGGATCTGGGTGAGTATCATCATTTGTTCTTCCTTCAATTTCAGCACCAGGTACAAACTTAATATTATTAGTATTAAACTTAGATGTTTCTAATAAAACTTCAGGAGTATATCCTACAGAAGAAGGAACGTTAACAAATATTTCGTTGTACTGTTGCCCTTTATAATTTTTATCGTTAGTTACATCAATATTTCCAATGTATTTTATAACTTGACTATATTCAGAACCGGCTTGAGTAGAATCATCTAGCTCTATCATTCTAGAATATCCTGTTGAAACTTCTTGTGAAGTTGCAGTTCTTACTCTTATCGCATTGATGTGATATAAGTATTTAAAGAATATTTTTTCAGCATCACTTTGAAATAAAACATCATCAAAATCATCATTAACCTCTGGGTTAAGAAGCATGTTCTCTAAATTAAGAGCATAACTTTGAAAAGTTTGTGCAAAATGTACGTTACCATTACCATCATGTAACGAATCATTATAAGAACTAGCATTAGAACCGCCACCTCCTTCAAATAGTCTATCATACTTGATATAATTAGGACCCTCTGATAGATCAGTCGGATCACTTTGAATAAAATCAGCATATACTGGCAAGTCTAGTAATGCAAATTTAGAAAATTCAAAGTTAATATCCGGATTATAATAAGCGCGTGTCAAATCCCTTGCTGCATTAGCAAATGCATACATCGTACCTCCTTGTTCTTGTGGAATCCTTATTAATGGTGTAGCCATCTAATTAACTGTTTTATTTTTATATTATGAAATTGTGGCTTTATGTGAACCTGTAATCCACCAAGTGCCGTCCGTACTTCCTATAAAACTGATACTACCGTTCTGTAAAACATCTATTGAGGTATCAGCGCCATTTATATTGTCTAAACCTGTACCTTGCATTTGAAATGCAGTCGATGCAATAATAGTTAAAATTTGTCCATCTGCTGAAGGTCCTAATTCTACATCAGCTGAACCAGTGTAAATATAAGCTCCTAGTGTAGGAGTAACTGTTCCTGCTGGAAAAGTAGCAGTAGGAGCCACTGTAAACTGGAGTGCTTTTTCTAAAATTACATTTTCTTTAAACGTAGCTTCAACGCCTGCCTCTAATGAAGATGCAGTTACGTTAAAAGTATTTAAAGTACCTGTGTTTAAGGACAGTGTGCCTGCCGTAATAGCTCCAGTTAAAGATAACGTAGAACTTGTCGTGTCTAGAACATTTGCGATTAATCCTAATTCTTCATTTACGTTATCAAAATTATTATTGATAGTAAGTCTCGAAGAAGAAAGAGAATGCGTTCCTAAAATTGTTGTAATACTTGCCATTTTATTTAATTGTTAAGATGTTTTTTCTTGTTATGTTTTTATTTCCGTTCAAATCAGTTAATTCAAGCTCAATACTGTACTCTCCCTTAGTGTCAAATAAGTATGTCAGCCACTGATTATCATAATATATATCTTCTTTTTTTACACTATTATTTATCAATCTCCATTTCTGTTTTATTATGCCCGGCATTTTAGTCAGGTCATATGAAAATGTCATGTGATTTAATAGATTAATAGTACCGTGATCGTCTATTATATAAGAATCATTGAAGCTAGGATTGTATGCTTGGTATTTAACAAAACTATCTGGATCTATGATTCCAGTGCTAGTCGTAGCATTGTAAAAATCATATACTTGATTGGGTTGTTTAGAAACTACGAGCATATAATTACATACATCTGCTCCATCAAAATTATTTACTATATTTCCATCAGTATCTTTATATATCGGATTCCAATTGAATTTAGTAAAAATAGGCCATTGGTTAGGATTCAAATTATTCAATTCATCCTTTAAGCTTTCCCAAGCCGCAAAATCAGTATTAGACGTAGGATATGTTGCAACAGGTGTATATTCTTCTATTATTTCTAAATCTGTAAAAGGATCTAATTGTGAAACAGAAATAGTTCCATTATTAGCGCCGTTTAATTCTAATTTAAAAGAAGAATTTAAATCTGGTCCAACCCTAGTTTGATCCCAGCATATTTCGGGACCATCATTCCATACATGTTTTCTTAATGATTTCCATTGATAAGGCCCTGTCGTTTCATTAAATCCAGTTGGAGTTGTAGAATCTGCAAATCTTCTTACCATTGAGAATTCTTTACCATCTTCATCTTCGTGTAAATAATTAGCTCTATCGAGAGTTAGATAATATGTAGCAATACTTTCTTCAACAGTGTTTAGGTTTTCTCTACCCCATTCCCATGAAGAACCTGCTTCATCCCATTGATATTTATAATTAGCCCAATCTAATTCAGGCGTGAGTTTCTGATACATTCCATATACTTCAACATTCTTAGATTTAACTGTTATCTTTTCATTGTGACTAATACTTCTTATGTTATATAAATCCCAAAAAGCAACATCAATAGTGTACTCACCGATGTATGGAAGTATTATTGGTAGTGTATACCAATTGTCAATAGATCCTCTGATAGTTTTAAAGTAGCCTCTAGGACCTTTAATTATCCATTCAATTTCATATACACTTCTTTTCCACCAATCATCCCATGTTAAATAAGGATCTTGTAAAGTGGTATATGGAGGTTGTCCGGGTGGAGAATGTAAAATATTAGCATCATCGTCAGTATCGTTTGCATCTATGAAAGTAAAGTCTGCATCATCCCATGTATCTTTAAGTGAAGTTCCAGTTAAAATAATAGGAGCTCCTATTGGAATTCCTGCAATGGTATTATGTGAAGACATATCTTCATCGTGCCAATCTGTATAGAAAGATCTAATAGAATCTTCTAATTCATTTCTTTCTGTTTTATTAAAAACTTCTATCTTTTGATTACGACCTTCTAGTCTATAATCTACTTTCCTAAGATCTTCTATATAAATTGATTTAGCATCTGGAAATATATCATAATGTACGTCTTGTCCAGCATACTGTGCGTGTATTTGGTGTTGATTATTCCAAACTCTCTGATTTACTCCGTCAAAGTAATCACCCTCTGCTGTGATATCTACGATCTTTGCGTTAAGCGGTAAATATTCTTTCTGTAGTTTACGCTTTAAAGCATATAATTTTATTAAGATTTCATCCGGCGAAAAATCTGTAATTTCCTCTACTTCTGGTAAATCAAATTCATTTAATTTTCCAGTAGGAACGTTTAATCGGTATGCTAATGAAAATCTAGAAGTTTTCTTTTGATTAGAATTAGGAAGGTTCTTATTTCTACTCTTTTTTGCTAAGAAACCTACTTCAGTTTGATTAGCAACAGGAACCACCATCATTTTTCCAAATCCTTCAGATTGTTCGTTTATGTTTAACCAATACTCTCTAAGACTTACATTACTATATCCAAAGAAATCAATAACACCTAATAGGGCTTTATATGTTCCTATAAAGGGTTTAATAGTAGAAGCCTGTAATAAAAGTTCTTTTCTTTTTCTATTTAATAGTTTATAATCTACACCAAGGTCTTTAATATCAGAATCTCTAAATATCAAATAATCCATTTCGTCTAGATTTAATGCCATGTTAGTTAAAAGACTTTTTAGTCTTTCATCTTCAGCAACTACTTCACCATAAACTTTAATTTCTGCAACCTTTACTTCATTACCATCTTCGGTCGCATATACATTTAATGTTCTAATATGAAAACCTTCTTTATCTGAACTTAATGCTATATTGGCGATGCATGCTTGTACATTCAATGCCGCTGCGTTTAAAGGAACTATTTTAAAACCATCAGAGTCAATTGAAGTGTAGTGACTGTTGTCTCTCATTTTAGAAACCTGAGAAGAATCTACAACTACTTCGTAGTCTCCGTTCTTCATTGTTCCACTATAAAGAAAAATATCATTACTATCTCCATAGCCTGAAACAAATTCAAATCTTAAAGTATTAGTATTAGCATCGACTGATATAGGATGTACAAATCTTTGATTATCTAATTCATCCCTTACTTCTTCTAGAACATATAAATTTATCGTTTCATATAGGCCTGTCGATATTTCAGGTAGAAATATAGTACCCGTAGAATATTCTAAAGTAGAATCATACGTTAAATTTAATTCGTTAGAACTATTATCAAAGAATCTAAGATTTTGATATGGCATTATTATCTAATTTTTTTATCATCTTTTTTCATGGTGTAAGATTTGTAAATTTTTAAATAGTTTACAGAATCTACCCAATCGGCGATTGTATCTTGAATAAGATTAACAAAGTCGTTCATTTGATTATTTCTCCAAATATGAGAAGAAATTGAGTTTTTCAAAATATTACTTCTATAATCATTACCTAAATTTTTTCTATCGTCAAATGCATTTTCCCTGATAGAATATAATCTCTTTTTTCTACTTTTAAAAAGGTTACTAAAAATACTCATTATATAGCTTTTCTATTTTTAGCCTGAACTTTAGCGAATATGCTATTTTTCACAGCTGGTTCATCAAAGTAAATTGAAAGAGCTGCTTTTTCTCCAGTCTTTACTGAATCATCCACCATGTTTCCATTTTGATCTAACCAGCCACCTCTAAATAATGCAACTTCTTCTTTTTCTAAAATTATATCTCCAAATGAATCTAAATTAATTACATTCTCTGGAAGAGGTGCATTGGGTTCAAAATTAATTTGCCTTTCAGTTACTGTTCTTTTAAAGAAAACCATTTTTTGTTTTCCATTACCTATATCTTCTAAGATTGGGGTAGAAGGAGTTACCGTTACTGTTTTAGAAGTATAATATCCTAATCTTCTAGCCGTTTCTTCTTTTTCAGAAGTGAATTTAACGTTAACGGAATCAATACCTTCAATTGATTCAACAATAGCGACAATATCAGATTTTGGTAATCTATCTCTTCTTGTAATGTTAATTAGGTATTCTGCTATTTTAGATCTAATTTCAGTAGCAAGATTAGCCTTTGTATATCCTTCAAAGTATCTTACTTTAATATCCATTCTAAAATATTGTGGGGAAGGATCTACTATTTTAATTTCAGTTGTTACCATCTGTCTTCCTGATTTTTCTAATAATCCCATAATTCCTTCTTTTTCTATTTCAGTAAAAAAGAATTCAGAATTATCTAAGCTAAAATAATCTTTATTGTTTTGTAATTTTTTAAGAGTATTAGGCAACATGAACAGATAGATAACATTATCATCGTCTAAATATCCATCATCTGTAGTGTTATATGCATCTAAATAAGAAAACATACCATATCTTGAAAGAAAGTGCTCATAGTTATCAGGAGTTGCTAATACAAATGAATGTGACTGTAATGGGGCAATTAACTTTGTTAATTCAATATCTTCTGGATTTGCTCCCATTTTAGGTGCAACTGTAAATTCAGATTCTAATAATTCATTTAGATCATGCGTATTTCCTAATGAATCTGTTCCTTCAGTTTTGAATTCAAACGATAAATCAGCTCTACCGTTTAAATTACCCATAGCACCTCCTATTTTTAAATATTCGATTTCAATCGATGCACCTGTTGGAGGAATGTCACCAAATGAACCATTACCGAAATAAAGATCTAATCCACCTGTAATTCCTGTTTTTACTAAATAACCTTCAGTTCCCTTTTTCATATCATATAAAGAATCATATTTAGTCCATAAATTAGAATTAACCTTTACTCTAATCTGTCCATGGTCTATCATGCTTTTAGTTATTACATTAAAGGATTGAAAAGATTCTCCAGTTGAGGTTAATGTTTGAGATTCATATTCTCCCTGAATTACAGGAATATAAATATAATTTGCGTTTGATTTTTCTAATCTAAATTGATCATTACTTGTTCTCAGGGTGTATTTAAGACCGTTGTCTTTGCATTCTATAATAGCATTGGATGGAATGTTTAAAGCATCACCAGCAATATCATCTAAACCCTGCACTCCTAATCTAAGCTTTAATTCACCTGAAGCGGCAGCTCCTCTAAATGAATCATGTCCTGCTAATCTTGAGAGTCCATATATTGATTCTGGGTTTTGAGCTGTAAGAATATTTTGCTCTACTGTAGAATCTTCAATGTAGAAGAATATTAATCTTCCTATTTCTGAAATAACGTCTAGGATTTGTGAAAACGGAGAGGCTGTTGTAAATGCACCTTCTACCTCGCCATATATCCTAGTAATATAGGATCTAATGTCGTCAATCATTTCTCCAGCTTTTATTCTGGAAGTTGATAAAAATTTATTATCTGCCATTTTTATTTTTAGTTTTATTATACGTAAACTCCAAGTTGATATCTATTATCAATTCTTATATCTACAAACACTGCATGTCTGTCAACTTCTTTTGTGAAATCAACATCAACAGTTACGTTAAATTTTCTAGCTAAAGGAACATATTTATAAATCTGTTCTGCAACTACTTTTTTTAATAAATAGTCATTATAACTTAATGAATATACATAGTCTTCTAAATTAGCTCCGAATTCAGGATCACCTAAAACATCTCCTCTTCTCGTAAAAAGAACAGTTTCTATCTGCGTCATCAACCTAGCTAATTCAGAACTAATTTCTAATTTGCTTGGATCGAATCCAGGATCTCCTTTTGCTTTTATATAAAACTCCATTTAACTATATATTCTATTAAGAATGCATCATCCAATCGGTGCCTTCATCTGTTTTTATTTCTTCAATCACTGCTTCCAGTTCTCCTTCACCTAAACCCTGAATTGCGTCTGCATTGACTTCAATATTTCCAGGTAAAGCAAAACCAAATATACTTAACTTTTGTCCTAATGAAATTTTAATCTTTGCAGCACAATATCTAAAGAATGCTTCATCTTCAAATAATGCACACTCTGGAATTGTTTCATATACTTCTAATATAATATCTCTGTTAGGGGTTTCTCCAGTAAATTTAATCTCATGTGTTAGTTGGTTATAGTGATAGCCAATGGGGTTTTCTAGAATTTGTCTAGCCATATCAAAGAAACTTTCATTAACCACATAATATTGAAGGTTCTCTGCGGCATCTACTACACCATCTCCACTGAACATTCCAGTATACATCATTCTTTCGATAGCAAAATCACCTTGTGAAAATCTAATATCTGTTCCACCTGCATACTTTGATCCAGTTTCAAAACATCCATATACTGAATAAACTTCTCCACCACCTGTAACTGGATCCATCTTTGGAAGAGTAAAGCATCTTCTAGATTTAAAAAGATTAGACTTAAAAAGTTCTTTAGGTAAAACCATAAAGTTTTCTTTCATCGAATACTCGTAATTTTTATAGAACCATTTCTTTGCTCTCTTGACAATATTCTCTACTTCTGATTTTGGAAGATTCATAGGAATCATACAAGACCCTGTTACTTCCGATGCCAACTCATTTACAAAGTCGTTAAAGCATTTATTATCATCCCATGTAGGTTTATCTAAGTGGCTATTATTACCTATTATATTATCACTCATTTTGTTTTAGTTATTTTTAAACTTCCGTATAAAGTATTTTTTCAGTGTTGTCAAACTTTGCAGTTCTTTTATCGTATTTACCGTCTCTAAATATACCTCCTTGCATCGTCCCTTTCATTATTCCATTTCCGTATATGTAACAGTCTTTTAATACACAAGACTGGTGAACGTATGAACTTTCTAATTTAGATGAATTAACCTGTGTAGATTGATAGAAATTACACGTATGTATGTCAGATCCATTTATGTCACATCCGAAGAAATCACAATTTGTGAATTCTCCTCTCAAAGAACATCTTACAAATTCATATCCTTCTAATTCTACACAATATGATAAGTTACCATGATCAACTTGAATTACACCATTGTCGGCATCATAGTTAATATGCCCTTTTGTTAATTCACCATGTGTAAATAATCTAAGAACTCTTTCTCTAATATTAGGCCAGTGTAAATCTATTATCTTTTCATTGTCATTTAAATCAACCGTTAATTTAACATCTTGATTCCAACCTGTATTAATGGTTTTCCAATCTTTTCTAGCCTTTATAACTCTTTCATTCTTAGCAAGAATTTTTCTAAGCTCTATTGAATTAAGATTGTTAAATTGAACATTACCCGTGCTATTCCATAGTTGAGTTATAAAAAGATCTAGCATTTGTAGAATCTTAGAAGTTTTCTTTTCCCAATCTTTTCCACCGAGATATCTAAATTCTAAATAATTCTTATGTCTTTTTTCAAAGTTAATTCCGTAATATTTAGAATCAGGATATATGAAATTACTAGGAGTAATATTTAATCCATCATAGAAATAAGTATCTGACTTAGGTAAAACGAATTTAATTGATTTTGCGTATGCAGAATCTTTTCTTTCAGGAAAAAACTTAAAGACTTGACTTTCTTTAAAATCTAAAATAAATTTAAGAACATTCATCTTAGATATTCTATGTTTATTTTCTATTTTATCTGTATCGAAAGAAAGGTTTAAGTGAATAGAACTTCTATCATTCGTATATCCATTTTCTTCTATCCATTTACATACTTTAATAATCATCATCCTTGCAGCATAATACGGCTGTGCGCCTGTTACGAGTTCCATTAGTTTTTCACCACCTGACATATCAGGTTCAATTTTAAACTCATCTCTTGTAACTTCAAAATCACTATGCGCCTTTGCTTCTACTCTAATCTTTTTACCTAAAAGACCCGCTAACTCTTTAGCAGTCGTATCGATATCCTTGTTAGAATAAAATTCAAATTCAACACCTACCAGTGCATTCTTTAATATGTCTGAATTATTAATATTATTCATTTACGTAATTATATAACTTAAGTTGGTTTATATATCTCTGTTAGATACACTATAACGTGAAAAAGCCCGAGTGATCGGGCTCTTTCAACTAAATTATAGATTTGATTATAGTTTAAGGAATACTTTTCTAGTGTCTTCTTCAACTCTGATCACTTGAACAGTAATATCTGCACCTTTTGATATGTCTTTAATATCTATGTTTTCAGGGAATTCAGATACATGTAAGAGTCCTACTACACCTTCTTCTATTTCTACAAATAAACCATAGTCTTTAGTAGATTTTACCTTTCCTACCACTTCAGTTTTCTTAGTATATCTTGAAGAAATACCTTCCCATGGATCTACTTTCTTTTCAGCAGGAGAACCTTGAACAAGTGTAATTTTTCTTTCATTAATAACTTCTTTAACATAGAATTTAATCTCTGTTCCTGGCTCTAAAGATCTATCTCTATGTGCCTTTGAAGTTTCAGTATCTAAGTCGTTAACGTGAATCATACCAGTTAAACATCCTTCAAACTCAACGAATACGCCGTATTTTGCAGAACCAGTAACGTGACCTGTTCTTTCAACTGTAATATCTTCTTGTATTGTTTTGAGTGTATTAGGAATAAGAGCTCTTAAATATGCTCTATGTGAAACTACCACAGTTCCTTTTTCTTCCGAATAACTTACAGGTACTACATACATTTCCGTGTCGATGATTGATTCAAAGTCATGCAATTTATTTACACCAGCTAAAGAACCTGGCATAAAGCAATCAATTCCTTGAACTTGAACAATATATCCTCCACCTGGAATCATTTTAGAAACAATACCACTATATGCTGTATTTCCATCGTCAATAGATGCTACGATTTCTTTAATAACTTTAGTCTTAAGACCTTCAGTCACAGAACCTATCATATATTTCTTGACATTCATTGAAGTATCGGCGATCAATTGAACATCGACTTCAACTCCTTGTTTTAGAAGTTCTCTTACTTCTGTAGTTTCTCTTGATAAATCTACATAGATTAATTCTCTATATCCTACATCAATTGATGCCCATTCGGAATCAACTGCATACACCTTTCCAGTATAGCTAGCTCCTAATTGTAAAGAATATAAAGTATTTGAAGTTAGTGAATGACCTTCCATTAGGTCAAATAGTTCTTGGGCGTATGATTCTCTGCTATATACCTTTACACCTTTAGGTGTTTTAATATGTGGATTGGGTTTCCTAAGCTTAGTTACACATGTTGCCTCATATTGGTCCCACATGAATTCTCCGTTTTCATCCATATAATTTGTATCTGGACCGGGAGTTGGTTTTTCCGGGGTTGCGGCGTTTAATGAAGTTTCTACTTTAACTTCTGTTTCTTGGTTAGCTTCTGTAAGCTGTGTAGTTGTCGAGAGTCTTGGTCTCTTTTGTTTTTGAGTTGTCTTTGTTGACATTTACTTTGTTTTTTAAAAGGGTTAATGTATGTTTTACTAGTTATATATCAAATTACGGTGGCGTCAAATCCTATCATTGGAACGTAAGGAACAGTAGGAACTGGTATACCACCCATATAAATAAATTTCATTTCACTAAGATGCGTAAAATAAGAATATGCAAGTGCTTTAGCCACTGCATTGGCTGCACCTTCCCTATCTAATCCATAATCTTTACCTGAATTAAGAGCTCTTCTTAAATTATCTGCTAATTTCCTTTGATTTCCGTAACTAACTCCTATGTATTTTCCGCCTAAAGGAGGAACAGATAAACATGGTGGTGTCGGGGGATCAGTTGCAAATGGCTGTATTGTTGCATCTTTCCAATATTTAAGAGTTGCCTTTGCAAGTTCTTTATATGGATCATCTTTACTTCCACCTTCTGCTAACATTGCAGCTTCAATTCCCATTTCTACTATTAAAGTATTTCTAATTTGCTTAGCTAAAGTTCCCGTTTTAGACATATCTATATTCACAATAGAATCCTGTGTTTCGTCGTTTTCAGTAAGAGGACATCCTTGCCATTTTTTTCTTAATTCATCTTCTAGAAAAACGGGTTTAACTTTATTTTTTTTAAAACCATAGTCTTGTTTACCGTTCCATGTAAATTCTGTAATAACATACTGAGTTAATGCAGGTGGCATTTTATTATTTTCATCAAAAGGCTCCTGTATTTTTAAATTAGTTAATTTAAATGGATATCTTACTTTTAATTTTTCGGCAGGTTCCATTTCTTCATATCCTACGGGTAATGTAGTATCAAAGGGCCATGGATATTTAATAGCTTGTATAGAATCTTTCTTTAATGCGGTTTCCTCACTGTATAAAAACTTTCCATCGCTATCTACAGTTGGATGGCACTTCTTTATTTCATCAATTACATATTTAGAAACTAGTAGATGAAATTCACCATCATAATTTCTATTATTATTATTTATTGAAACACCCGAGGAAGATTTAAATGATTGCCAACCCCAGTCTAATCCCTTTAGTGTAGATATGGCTGCCTTCCTGTTATTGTTCATCTGCTGAATGTCTTGATTACTAAATCCTGAACCGCCAACCCCAGCTGTGGAATTGCTTCTAATTTCATTAGTTCCCATCCAAGTCGCCCAGTGCCAAAAATCCCATCTTTTATCTCCGTCAGAAATATCCTCAAATTGCATTAATAATCTTGTTGCAAATATTCTAGCTAATTCATCGCCGGTTTCTTTACCATCTAAGCGATGAAACTCGAAGAATTTAAATCTATATAGGTTTTCTGCTTCGTCATCCTTAAACTCTTCCAGATACTTGTCAAGCTCTTCAGTTGGCTCGTATTGTATACCTCCTGAAATTTCACCTTCTAGTTTATTATATTCAGGATCATTGTCTTTTCCTGCAATACTTAACCTGGAAGCTGCGCCAGCTGCACTCGCCAACCATGTTGCAATTCCTATTTTCTTTTCTTCGGTGTCTGGTGTTTCCATGACAGGTTCTCCTTTTTCAAAAAGGTCAGTGAACCAATGTTCATAGCTTGCTATGAATGCACTCTCCCCGGGTGATGATTCATGAGGTGCCATTCCTGGAATACACGTTGCATTAGGACCAGAACCTTTTTTAACATCAATCGTATATTGTGTGGCTAATAATTTACCGAATTCTGCGGCACTAGTCGGTGGGGCAGTAGGTGCGCTTAAAAGAAATCCTTCTACTTCACTAATAAAATTAGTCCAATCTGCAGCCATTCTTATTTATTTTCTTGTTGATAATCAGGGTGTTTACTTTTCAAAGATGCAACACCCGATGGGGTAGGAGGTAATGAAACCGCAGTTCCTGATGGACCAACTCCGGTTGGATGTATATGGTTTTCAAAAAGAGTTAAATACTCGTCTAACCATGCTTCTAGTGATTTACCCCTTACAGCGGGTTCTGAAGTATCTTCTCCACTTTCACCTGTATTACTTAAATATACGTCTCCTGAATCTATGAATATTCTATCGTCCGTAGAAATTTTAATATCACCTACTTCGTCGATTTGAATTATAGGTCTTTCTTTTGCGCCAAATCCTCTGGTAATTACAAGACCATCTTCTTCTGAGTGATAAATTCTTACGTTTCTTTCAGCATCATACACTAAACTGATTACATTTTCAGCATTGCCTGCACCATCTAAAATATCTTCTTTAAGAAAAAGATTCTGCTCTATTTGAAACCAATATTCAGGATGATATAAATTTCCATTATCAAATCTAGCTGAAACTATATCCCCTATTCTTGGAACATGATGTGAACCTACTGCATTTCTATTCATAGGAGTTGCCCATGGAATAGCATCATCCGGTAAATTATCATATTTACCCAGGACCTTAACCTTACATCTACCTAGTTTAAGAGGATCGACATTATCGATAACTTCTCCTAACCAATGAGTGTCTCTAAGATTATCAGTATTTAATTCTTTTTCTGTTGACATATATTAATCGTTTATATTACCAAGGGATTGGGCTGCTGCATCGTTTAGTGCAGCTCCTACTGTCGCACTAGTATCTACATTAAATACATTCTCTGCGATGTTAGAACCAATATTATCTACTCCATCAGAAACACCTCGTAAGGCGTCTTGATATATGTTTTCAAAATTAGGAACTCTACCTCTAATACCGTCCCTTGCACCTTGAACTAATTCATCTTTCTTTTCTCTTGCTAATCTGTTCAGGTCGTTTAAACCTCTTTCTCCTATTTCTTTAAGTTTAGCTAGCGCCTTATCTTTTAAAAGACCTAATATCCCATCAGCTTCATAATTTTCAGAATCATGTGCTGGGGATAATGCGTTAGGTATAGTATCAGAAACAATTCCATTTAATACTCTTGCATCCATACTATCTACAACTTCATATTGCATTTCAATAGTTTGTCTAGCCTGTTCGCCTGGATTTTTAGTAAGATCTCCAAATATTTCAGAACCTGTGTTTAAGGCAAATTCACATTCACCGAATCTAAACATAAAGAAGGGTCTATTGTCAGATCCTGATATACCTTTGTTTGAATTATCAACTCCTAGGCTTGGTTTCATATTTCCAGGAAAACCCTTAATAGCAGCCAAGTCTATCTTTTTAGGAACCCCTGATAATGTAATTTTAGACATGTTTTGGATCTTTCTAACCTCAGTAACATATACTATCATTGAAAACTTTCTTAAATTTTCAGGTAAAATCCAATTCCATTTAACTTCGTCAAACACTGCTTTTCTATAAAGGTGCATAAGACCAGAAACTCTAAGGTTAATAGATTCTAAACAGCTTAGTGTTAACTTAGCATCATCGCCTCCGTAATATGGAGTAGTAGGATTAAAATTTGTAATTGCTCTATCAACACCCTGTAATCCTTGGAAAAACCACGGTGTATTTCTATTTATGTCTAGTAATGCCTTTTTAAATTTAACTAGAGCATCTAATCTTTCTTCATAGAATTTAGTTGATCCCGCAGAAGCACTTGAACTAAGTGCAGATAATCTATTAGTGTCTTTGCTACTTTTTTTAGCTGACTCCGGCGGCTTTTTTGTAGCTCCTAATTGATTAACGTAGAATTCTTCGGCCGCTCCAGATAATAGAGGCGAATTAGTATGATCGCTTACGTTAAATAATATAACAAACGATAAAAAAGTCGGATCCTGATATGGCGACTGTGCTAATTTACCTTTTTGAAAATCTAATTTACTTTTAAAATCTGACATATAGTATATATTATTATTTGATAGGGTTTAATTATCCTTTAACGTTATTTAATCTACTCGGCCATTCTCTTCTTAATAGAGTAAGTTTTTGAATAATTCCAGTAGACTCCTTATATATGTATTTAATTCCACCTATTACATAATAACCTGTTAAAAATTCATCTTTAACCTGATCTGCGTTTAAATCATTTACGCTTTCAACTTCTTCTTCATTTTCTGTTTCAAATCCCTTTTCATCTTTATCGCCACCTATACCCTGCTGTGCAGTCATTTGTGTAAACCCACTTTTTAATATTTGAATAGGTATTTTTTGCCACAAATGAATTCCAGGATTAAATGTCTTTAAGGTTATTTCTAACTGCATTTTATTCATTTCATCTAAATTCTGTTGATTGCTTAATGCGGCAAATGAATAGTTAAGATGTACATTTGGCATATCATCTGATTGAATAGGGAGCCTTCCCATGTATTTTGATTTTACCTCTTTAGTATATCTGTCTTCATCTCTTCTTCCCTTTAGCGGCTCCTCAATGTCCTTCATACTATCACTAGCGAGTGGTTCTATTTCATGAGCAACAACACCAACAGAGTCGTTCTCAAAATATATCATTTTTCTTTTATAGCCGTTCTTTTTAGAAAGTCCGCCTGAATTGTTAACTAAGTTATAGCTTTGTATGAATGAATTAGTAGAATTCATAGACGAAGCGTTAGTTAGCATGTTAGGTATTCCTATTGCGTTTGAAGTCTGTTCTTCTCCATCTTCATCGAAATCTATTTCAAAGTTAATAAGTGTTTCATCCATTCCATCTTCTGAATTTAAAAGAGCATTAATATCTACGAAACATATATTATAATAAGGATCGATACAATATGTCTGAAAACTATCTTCACCGACATATGAATGTTCCACTAAATTATTTAAAAATTCTATATTAGGTTGACATGCATTAAGTGCTTTCATTGCGTCATCCGATGAATCAATGTTAGTTGCTAATCCTAGTTTTAAATTATTAGCAAATTCTTCTATCTGTTCTCTAGATGTTCCTTCATACGAAGCACATCCTTCTGAATATAATGTAGGTACTTTCATCGTACCCTGTATAGAAAATTTAGTGCCACTAGTGGCTTTTTTCAAATCGCCAGTAGCAGGGCCTCCTATTTCATCTATATCAAAATCTATTCTAATATCTTTAAAAGTGTCTTGTTGTCTTGCTGCAATTCTAACTGAAACGACATCACCATCTCTTGGAATTTGATCCGCATCAAAGGTTCCTCTAGTGTCTATTATAGTTAGGGCTAATTTAGGAATTTTAGTACTACAATCAATTTCAAATCTCTTAACATCTTGTCCCGTAAATGAAGCTCCATTAATAACTACCATTGGAATAGGACCTCCTATTTCATGGCTCATTTTCTGTCCACCCTCATCTTCACCATGTGCATCAAACTTTATTGTGTCTAATTCCAATGAGTGTTCTATTACATTTAGAATGTGATTATCTATCGGCATTTATTTTAGTTTTAATATGTGGGTTTGTTAATGATCTTCTTTTTAACGAGGATATCTACAAAATCTCTAAAGTCCATTCCTACCTTAGCTCCTTTAACGTCTTTATCACCTTCAACGAATACGCCACCATCAAAATAGTAACTCTTTCCATTATCGGCTGCTACTTTAATTAAAGTACCTAACATAACCTTTCCAGGAACTCTTACCTTAGAACCATGTAAAGCTTTTACGGAATCTTTGTTCCATTTGCTTAAATACATTTCTTCTCCAGTTGTACTTCCACCAGCTACCATTCCACCGGCTGCCGTTAATGCTTCACCTTCGGGTGTGTCTCTTTCAGCATAAAGAACTGCGATGATTTCTTTTGCTAGATCTTGGTCTCTTCCGACCTTTAATCCCTCGTTAAGGAACTGTTCAAATAATTGTACGTGTTTCATAATTGTTTTTATTTATTTTATTCTTAGATTTTAACTTGTCCGTTACTGACGTCGATATTTGTTTCGCCAGATCTTAAAATATTTGGAGGTAATATTTCTTTATTATATTTTTTAGATAGATACTCAATTCTATTAGCATCCTTAACTGGTAGTCTTTTTGTATTAATAAACTGTTCTCTAATAGGATTTTTATAAGTAGCATTAAGCATTAATTTCCATTTCTTCTTTCCAGAATCTTGATTAGGAATTAGTAATACATCACCTTCTTTGATAGAAAATGGATTTGAAATTCCATTAAATTTTAAAATATCATCAGTACGATCATGTGTTCCGTATTCTGACAAAGATATTAGATCTATTCTACCCGTTTCGTCAGCTTCTACAATATGTATTGATTGTACTGCGCTTTCCGTCATGTCTAGAAAAACAAACGATGGAGAAGCCATTGTTAGTTTATCCTCAGATAATTTCTTATTATCTATACTATATAGTTTTATCATTATCCGTTAGCTATTTTTCTAAATTCTCTATTGAGAGCCTTTCTCTTATCTTTACCACCGTAGGCTGTTTCAATATAAGTTTGATTAACATCAACTCCTTCTTCAGGCTGTAAATAAAATCTACCTCTACCCATATTAAACATAGATTCAATATCCAGTTTATCTCTAGCTCTACCAGGCTTAAGAGTTATTTCTACTGTCATTCTTTCTGGAAAATCTTGTACACCCATACCTCCTTCAAAGGTAACGTTAGTTTCTCTACATGTTAAATTACCTACCATCATTATAGGATTTAAAGGATTACCAACCGTAAGGTGCCATGAACCCGTAGGATCACCTGTTAATAAAGATGCTGCCGCCTGTCCACCTCCTGGAGAATTAAACATTTTCATTAAAGTACCTCCTAATATATTATTTAAGAATTTAGAATCACCTTTACCAGACATCGCGTTTCCTATATCTTTGGCAACTCCTTTAAACATGTCTCCTAAACCAGATGCAACGCTTTTAATAAATCCACTATAATTACCCGATTTAATTAAACTAAGATCACCCAATGGTTTACCAGCTGATCCGTTTCCTACATATCTAACTGATCCTCCCCAGAAAGGAGCCTGACTGGAAGTTAGTACCATTATGTTTGCTAACTGATCTAGCATTAAAACCTTAGGATTTGCTCCACCAAAGGATCTTAATTCATATTCAAATTTAAGTTTAAATTCTTGATTAAAAGTTAAACCTTGATCTCTAAAAGATACATCTTTAATTACATTCACCGGACCGAATATATGATTAGGATATGTAGTTGCTTGTGCATCATATCCACTTCCTCCGTTTTTTCTTCTTTGTGCCGTTACACCATCTACACCTGCCGCTGCATTAGCCGCTGCAGTACCTATTACACTAGAATCTAAGAATTGTCCAAATGCACCTCTTCTGCTTGAGTTATTAGATTGTACAGTTTGCACTGAAGCTGATTCATCTTTCCAATTATATCCATGTGACCAATTAAGAATTGAGGACATACTATTACCTGTAACTTCACTCATCCATGTTACTGCTCTTGCAATATCGGGTTGATCTGTTTCACGCACTTTACCATCTTTATCAATGTCCATTGGTGTAATAATATCATCCTGTACTGGATATGGAAATCTTCTTAAAGTTAGTAGATAATTATTAGGTATTTTACCATTATATCTACACATTGCAAAGTCGGCGTAATTATACATATATCCATATCCACTTGAACCGGCTGCATTATTTTTAGTAACTTCTACTATTTTAGAAACAGTAGGATTATCTAATGTTCTCTCGTCTATTTTATTATATTCAATAGAGTCTACTCCTTTAGACTTAGCAGCTCCACCTGGTGTAAAGAAACTACCTCTATAATTTACTAGAGTATATTTATTAAAAGTAGAATATGCATGTACACCATCCGTTATTTTTTCTTTAGTGTCTTTTCCATCCTTTCCTCTTTTATAATATATTACTGAGTCAGCCTCTTGTGTATAATATTGTGATTTTCCACCAGGAGCAACGTTACTTAAAGGCTCACCCACTAAAAGAGCTCTACTTCTTGTGTTAGGGTTATCAAACGTTCCGAGCAGTGTATTCTGAGGATCTACATTCGCAGAACGAGCACCCTTTCCGTCTGGGCTTGACAAATTAAAGAAGTTATCTACTTTATCTCCAAATCCTGAAACTGATGATTTTAAACTGGAAGCGGCTCCCGCTGATACTAATCCAAATAATGGCATATTGTAATATTATGTTTTTACTAGGTTTTATATATTCACAATTCTATGTCATCCAGATCGTCTGACTGTGGTCTATATAAAAGCTTATCATAATATTTATCCGTCTTTGGTTCTCTATCTCCTAAAAACTTCTTGAGATGGGCAGCATATACTCCCCTGGATTGATAATAATATTTGCCAGAAGAATATACACTTCTGCTTGAGAGTTCAAATATATCTTTAAAATTCTTTTCGATTAAGAAATCTTGTATATTATTAAATAGATCTATTACCTCTGTCTTGGTTTTAACACACATTACAGAATCAACTGAGATCATATAAGATTCCCATTTAGAATCTATTTGATTCTGAAAATCTTTCATAGATTTATAGTTCTTTCTAGTAAGACCGAATGTTGTAGTTCTATTATTAAAGTCTTTTGAAAACTTCATACCGAAGAGATATCTTTTTAAGAAATCTATGTTGTCATGAAACTTAGTAATTCTTATTTGATACCTTGGCATATCCTCGTCGAACTTAACGTCATGAATTATTCCATAAACGGGAAATACAATGTGAGAATGTCTAGTGTTGGATATAAGGGCATGTATTCTTTCACCCTTTGAAAATAACTTATGCCTTATCATTATAGATCGATTATCTTGACGCTTTCGAATCTTTTAAGAACGCCTTTAGGATAATCATCTCTGTTAATGACTGTTAAGTTTAGTGATGCATCAGGTTCTATTGTTTCTTTTAAAAATAATTTAAAGTTGTCAATAGTTTCTGCATCTAAATTTTTAAATAAGTAAATGATTTTTTCTAAGTCGGCATTCTTATTTAGAACATTAATGAAAGAATCTCTTATTGCAAGACCAATTACAGAGCGATGTGGTTCAGTGTCATAGGGATCTGATTTAACTAGCTTATTTCTAATGCTATAGAAATCTATAACCGTTTCTCCTGGGTTGTTTCTACAGAATTTATTAAATTCCTTTCTACTATTACACCATACACATTCTATTGTAATTTCAGTCGTTGTTGTCATCTTATCAATTTCTCCAATTCTTTAATTTTAGTTTGTAAAGTTTGGATTTTATGTTTTGTTTCGATGGTAGAGGGACTGTAATTAGTTCCCCATTCAGTGACCACCTTTATTTGATTAGATTGTTTTGAATTACCAAAATCTAATCCGACATCGATACAGATATCTCTGATAAAATTTAATCTATCATCGATACCTTTATCAAAATCATAGACAATAACTGACTCGTATTTCTCACCAGCCGCATTGATGTTATCATCTGTTACGGTTTTAATTACACCGTTATCTGCTATCTTAAGAGTTATCTCCTGCATTTAGTCTTTCTTCTAGGGATTGTTGAACTTTCTTGTATATTTTCCTAGCCGCTTTTCTATCAGCTCTATAAGTTTCTTTATCTTTGATTGTAGTCATTGCGAAGGCTTCTTCTAATAAATCAATCTCTTCTTTATTATAACCCACCTTAGTCCATGTTTCCTTTAATGAATTAAGCTTTGAACCTAACTGCTCTTCAATTTGGTCATTGACTTTTTTCTCATGAGCCTCTTGGAATTGTTTTCCTTCCTCCTGTTTCATGGCGTACCACGCTATTCCTTTTTCAGAGAATCTTCCCCATTCGTTTTTAGCTTTTAATAACCCAGCTCTTTTATAGGTGTCTCTTCTGTATTTTCTTGCTTGACTCATAGTTTATAATAATTAGTTACAAATTCAGTTATTTGTTCGTTTAAAAATTCTTGTAGGTTATTTATCTCTATTTGAGAAACAGCTGATTTAGAGATCTCTTCTAAGATTTGTTCTTTTTCTTCTTCAGAGTTTTCAACTAGCATGTTAAATATTTCTTTCTTAGGAAGATTAATTCCTACGCTTAATTGAAATGATTCGACATTCTTAGCAGATAAAGTTTTAATTAATTGACCAAGGGGAGAAGTATTTTCTTTAACTTCTACCTTTTTTTCAATTTCTTTAACGGGAGCTTTTTTAGGCGTAGGTGTAGTTCCTACAAGCTCGACTCCAGGAAATGGTAATCCTTCAGTAGTTATTAGTTCTAAAAACTCAGGTAATACTTTGTTGAATATTTTAGATCCATCTTTAAAGTAAGTAAATTCAGAATCTTTAGATTCTACCTCAACCACTTTACCAAAATTATCTCCCTTTTTCCACTGATATTTTACAATATCTTTTTCTTCAGTTGTTTGCATGATTTAACCTATTTTATTATTATACACCTAAACTTAGAAAAGTTTAAGCTGTGGTATAATATAGAAGGTATTAGATTCTCCTTCTTGATAGAACTTTATAAAGTCGTTTATAAAGGCATGGGATGTAGATGGTCCTATCATTGCCTCTGTCTTTTTAATATACCTTCTAAAAAACTCATGGCTTCCATGTTCTTTTAAATAGTCTTCTAGGCGGTTTACTTCTGGTAAGTTTATTTTATTAATGCTCATTCCATACGATTACTTGTTCAACAATAATTCCTGCCTTTTTTAATAAAGAAATACCTGACAGATCTCTATATCCTTCACAGTAGAATACTTTTTCTACACCAGCTTGTATAATTAACTTAGCGCATTCAAAGCATGGAGAAGTAGTAGTATATAGGATCGATCCTTTCGAAGTAAGTGTAGATTTTGAAATCTTCATTAGTGCATTTGATTCTGCATGTAAGACTTCTTGTTTAGTAACTTGTTTAGAACAACAAGTATCTTCACATTCATATCCTTTTTCTATTAAAATTTCTTTGTGATCAGGATTATCTATATTTCTAGTTTGAGTTTCTTCACATTGATTATCAAAACCATGTGGAGTTCCATTATATCCAAATGAAACAATCTGCTCGTCTTTAACTACTATACAGCCGACTTTCCTTCTCTCAGCATAACTAAGTTTAGAAATTTGATATGCTATTTGCATGTATATTACGTCTACTGAAATTCTTGGCATATTACTTTATAAATAAAAAGGGTCCATGTATTATACATGAACCCTTTAAAAAGTTTATATTGTTAATTTTAATATTAAGCTTCTGGAGTTTCCTCACCAACAGCTGAATCAGATTCTTTCATCTCATTCACTTTCTTAGAATATGCTTCGATCATTTCATTACATGCAGCTTCATAAGCTTCAACTGAATAATCTTCTTTCATTTCTTTAAGGCATTGAGCAGCCATTCCGCCAACTAATGCAGCATTTTCTTTCATATAAGTTTCAACAGTATGCTCATCATGTGCATCGTCTTCCCATGCTTTAGCTTCATTTTTACAAGATTCGTAAACCTCTTTTAACATATCAGAAACTAGTGCTGTTTCTTCCTCTTCTTCAGCAACCTCTTCAGTTTCTTCTTCAGCAACTTCTTTAGTTTCTTCTTCAGCAACAACTTCTTCAGTTTCTTCTTCAGCAACTTCTTCAGTTTCTTCAGCTTCAGAAATTTCTTCATTTCCAGCAGCATCAACAGTGTCTTCTAATTCAGCTTCTAATTCGTCTGATTTGTCTTCAGGAGTTTCACAGTCATTATCAACTACTTCAGTTTCATCTTTTAAATCTTCAGCAGGTAAACCAGCTTCTTCACCAGATTCAGTTACTGCTTCGATGTTTTCAACTATTTCATCTTCGATTACTTCTTCAGATTCTTTAATACCTAAGAAATCGGCAGCAGCTGCCTTTAATTCGTCATAAGTATATTTGCCTGCTAGAGCGTCATCAAGAATTGTTCCTCCTTTTTTACCAATCGCGTATAATGATACGTGATCAAATCCTAACCAAGGTCCAACGAATTCGTCTGATGCTTTTAAACCTAAATCAACGGATAGTGTCCATGATAAAGATCTTCTTCCTAGGAATTGGTCATTGTAACCTAATTTTCCAGCTTTAATATAACCGGATGCGTTTACTGCTTCTTCTATAGCATCACCGTTTCCTTGAACTTCTTCCGCTTTTTCTTCAGATTGTTCAACTGGCTCAGCTGTTGCAACTACGTCTTGTTGCACCTCCTCAGTTCTATCCATCTCAGATAAAAACTGTTCAAATGATTTTAATTTTGCCATAATTTTTTATTTTATTTGTTTTATTGTATTAATTACTATCTATATATCCCTTTTTATAGGGTTTTAATCTTATTTTGTTTCATCCAGGCTTCTAGCTCTTTAACTGCTCTATCGAATACCCTGTTTCTATCAATTTTTAATTCAAATGAATTAAAGTAATTTTTCATCATATAATACGCAGGTTCTACGCTTTCATCATTCGCTGCTAGATCTTCTACGTGTTTAGAAACTTCATACGCATAATATGCAGATTTTTCAGCCATAGGGTTTGTCATTGCTTGATAGAATTGTCCACCATAGAATTTACCTACTATGTCTCCGAATTTTTCTTTCATTTCTATCCATGAAATTCCTTCTAATCCAATCCATAATTTGGCTTGAACAGATTTCGTATCTTTTCTAATAAAACCGGCCTTAGCCATTTCTTTAGATATATCTTTAATTTTCTTAGGAATTGGTAATTTACCAAACTCTTTTTCCCATGTAGAAATTTCTTTGTCGTTTACAAAGGATTCAAATAGCTTTATGTGTTTCATTTTTTAGTTATTTGTATTTTCAAAGAAGAAGTACCCTGTATAATTCTATGATACTCTCCTGCATTTACTTCTATATATCCTTTTAATTCTATAGGGAGCTTATTATCATATTGGAACTTCCAATCATTTTCGTTTAAAGCTTCGATAACCCTGTCCTCCTCGTCGAAGTGCCATTTAAAAAGATGTTCAGGTTGGTTTGGTAAGAATTCTCTAATGATTATATTTTTTGAAACAGTCGTCTCCGTAAAGGGTAATGTTTTATCATCGACCATGGATATCATTTCTTCCATGGACATTTCTCCACAACCGCAACTTTTACATTTACAATCTTTATCTACCATGGTTGATCACTTTTTATACCAAGCTGTTTTCCAAAAAGAGTAGGTCCGTAACATGCCCAAAATCCCGCCTTAGTCGGATCCATCTTAGCCATTTTATCACAACCGTGTCTAGCCCAAAAGTTAGCTGCTCTTCCCGGGTCGTCGTTCTTAATAGTAGATGAAGGATCTCCCCATTCTAATTTCTTAGCAATGATGTTTCCTTCTTTATCAGTTCTTCCACTATTTCTGTAAACTATGAATTTCTTATTTCCACCCCTTGTTGGTGAATCTAATTTTACATTCTTTTGATTTCCTCCTCTAGGTTTATAGACTGCTTTAGTTCCTACTTCTAGATTTTTAGCCATCCATCCTGAAGGACCCTTTAAGATAATATTGTTTTTATCCCAATATTGCTTTACTTCTTCAAATAATTCAATATATGCATCGCTTCCTAAACGAAAGAATGAATTAGTAAGATCTAATCCTTCTTCAATGTGAGCTTTTAATTCGGGGGAAACTTCGTTCCAATCTTCAAATGTCTTTATAAACTTCATAACTTATATATCTATGATAGAACGAGCTCCTTTAAAAACTCCTGCTTGTATCGCTGTAGGGCAAGTTCTTTCGCCTTTGCTTCGAGTTCGATATCTAGATCCATACCATACGTTTCAATGTGATCATATACATAATCAGCATGTGCACGTTTATTGCCTTGTGTAGCATCTTCGTGTATTTGTTTACATGAAGAATAGTGGCATAGTTGGCGAATTCCTTTAGGCCATGATTTAGCTGCAAGTTCTAGAGCTTCTTTTTCTGGCATTGAATCTTCGTAGCACCAGTGATGATGATAGTCAAATGTGATTGGAGTTTTACCCGTTAATAGATGTATGTCATATAAATCCTGTACCGAATACTGTGCTGTTTTGTCATCGTTTTCGATAACTAGACGATTCGCTGCACCTGGAGTAAGTCGCTTGAAATTTTCAGCAAATCTTTTCTTAGTAGCTTCTTTATCGTCGTAGGTTCCGCCGATGTGAATATTGATAGCAGCATAAGGAGTTTGTGGTAAATCTAGCATATCCATTATTTCGCCGTGTTGACGTAAATCTTTAAGGGCTTTGATAACTACCTTTTCATTCGGAGAAGCAAGAACATTGAAAGGACCTGGATGGAATGTCAATCTTTGGCCATATTGTTTAGCAAGTTTACCTGCACCTTTCATTAGATTACACACTTTGTCATAATCAGGAAGTTCAGATAATTCGTATTCCGACATCCATGGAAATAGATTACTTGACATACGATACATTGTTATGTCGTTCTTGTAATTCCACTTGATAATTTCTATCATGTCCTTGATATTTAACACTGCAAGTTCTGATGCGTATTTAATACCTTTTTCCATGAAGGTTCTTTTAATCATTTTTCTACCAACATATATGTTCGATTCTTTTTTAAGAGTCATGTTGATACAACAATATCCGTAGTCTGCTGCCATATATTTTATATTAAGAGTTTGTATTAAGTTTCTTTTTTACTTCTTTGACCGTTCGTTCGGCCATGCATGCTTCTTCTAACGTAAATACATCGAAATCCATAAAAAGTAATCGGTCTTCAGTCTGAACAAACAGATTGTCACCAATTACTTCATATCCATTTTGTCTGTATACTACACTGTCTTCTATTCGTACGACATGAGTCGTGCCTTCGATTCTAGCAATGCGTTCATACATTGAAATCATTAGTCCCATTGCTTTTCAAATTCGTACCAATGATCTGTTTCTGCACAACACTTGAGTCCGTCGACAATAAGCATATCAATTTCAGAAGCGGAGAGAGTGTCGAACCATGCGCTAATGATACCTTCTAAAAGAGGAAGAGTTTCCTCAGATGTCATTGAATTGCGACCCATGTTAGAATAAATGTATTCTTCCTGTGCTTGTCTAACAATTGCTCCACCAATTCTAATTGCTACATCACCGTTATCGTTAAATCGCCTTCCTGAAAAGTATTCGCCATCTCCGAACTTTTCGAAAATATCCTTTTCTGGATGTCTCATTTTAAAGATTCCAATTTGAGTAGTGAGATGTGGGATAATAGATTTTGCAGGTTCATACCAACTAATTCCGTTTGCTTTGATTGATTCTAAGTTCATGTGTTTGTTTTAATTATTAATTACTATACTAATATAAGCAAAATACTTGAGATAAAAAAACATTTTACTGTTTATTTTTAATCTTCTTTATTTTTATGCTTATTCTTTCTTCGATACTTTTTCTTGTTTCTCACAGGAGTAGGCATACGAAGGGCATCAAGCCACTCTTGTAATGTTAAATTTACTTCTTTTAATTTCTTACCCTTGTTTTCCATTACCTTTCTAAGATTACAAAATCTCCAAACGCTTCGTCAAATACCTTAATAAGATTTTCATAGTCTCCTCCTGTCATTTGAGAATAAAGAGTTTCCCAATCCTTTCCAAGATCTTTTGAAAAACTTTTTGCGTAGGCTAATAGCATGAAGGCATTTCCTTCAGGACCCGTTAAGTCGATTATTACAGGATTTGATTGATGTTTGTGAAGTTTTTTTCTGATCATTATTATTGCTTGATTGATTACTATACTAATATAAGCAAAAAATCTGAGATAAAAAAACTTTTAGCTGTTTATTTTCAAAAAACTTTTGGTTATAACCAGAAGTTATTACAAAAACTTATGGTACAGTTTACCTAAAGGATATTCGTTATCTTCTGACTCCATCTTTTCAGGATGCCATTGAACTGCCCATATCTTTTTATCTAAGTCTTCGAATCCTTCAACTACAGAATATAATGGATATGAAAGATGTGTAGCTTTGAAGTTTTTAGCTAGTATATTACAGTGTTGATGATGCCTAGAATTAACACTAGTTAATGTTCCATTTAAATCTTCAACCGTATGGAATTGAGATGGCTTCCCGCTATGATCAACGTCTTCTGAAAAGTCAGCTGCTTTATGATCTTCTACTATTGCATCAGATAAATCTTCTACCGTTCCTCCAAAATAATGATTTAGGATTTGCATTCCTCTACATATTCCTAATATTCTATTATTAGAATCCAGGGCCTGTTTAATCCATACGAATTCTTTAGCGTCCCTTTCTTCGTCTTTTCCAATGTCTGCTCCTCCACATAATAGTAAAGGGCCTTTGACCTTGCGTCTAAGATCTAGCCATATTATTTCATGGTTGTAATGTGAAAGCCAGAGTCGAATTGCCTCTTTTTCCTTTATTCCCCTTGGAGGTGCTACGTAAATAGTCATAATAAAAACCCAATGAATTTGGGTTATTTTTAAAAAGCTAGGATTTGAAAAGGTTGTTTACCTGATCAACGATATCTTTTCCTTTATAAGATGCCTTAAAATGTTTAAGCAATTCTTTCTTAGCTTTCTTTTTATCAGAAGATGATAAATTGTCAAATCTGTCTATAATAGAAGAATTGTTATCTTTTGCGGCTCTATATTGTCCACCATCATCGATGTATTGTGCATATAGATCGTATGATTTAAAGTATTTTAAGAATAATTCTAGATCAGATAAGATTTCTTTTTCTAGTTGATTCTTTAATTTTCTATAGATGGTTTTCTTTTTGTTATAGTAATATTCCCATCCATCATTTTCTTGCATTCTCCATCCACTTACTTTATACATGTGGATTGTATCTTTAGAAGATAATTTGATTTCAAATTTAATACCCTTGTCAGTTGAAAGATCTTCAATGCTTTTAAGCATATCTTCCTTAGGTAATAATCTCGCCATAATCCATTCAACTTCCTGTTTCATTTCTTCAGGAGAACCCCAGTTCTTTTTGAAATCGTTATATGCGTAATACTTTTCGAATGTCATTAGATGTTTCATACTCTATATATCTATCCTACGAATCCAGGATCTCCAGCTCTTCTATCCCATCCGATATGTTTGACATATCCATCATTATCGTCCACTGATAAACTAACAACTATAAAACCCTGATCTCTATACCAGTGATCTACGAGATGTTCTCTAACCATTCCCGTGTACCCGTTATTTAATAGTCTATAGTCGCTCATTCTTTTTAAGCCTGGATTCCAGCTAAATCCCATATAATCCCTGACTATCATGGGAGTACCATCTTCGTTCAAGTCTCCTGTTGAAAAACTGGCAGGAAGAACAGCTCTAACTTTCATTCCGTTTAATTCAAATACTCTTTCAGATATTTTATTTAAAATCCTATCGTTCTTTGGGCGTATCCATGCTTGTAATATTTTTTCACTAGCAGAGAGAATTCTAATAGAATCTTCGATAAATCCATGTCTATAGAATTCCCAATCTTCTTCACAATGAAAAACATATTTAGTAGTTACGGTAGAGTATGCTTTATCTATTGACTTTGACTGTCCTAGTTTATTTTCATTAAACATAAACTCTAAAGAGTTATTATACTTCTTATTAAGCTCATTACATGCATCAAATACTTCTTCCTGTGCAGAGTCCTCTGTTATAATAAATCTTTCAATTGGATATGTGTTGAATTTAAAAAAAGAGTCTAGTGTTTTTTCTAAAAGATCAACTCTTCCACATGAGGTAAGAACAACTGTAACTGAATTTATTTCCATAGTATTTGTATCGATATTAAAATAAGGGTTAATAATAGAGACACTCCGGTCTTCGCCGTGATACCTTCATTCATAAAGTAATAAGTCATAGCAGTAAATATAAGAATACCACTAGCAAAACCTATGAATCTTCCAGGCCAAAGTAAACCGTCAAAGTGCTCAACAACCATCTGTGTTGCTTTAATTAAAATGTAACTAATAATAGAACCCATTCCAATGGCAACTGGCCATGGGTTTTTCTTAAACCAGGGCCATACAAATTGTCCATTAGTTTGAATCCAAATAAGTCCTTGCCCTAAGAGGAATAATAAAAAGCCGTAAAAAAGTTTCATTAGAATAATGAATTAGTAGTAGTTAATAGATGTGATATAAATGAAGGCCTATGTGAATCACTGGCTCCCATTTCCTTTATTGCAGTTATATGTTGCTTTGTTCCATATCCTTTATTAGAATTCCATCCATATCCTGGAGTTTCTTCATCTAATTCTTTCATTAACATATCTCTACTTGTTTTAGCAAGTATGGATGCAGCAGCGATAGAACTATATTTATTATCTCCACCTATTACGGTTTTAAAAGGTATTCCTTCATATCCGTGGAATTGATCTCCATCCACTAATATAAAATTAAATGAATTGTCAATAGTGTTTAGACATTCTTTCATTCCTAGAAGAGTAGCCTTTAATATGTTAGTAGATTCTATTGTTTCCGTATCTATATGCTGAACGCTATACGCAATTGCGTTATCTAATACTATTTCCCTAGCCTCTTTTCTTTGAGATTCATTTAGCAATTTAGAATCTTTTATTAAAGGATGGTTAAATCCATACGGCATAATAACCGCAGATACTGTAACTGGGCCTGCCAAGGCACCTCGACCTGCTTCGTCTATTCCAACTTCAACGATACTTCTATCGTCATTATAACTTCCTTTAAGTAAGATGTGTTTTGCTTTCTCCATATTAAGTTTTATAGGAGTTATACACACATTTAGTGAAATGTTTATTTAGGCTCGTGGTTTTCCTTCCACTTATCGTATCTCTTTACAACTTCCTGAAGGATCTTTGCTCTAACAATATCTTTTTCAGTAAATTCATGCACACCTATTCCTTTAATACCTGTCATTAATTCAGTAAACGAAGGTAAACCAACATTGGCTTTAGATATATCATGCTGGCTAACGTCTCCTGTTACTATAACCTTAGAGTCTTTACCCATTCTTGTTACAAATAACATTAACTGCTTGAACGTTGCATTCTGTGCTTCATCTAATACCATTAATGATCCGTCAAATGTATCACCTCTCATATAAGCCATTGGCCTAAATACAATAACTTCTTTCTCTACGAGAGTTTGTGCTATTTCAGATCCTACTATTTTTGTAATGTTCGATATGTATGATTGCATGAATGGATCTATCTTGTCTGCGATATCTCCTGGTAAAAATCCTAACTTTTCACCTGCTTCCTGGATGGGTTTACATAATACTATTTGTGAAATCTCTTTTCTAGCTAAGAGGAGGAGTGCAGTATAACATGCTGTAAATGTTTTGGATGTTCCAGCTGGACCTGTGCAAAACGTTATCTGATTCTCTAGTATTGTGTTTGTATATTTCTTTTGGGATTGTCTTAATTGTACTCCTTTTAATTCTGCTTCTTTTATTCCGTATCTTCTTCTTCTAGGTCCATCGGAACTAGATGAAGATTTATTGTTTGAATTGTTTCTGCTCATCGAGTTTAATTTTTTTAGTCTCCTGCCATTATTACCGTTTTTTTAAGCTGCAATAACGTATCACATTTTTCATACTCCTCAAGTTCTTCAAAATATTCTATAATAATATCTATGAACTTGCTTCTTTGTCCTTCGCCATGAGGGATTTCTATCGTATTCTTGCCTTCGCTGAATACAACAAATCTATTAATGGTTTTAGTAAAATTTCTTGTGATAGTATAATAGCTTGATCTCATCAATGCGTCTTTGTCATCACTAAAAGATTCCTTCATTACAAAGTATATTTTTTTATATCGAGATATTAATAATCTCAATTTATATATTTAATTCCGGTAAGGTCTAAGGTAAAATGAAGTAAAAAAATATGTTATTATATTTCTACTTGTCCTTGTTTTCGGCGTTAGATTTCTTTTGAAGATATATTGCCTTTTGGAACTTAAGTCTCTTTAATGCAGAGGGCTTCGTATATTGCTTTTCATCTCTAACCTTTTTCATCTGTTTGGTCTTAATGGTTTTACGCTTATACTGTTTTAAAGCTTTTTCTATATTCCCTTTATCTACATTAATTATTAACATATATTGCTTATGATTTTTTTAAGTTCATGGCATCTTTCATATTCTTCTTGTTCTGCGAAATATTTGATAACCGTTTCTAGTGCTGCTATTTTTTCTTCTTTAGGAGAATTATTGTTTAATGCTCCCATTTCATTTTCAATTATAGCCTTATAAATTAAGTCCATCATTATCTCTTTGGATGATGATTTCAATTTTTCAATAAACGCGATTGATTCTACGCTGTTGTTAACTTCAAATTCTGGATTATTTCTATTGGTATCTGAATTATCCCATTCGTCAAAATCTGGTAAATCATTCATTGTCTATTTCTTTTATTTTTTTTATTAGTTCTATTTGTGAATCTTTAAGGGGTGGATTAAATGCATTTAACTTCACCATAAGGTTACCATAAGTATTCATACTATATATCGGGAATCCTTTACCACTTATTCTTAATATCTTATTATTCTGTGAATTTGGAGGAACATTTACCTTTATTTTATAAAAAGGCGTATTGATTTCTATTTCAGTTCCTAGAATCATATCATAAAAAGAAACATTTGCATCTACATAGATGTCATTTCCGTTTAATATAATCCTATCATCATATTTTAAATTAATTATAATGATTAGATCTCCTTTGGGTGCAGATGAATTAGCAGGATGAGGTTGACCTTTTCCACTAATTTTTAACTTCATACCTTCATAAACTCCTTTAGGTATATTAACGTTTAGTTTTTTAGAACCTATGTCTACTCTCTTTTGGGTTCCATGATAAGATTCTTCTAGGGTTATTGTCATTCTAACCGTAACGTCTCTTCCTTTTGAAGAGGAACCAAACGCATCATTGAACATATCACTGAAGGATCCTTCTCCGTTTTGAAACCAACTATGAAATGGATTGTCAGAAGACTTATATCCTAATTCAATATCATACTTTCTTTTTCTGTTCTCGTCAGATAAAACCTCGTATGCTGTAACTATTTCTTTAAAGGAAGACTCATCCCCTTCGACGGTATCGGGATGATATTGCTTTGCTAGTTTACGATAGGCCTTCTTAATCTCGGCTTGGCTTGCTGACTTGTCTATCTGCAGCAGTTCGTAGTAGTTCATTCTTTCTTTTCTTTACGGCTTCCTTAACGACTTTAATGCTCTTTCTTTTTTCAACCACATCTCTTTTCTGTTGGTTTTCCATAAGATCTGCAATTCTCGTAAGTTGCTCCGCAATGACTTTTAATAATTGTTCTTCCATGATATATTTATACACATTTTATTTATTGTCTAGAATATTTTTAAGATGTGCACATTTTTCATATTCTTCAGATTCCTGAAACCAATCTAACATTTGCTGTAATGTTCTGATAATCGGTTCTATTTCTATGCCGTTGTCTTGCATTGATTTAAAGTCAACTCCTTTTTCTAAGATCATATCCCAGTTATTTCTAACTAGTTTATCTTTCAGTTCGTGAAGGTTATTTTCCATATCTGCATTTTTTTGAATTTGAGCTATTTCATCGTGCTCATCGTTGTTTTGGTCTTCGAAGTCTTCAAACATATTTCTTTATTTTTAATTACTATACTAATATAAGCAAAATTTCTGAGATAAAAAAACTTTTAACTGTTTATTTTCAAAAAAGTTTAAATTAAAATGGAGCTTCAACCTTAGATACTAGTTCCATATCTGACATCTTTAACATCACGTTCATAGTTCCAATAACATCATCTTCACAATAGTCTTTAATTTCTTCTAATCTTCCAGCGTAATACGCTTCTGATACTTCACCACCATACATGTTTTGTTTAGGAGAAGGTATCTGTAAAAGATCACAGATCATAGAAAGAGATGCACCATTCCATCCGCCAAATTTCCATATTTCATTAGTGTCTAATAGACAATTCTCCCATGGCTTAAGTTTTTGTAAGTGTAATTGTTGTGGAATTTCTACACCTTGAATAATGGATCTTTTAATTAAGTAAGGCATATCAAAGCCTTTAATGTTATGACCTACTATTTGAATTTTAGGATTTGCCTTAAAGATTAATGCCATCGTATCCATAAATTCCTTTAGAGTATTCTTTTCATCATCTCCATAAAAAGACTTTATCTTAGGGGTAGGTGTAATGCCATCTGGGAAGGTGACTTGTCCGATTGTAATAACTACTGCTCTTCCGAATTCAGGATAAAGGGCAGCATCCTTGATATACATATCAGCATCTGAAACTCCTTCATACTCTGATTTACTTTGTCTACCATACTTTGCTTTCTTTTCCCAGTGTGAGTATGCATTTTCTCCAATAATCTCTGCAAAGCTATCTAAGTCCTTTGCAGCAGTTGACGTTTCAATGTCAATAAATAACATGTTTTTTAAATCTGAAATACTATACATCTTTTTCTTGTTTTGGGTGAGTTTTTCTAATATTATAAATAGAGACTGGATATCTCATTTGTCTTCCATAATTTCCATTAACAAATGTAAACCATCGATGGCCGTATGTTTCTGTTAATTTGTCAGAGGTACCTTCTAACTTTCCTACTTCCCATGATCCTGCGAAATAGAAATAGTACGTTTCGCCAATAATTGGCTTCTTAACGTGAATAATCTCTAGCTTCTTTTTCTTCTTTGCCATATAGATTATACTCAAATATGTGTAATTGTTTATATTTTCTTCTTTAATCTCATTAAGTATACTACTCTAGAGAAATGATAAAAGGAAAGAATAGGTATCTGTAACACTTCAAACAAGAATAAATTCTGTTCAGTGTTTATAAAGAGTGTTGGATATAATATTGCAGATATTATTCCAAAGATTTTAAATCTTTTATCAAAGAGCATGATCCATGTCGATGACATAAAAAATAGAATAGCAGATATATTATGTATTGTAGGGTAATTTGCAACGCTAAAGCTTGCTATGATTATTAATAAGAATGCCGGTATTTTCCATTCAATAGAACGATGAAGCCATAATCCTAATGAAACTCCTATTGTTAATAAAGGGAATAAGATTGGTTTTAATTGATGATAATCACTATAACTATCCTCTATGCCTAGGATTAATGGCAGACACACTGTATATAATATTGCGTAAATACACAGTGCAAATCGTAACCATAATCTATTCATACTTGGAAGTTTATTAACTATACTTAACTATACACTTCCATTTGGAATTGTTTCAATTAAAAGTGTCCGTGTTCTTTAACACGTCTTATCATAAGATATGTGTTATATGATACGTTAATTTCTGCATATCCTCCTGTAATTGTAGAAGGACAAGATTCTCTAGAAATCCAATAGCTAGGTGGTTCTTTAATTCTTTCTGTTATAAAGTCAAACAGTTTGTCAATGTCCATGTGATGAACCCATAAGTTCACATGCATACAAGTCATATCCGGATATGCCATAATTTATTCTTTTATTTCGAATCGTTCGCTGTCAAGTTCTATAGTTTTTTTATCTAAATCATTAGATAATTTTGTTAGGGCCTTGTCAGTATCTTTGTTTACTTCTCTTCCGTAAAAGTCTTTAAATATTTTACGGTATATTTGCACAGTAGAATCATAAGGAACTCCAGGTTGAGAATTACTTTCTATAATATACAATTTTCCTTCTTGATCTTCCATTATATCAAAACATATATATGGTAAATCTTTAAACTTATCACAGAATTTTTCTATTAGTGTTTTAAATTTTTCAGGAAGAGTTGTAATATCTCTTTTGATATATTTAAAATTCATTTCTTCTTTTCCGTCACCATCACCTGATTTTGCTTTATCATTTAATGGTTCTCTTTCCATCCAAAAGAAAGCATCTCCTTTAAAGTTAATTATTCTATGCTCTGATTTCTTATCTACGAATTCGGAATATACGTCAAATTTAGAATGATCAGCTTTATCCCAATCTTCCTGAGATTTAAAAACCTGAATTCCAATACCTGAATGTCCTTCAGCTGGCTTTGCAATTAATGGAAAACCAATTTCTAAAGCTTCTTTCTCGTCATGGCATGTTTGTGGAATGTTTTCATCTCCATCGACTATTTTATGAAACTCTGCCTTAGATCCAGATTGCTTAATGAATTCTGGTCTATTATATACATTTTCTTTTTTAACTAATCCTTCCTTTAAAAGGGTTTCAACTACTCCTGAATTATAGGTTAATATAGGATAGTCTGGATTAATATCTATGTCTTTATAATTGTCTTTATTGATTTGTATAAAGAAATTATCTGACGCAAATCCTTTATAAGACCACCACCTGTGACCTGAGTCGGGATCAATTGCTAGATAAACTTTAAAAAGATCATTAGTATCTTCGTTTAGGCTTTCGTTAATAAATTGGTTGAATGATTGTATTTGCTTCATATTCTATTTATCCACTCATCTTACAGAAACTTACAGTAATATACCTTGTTCCTGAAAAAATAGGCTTTGCACCGTGTCTATGTGTAATTGCACCTGGGTGTAAAGCTGCCATTCCAACTCTAGGAGGACTAATATTTGCCTTATATAATGGGAAATAAGTTCCACCTCCTGTAAAATCTTCATTCATTCTAACAACAGTTGTTAAATGGCTATTATCATGGTGAAGAGAAAGGTGCGCTTGTGTTTCTGTAGTATACTTTACAATAAATGTTTCATCTGACATAGAATTCCACTGCTTTCCTTCTAAAGTCCAGAACCATATTCCTAATGGCCTAACAAATTCGTTAAGAACCTTTGAGTAAATTTCATTCATCCATACTTTGTCAATGAGCATGTCGGTTGTTGGATAAAATTCATGTCTATCTACTGTCCATTCTCCTTCAGTTTCACATAGTTCAATTAGATCTTTACAAAACTGTTCTTTAAATAAAGGAAATACTAAAACACTCGGAGCCGCTTCGTCAACTATGAGTTCATATTCTCCTTTTCTTAAAAGGGGATCGATGTATTTGTCACACCATGCATCCCAATCGCTTGCATCTAAAATTTCTACGTATTTTCCCATTATTTTACTTTTTCTAATTTAGTTACTTTTTTTTCAACTCCTGATTTTTCAGCGTATGTTTCGTTAGCAACTCCTTCTTCTTCTCCATATCTTGACTCTGCTGAGATAGGATAGTCAGGGCTTTCATTATATGCCCAATCTTCTATTCCTAATTCAATAAATCTAGCGTTGATTTGTTCATTATAATATTGTGCTATTGTTCTAACTCTTCTTTGAATGTCTGCTCTTGATAAATCATGAGTGTTTCTTCCACCTTGATTATTATAGAGAAATTGAATATAGCTTAGTTTAGGTATTTTACATATCTTAGAATATAGGAAGCTTCTGATCACTAATTCAAAATCATCTGCAATTGTTAGACTTCTGTTATGTCCTCCTATTTCAAAATAAGTAGATCTTCTCCATGCTCTAACGTGATTTGGAACTCCTACAATATGTCTGATTGTTTTTGGATTAATATTCTGTTGATTAGCAGGTGACAACATTCTACCTTCATACTCTTCTTCTCTATAAGAACCATATCCTAATGCAAACCCTTCTCCATATCTTTGATTTTCCCACTCTTCATTTACCTCGGCAGTATCTCCATAAAACATACCACAATCAGGATGTGCCTGTGCAGCATTATGTAAATCTTCTGCACATGTTTTAACCAATAAGTCATCATGGTCTAATTCTGCTAGAATATATCCTTTAGCAAGAGAACAACATCTGTATTTAGATTCTCCAATACATCCTCCTGATTTTTCTCTAAAATCATACACCTTTACTCTTGGATCTACTAACGCAATTTCTTCTGCTATCTTTAAAGTTTTACCTCCATCGGTGGAATCATTTACTAAAACCCATTCCCAGTTATTATACGTCTGATCTCTTACGGATCTATATGTGTTCCATAACTTTTCACCAGTATTATATATAGGCGTAAAGAATGAAATCATCTGATCATCTTCTAGGTTAGAAGGAGATAGAATAGAATTCATTGCTACGGAATATGCAGTGTTTCCTATATTTTCCGTGTTCTCAGAATTAAACCACCTTTTTCTAAATTGGAGAGGAAGAGAAGCTAGGTTAGGAAACTCTTTCCATGATTCTCCATTTGTAATAATTGCATCAGGATTAAACGACGTAACTGCGTTAATTACTTCACTATCGTCTTCTAAGTATTTAACGTCTAATTCATCTGCTTCATACGATAAATATTTTATAGACTTTAATTCTGGCTTAGTTTTTCCTATATAAATTATTTTAGGTATTTTTGCACTTGGTACTTTTTCTAAATAATTGTAGTGGCATAAAACCTTGTCAATCCATACGAATGAATCACCATGTGTTTTTAATACTTCTTCTATAAAGAAACCGTCTGCTGCATAATTTGCACTAAACGAATGAGTATCAAATATGCTTCTATTAATAACCATCTGTGCAATGTCAATTTTCTGAAATGCAGTATTTTCACGACTAGCTACTCTAATTTCTTGTCCGGTAAAATCTCTACCTGCAACTAATTGAGAAACGATATGAACCTGTGCAATTGGAAGATTCTTTATACTCGCTTTAATAGTTTTGTAAAAGTCTTCGTGTATAATGTTATCATCATCTAGTAAATAGATCCAACCTGATTTGATTGTTCTAATAATATCAGAAACTTCAGGATATAATAATCCTCCTCTTTGTCCTTTTACAAAATGTAATTTGACATTGACAGTATCTGTTAAGTTCGAGAGAACCTCTGCATCAATATCCTTTAATGCTCCTGTATCAAATACAATGTGCCAATTTACTGTTACTCCCTTAGGCGCATTTAATACTCCTTCTTTAATTGTTAAAAGGTTACTTGTTCTGGTACACCTTGTAATAATATTAATCTTCATATTTATATTTGTTTTTATACGTCAAAAAAGAACATGTGAAAAAATCTAGCATTGTCAATTGCATCTCCAAAATACTGAGTCGCAGCGTGGATATTTTTAGCATTAAACAAGACTAATCTATTATACACATTTCCTACTTCATCTATTTTTTCAAAATTAGATCCATCGTAAAAATTCATTTCATTACTATTACCCTTGAATGCATCTATGTATGCTTGGGTTTTTCTTTTATCGTCATCGAATGTATAATCACCCGTGACTTTACTTCTATAGAACGCAGTTCCAGATGTAGGTGGAGCGTCAGGTGTTAAATATACCATTGCTGCATAAGTTTGATTATCCACGTGATAAACAATCTGTTGATCTGCTGTACAAAATTGAAATATTCCGTTAGCATACCTGTCGTGATTCCAATTGAATATTGGTTTTCCTATAATTTCTTCTAGTTTTTCTTTAGTTCCATCTAAGATAAATCTTTCATTTGCTCTTTGGCCCTTGTGATAATCGGAAGGTGTAAATTCTAAATGGTTCATTGCCCATTCTCTTACAAGGTCAGGATCATTATAAAAATTATCTACTACTATAACATCCTTTGATGTATTTGCAAATCCTGAATGATACGATAACCAGTGTCCGATTGGACCTATTGCAGTTTCTCCAATACTAGTATGGATGACTAGTGTTTTTAGTTTTTTATCAAAAGGAACCTCAATAGTAAATGACATATTCTGATTAGTAAGCTGATTTGAATATACTTCCATTACGTCTTGCCTATCACCTAAAAATTGAACTTTAAGAGGTTCATTTGACATTGAAAAGCCTAAAGCTTCTCCGCCTATTAATCCAACCCATCCATTAAGAGTATATGTGTCTGTATTCTTAGTTACGCTTTCCACATAGAATTTTACATTCTTGTTAAACGTATCATGTTTGATTTTATTATCCATCGATTGTGTTCTATAATATTAGTTATACTTAGATATTTTAAATTGTTTACTAAGTGTAATAAGATAATAAGTTATTACAATCTATATATCACATAAAAAAAGGGTCCTCTTTCGAGGACCCTTTCTAAAATTATCTTGATGATTTAAATTAAGACTCTAAAGTTTTAATTCTTGCTTCAAGTTCTCTAATAGCTTCGATTAAAAGACCGACCATTTTTTCATAGTCAACAGTTTTGTAAACTGTTCCGTCTTCTGCACCATCCATTAGTGGCATTTCATGTTCTCTTACTAACATAGGTAATACCTCTTCTACTTCTTGGGCGATAAGACCTAGATCATGAAGACCTTTTCTGCTACCGCTATTCCAATCGTATTCAACACCTCTTAACTGTAAGACTTTAGATAATGCTTCTTCAATAGTAGTCACGTTATCTTTAAGTCTCGCATCCGAGATAGAAGTTGAGTATGCAACAACATCACCGTCAACGTGAAGGTTACCGTTACTGTATAATCTCATTTCTTCTGAGTTGTTAATGTAGAATTGTTGTAATGCACTACTGTTATTGTAGTACACATATTCACCACCTGAGTTACCAACATACTGATTAGAATATAATCTGTAGTTAGACGTGTTAGGACCTACGGCACCTTGGTTACCCGTGTTACCTTTAGGACCAGTTGCACCAGTATAACCTTGAGCACCATTAGATCCATTAGATCCATTTGCACCAGTTAAACCTCTGTCACCTTTAGGACCCGTAGGACCAGTGTAACCTTGAGGACCTGTATTACCAGTTGTACCTTTAGGACCAGTTGAACCTTTAAGACCTTGGAAACCTTGATAACCTCTAGCACCAGTTGAACCAACAGTACCTTTAGGACCTGTAGGACCAGTGTAACCTTGAGGACCTCTAGCACCTGTGTCACCTTTAGTACCCTTAGCACCAGTTCCACCAGTTGGACCAACAGAACCTTGAGCACCAGTTGAACCAGTGTTACCTTTAGGACCTGTAGGACCAGTTGAACCAACATTACCTTTAGAACCAATAACACCTTGAGCACCTGTAGGACCAGTTGAACCAACGTTACCTTTAGCACCTAGAGCACCTTGAGCACCTGTATTACCAGTGTTACCTTTAGGACCAGTTGAACCAACGTTACCTTTAACACCAATTATACCTTGGAAACCTCTAGCACCACCAGCACCAGTAGAACCTTTAGGACCAACTGAACCAGTTGCACCTGTAAGACCTTGAGGACCAGTAGCACCTCTAGCGCCAGTTGCACCTTGAGCACCAGTATTACCTTTAACACCGATATCACCTTTAGTACCTTTAGCACCCGTTCCACCAGTTAAACCTTGGAAACCTTGATAACCTCTAGCACCTGTGTTACCAACGCTACCTTTAGGACCAACAGGACCAACAGAACCTTGATTACCAGTATTACCAGTATTACCTTTAGCACCTAGAGCACCTTGAGCACCAGTTGAACCAGTGTTACCTTTAGCACCTAGAGCACCTTGGGCACCAGTTGAACCTGTATTACCTTTAGGACCAACAGCACCAACAGCACCTCTTGCACCACCAGTACCTTGAGCACCTGTGTTACCAGTATTACCTTTAGCACCAACGTTACCTTTAACACCAATTACACCTTGGAAACCAGTTGGACCAGTATTACCAGTATTACCTTTAAGTCCAATATCACCTTTAGCACCTGTAGCACCAGTTATACCTTGAATACCAATTAGACCTCTGTCACCTTTAGCACCAGTTCCACCAGTTGCACCAGTTGAACCTTGGAAACCTTGAGCACCAGTGTTACCTGTGTTACCTTTAAGTCCAATATCACCTTTAGTACCTTTAGCACCTACAGCACCTTGAATACCTTGAATACCTCTGTCACCTTTAGCACCAGTTATACCTTGGAAACCTTGATTACCTTTAGCACCAACATCACCTTTAGTACCCTTAGCACCTACAGCACCTTGAATACCTTGGAAACCTTGATTACCTTTAGCACCAACATCACCTTTAGTACCTTTAGCACCAGTAAAACCTTGGAAACCTTGAGCACCTGTAGCACCTCTGTCACCTTTAGTACCTTTAGCACCTGTAGCACCAGTTATACCTTGGAAACCTTGGAAACCTTGATCACCTTTAGCACCTGTATTACCTTTAGTACCTGTTATACCTTGGAAACCTTGATCACCTTTAGCACCAACATTACCTTTAGTACCTTTAGCACCAACGGTACCTTGAATACCTTGGAAACCTTGATCACCTTTAGCACCAACATTACCTTTAGTACCAGTTATACCTTGGAAACCTTGAGCACCTGTAGCACCTCTATCACCTTTAGTACCTTTGATACCAATAACACCATTTGCACCTTGGAAACCTTGATCACCTTTAGTACCAACATTACCTTTAGCACCAGTTATACCTTGGAAACCTTGATCACCTTTAGCACCTGTGTTACCAACGATACCTTGAATACCTCTGTCACCTTTAGCACCTTGAGCACCAGTGTTACCTTGATCACCTTTAGTACCAATGTTACCTTTAGCACCAGTTATACCTTGGAAACCTTGATCACCTTTAGCACCTGTGTTACCTTGTTTACCTTGTACACCAATAACACCTTGTTCACCAGTATCACCTTTAGCACCTTGAGCACCTGTGTTACCAACAACACCTTTAGCACCAGTTATACCTTGGAAACCTTGATCACCTTTAGCACCTTTACCACCATCAGCTCCAGCAGCTCCAGTATTTCCTTGGAAACCTCTATCGCCTTTGTCGCCTTTGTCGCCTTTTAAACCAGTTTGACCTTGGAAACCTTGATCACCTTTAAGACCTTGCTCACCTCTGTCTCCATTGGCACCAGTTTTACCTTGAACACCTTGAATACCTTGTTCACCAGTATCACCTTTAAGACCTTGGTAACCTAAATCACCTTTATCACCTGTTCTTGCGAACGTTACTATTAATTCTTCATTTGCTGAGAATACATTAGCTGCAGAAGCATATAATGTGTTACCAACTACTTGGAAATATGTATTAACCTCTTGTAAAGAAGAGATTGTAAATAACATATATTGAGAAGAATCTAATTTATTAGAAATTCTAATATGACCTTTAATTGTAGATGTAGAATCGTCAATAGTTCTTAAGTATTGCTGAACGTCATTGTTAGTTGCATTTAAATCATCAATGTTGATTTGTGTTGCACTTCCAGCAGCGTCAGTGTTAAGACTAATATATCCTGCACCCGGATCGCCTGCGGTACCAGAATTAAATTTATAGTAGAATGTTGCTCCACCAAAATTACCTTCAGGACCTTGGAAACCTTGATCACCTTTGTCACCTTTGATACCTCTATCACCTTTGTCACCTTTGAAACCTTGATCTCCTTGGTCACCTTTAGCTCCAGTGTTTCCTTGGAAACCTCTTTCACCTGTATCACCTTTTAAACCAACATCTCCTTGATCACCTTTAGCTCCAGTATCTCCTTGGGCACCGACTTTACCATCAATACCTTGGAAACCTCTATCACCTTGATCACCTTTAAGACCTCTTTCTCCTTTGTCACCTTGGTCACCTTTGACACCAACGATACCTTGGAAACCTCTGTCACCTTTATCACCTTTAAGACCTCTGTCACCTTTAAGACCAGTATCTCCTTGGTCACCTTTAAGACCTGTTTCACCAGTATCTCCTTGATCACCTTTAGCACCTGTATCTCCTTGGTCACCTTTAGTTCCAGTTATACCTTGGAAACCTTGATCACCTTTATCGCCTTTAAGACCTATATCACCTTTAAGACCAGTTTCACCAGTATCTCCTTGATCACCTTTAGCTCCAGTATCTCCTTGGTCACCTTTAGTTCCAGTGTTTCCTTGGAAACCTTGAATACCTCTGTCACCTTTAAGACCTGTTTCACCTTGTTCACCAGTGTCACCTTGATCACCTTTAAGACCTTGATCACCAGTTACACCTTGATCACCAGTTATACCTTGGAAACCTTGATCACCTTTAGTACCAACTTTACCGTCAATACCTTGATCACCTTTGTCACCTTTAAGACCAGTTTCACCATTAGCACCAGTATCTCCTTGATCACCTTTTAAACCGGTGTCACCTTGATCTCCTTTAAGACCAGTGTTTCCTTGGAAACCTTGAAGACCTCTGTCACCTTTAAGACCAGTTTCACCTTGTTCACCAGTTTCACCAGTTTCACCTTGAATACCTTGATCACCAGTTGTACCTTGATTACCAGTTATACCTTGGAAACCTTGATCACCTTTGACTCCGATACCATCGACACCTTGGAAACCTTGATCACCTTTGTCACCTTTAAGACCTGTTTCACCAATATCTCCTTGATCACCTTTAGCACCAGTATCTCCTTGATCACCTTTAATACCCGTATCTCCTTGGTCACCTTTAGCACCTTGTATACCATCATCACCAATAGAACCCTGAACACCAGTTTCACCTTGAGCTCCAATAACACCTTGGTCACCAGTTATACCTTGGAAACCTTGAATACCTTGATCACCTTTAGCACCAACGTCTCCTTGGTCACCTTTAAGACCTGTTTCACCAGTATCTCCTTGATCACCTTTAAGACCTGTATCTCCTTGATCACCTTTAGCACCAACTTTACCGTCAATACCTTGGAAACCTTGATCACCTTTAGCACCAGTTTCACCAGTTATACCTTGGAAACCTTGATCACCTTTAGCTCCAGTATCTCCTTGGTCACCTTTAAGACCTGTTTCACCAGTATCTCCTTGATCACCTTTAAGACCTGTTTCACCACGATCACCGACTTTACCGTCAATACCTTGGAAACCTTGATCACCTTTAAGACCTTGTTCACCGTCAGCACCAACAGCACCTTGAGCACCAATAGCACCTTGAGCACCAGTTTCACCGATTATACCTTGGAAACCTTGATCACCTTTTTCACCAGTTTCACCTTGTTTACCATCAGCACCAATATCTCCTTGGTCACCTTTAAGACCTGTTTCACCAGTATCTCCTTGGTCACCTTTAAGACCTGTTTCACCAGTATCTCCTTGATCACCTTTTTCACCAGTTATACCTTGGAAACCTTGATCACCTTTTTCACCAGTGTCACCTTTTAAACCAGTTTCACCTCTTAGACCTGTTTCACCAGTATCACCTTTTAAACCAGTGTCACCTTGATCACCTTTTAAACCGGTGTCACCTTGATCTCCTTTAAGACCAGTTTCACCTTGAATACCTTGGAAACCTTGAGCACCTACTTTACCTTCAATACCTTGTTCTCCTGTATCACCTTGATCACCTTTAAGACCTGTTTCACCAGTATCTCCTTGGTCACCTTTAAGACCTGTTTCACCAGTATCTCCTTGGTCTCCTTTAAGACCTTGATCACCTGTTTTACCTTGAATACCTTGTTCACCTCTATCTCCAGTTGCGCCTGTATCGCCTTGATCTCCTTTAAGACCAATGCCACCTTCAACACCTTGAGCACCAGTTAAACCTATATCACCTTGTAAACCTTGATCACCTGTTATACCTCTATCGCCAGTTTCACCGTTGTCTCCTTGAAAACCTTGAACTCCAGTTGCACCTTGTGCACCTTCATTGCCAGCTCCTTGAGAACCTTGATAACCTTGACTACCAGAAGTACTAATAAATGGATTTGCCATGTTTTAATAATTTATTTTTTTTAGTCGTCTAGATTACTTTTGTCGTATACTACTTCAAACTGATCAGTTCCAGCAAGCTCATAACCTGCAAGAGTTCCGTTCCAGTAAAGTGTATCTCCAGCATCTAAGTCAGAAGCAGGAACAGCAGTTGCACCACCGTCTCTTGAGAAATATACGTCTCCGTTTCTATCATTATAAGATTCGTCAAGTGCTATACCGTTTAAGAATACTTGAACTGTTGAATCTTGGAAAGGAGTATACGTTAGTGTAAGTCCTGTTGATGAGTAATTACCTGAAGTTACAGCAGAGAACGAAGTCTGTGTGAATTCTTCTGGTTGAATTAGGTCTGTTGGCGACTGCGATGGTCTCCATGGAAGAACATGACCCACTGTTTCTGTTAATGCTTGTAAAACAGGATTGCTGTATGCAAAACCTGGATCACCAGTATTAACGTAATCTTCTAAAGTACCGTTACCTGAGTTATCTACAACGTAGAAATCTCCGGGAACTAACTGGTCCAATTTAGGCCATGCTGAAACGTTAATAGTTCCAACTTGCACAGCGATAAAATTGTCCGCGTCTACAATAGATTCGATGATTAATCTTCCTAGCTTGTTAGCAGTGCTTGAATCAGCTAACACCCATCTAGAACCCACATAAGCTATAACAACTCCAGCAGAAAAACCGTGGTCTTCCTGTGTGTAAGCTGATTTAAGCGAACCTGATTCAATGCTGGTGTTAATAAGATCAAGAGCAGCCTGTAAGCCGTCAATTTGCTTGATTTTAATTAATGACATGAATAGTTACATTTTTTTTTATTTATTTTAAATGTGGAATAATTCCACTCAATCTTATATATTATAAATTGATGGGATAAAGGTCCCAGAATCTATAGTATAAGATATTATTTTACGTATTAAAAATCCCACTTATCTGTAAAGTGACATCTTACGTATGTTGGTCGGTTCATTACTGCTCCGCCTTTATGATTTTCTCTGAATCTTACGTTGAAATCTGAATCTTCACTTACGTTACCCCAAGTATCTCTCCATAAAACAGATGCAGATGGTTTATGCATAAACAACCAAGGACTCATTACTACTAAACCTTCCTTTATTCTTGTTATGTTCCACTTTCCTTCAACATCTGGAAGTTCTTCACCATATTCTGTAGAATCTTCAAATGTTTTATCGTCTTTAAATTTCATTACTTCGTTATCGTACCAAGATCTGTTAATCCACCAATTAGCGTCAGGGTTTTTATTAAACTCTATCATTAGGTGTAGTGTATGTTCTTCTAATAACATATCGTCTGAATCCATATATGTAATTAAATTTCCAGTTGCGGCTCCTACTCCTACTCTACGAGGAAAACCTCTATAATATTTGTTGCCTTCTTCGTTTTGCATATATGTACTCATTTCTTTTGAGTTTCTAGAAACGTATATTAATCTTATGTTATCTTCAGTTTGAAAATGAGCATCATATAGTGACTTTGTTTCCATGCAATTGTCTGCTACTATTATTAATTCACAGTTTTTATATAATTGATTTTGAAAACTCTGGACTGCTCTTAAAAATTTAGAATGTGAATCTTTCCTAGATCCTGGATAATTACCAAGATATGATTGCATGATAATACTAATCTTTGGCTTTGCAGCCGCTTCAATTACTTCTTTTAATTCCATTATTTATTATGTTTATTTATATAGGTTTGTTGACCAGTCATATTCGTTTGATAGAGCATGTTTTCCTGGTTCAAAAATATTCTCTATTAGTTTTTTATATGTATCTACGATGTTAGGATTTGTTGTAAGATATCTTGAAAGAACCTTTGTGCTTTTTGCTGTATATTCCTTTTCTATCTCATCATGATGATTTAATACATTCTCTAACATCTTTGCAGCTGACACTGTATCGAATCCTTTATAATAATACCCTGCATCCTTTATCATTGTTGCGTTATGAACTAAAGGATATCCAAAATAAAGAGCGTCTAAATATGCATAGTTTAAAGGATTATCCCATTGATGTGAAAGAACTATATCCGTTTTCTCAGAAAGAAAATTAGTTACTGGGTACCTTGAGCACATTTTTAATTTACCGGAATGAGTTACATCTAAGTGTTTAATGGAACTAATAAAGTATTTACTAGATAATAATCTTTTACCACTTCCTACCCAAAATTCATTGAACGCCTTTTTACCCTTTTTTCTGTATAGTTCTTCTACCATCATGATAAGAGGCATACAATATTTAACTACATTCATATTAGGTTCCATTGAAGATAGGTTCATATCTTCTGCATTCTTGCCTCCTTTATAGAATGCGTCTTTCATACCATTTCTGACGTTTTTAGAATTTTCTTCTTTTATAAACTTAGGACTCCATACAAATGGAACCACTTTAACCTTGTCAGCAGAAAGCCTTCCCATTGTTTGATAGTATGATCTATTTTGATATTCCTGCTGTGGAATAAACCATGCTTCATCGTGGCCATGCGTCCAATTACTTACAGATTCTTTAGAATCAAATAAGACTCTTTCCATATCTATAATATAATTATTACCGCAAAAGTATTTAATAATCTTAATTTTAGGATTCTTTTTTCTAACGGCGACTGTTTGCTCGGTACTAAATGAAGTTCCTAGAAGTATTAATAAATCCGTTGAATTTACTTTATCTGCATATTTATAAATAGGATATTTAGAAGTGTCCCAATCTACCTTTGACAGATCTTTAACTTTATTACTAGTGTCTAACGCATATACACTATGATCTCCTATTTCAGAAAGAGTTTCAATTAAATTTAATACATTTAATTTGATTCCATTTATCCAAAGAGATTCATTATCCTGTTGTAATCCTAGTGTAATTCCAATGTTCATGTTAAACCGATATTTTGTTTTACTATATATTTTAAATAAAAAAGGCTCCTCTTCCGAGGAGCCTTTAATCAATTAAGCATTAAGCTAATAATTTAAACCGAAGTTTAGATTATAGTTTTATACCCATAACTTGAACTTTGTCCTTAGCATCAACGTCATAAGCTAATAAGCCTGTGAAATCGATATCAGTTCCACCTGTACATCTGAAGTCAACGAATACACCGTTTACATAAACAGTTAAATCATCGTTAGTTCCGAATGCAACTGGCTGAGGTAAAGTAAATAAGTTAGTTGCAGTAAATACTGCAGTTTGTCTTAGGTACGTACCACCTTCTTCAACAGCTACTTCTAATGAATCGATAGATGCGTTTATAACATTTACCTCTCCGTTAGTTGTTGCTATCTCAGCAGCTAATTCAGCAGATAAAGCAGATTCAACAGAACCAGCTCTTGTGATTTCAGCAGCTAAGTCACCTTCAACACCTAATACTCTAGTGTCGATTGAAGTGATGTCACCAGCTAATTCACCGTCAACAACCTCTAAAGAATTAACTGAAGCAGTTAATAATAAGTTGTCAGCGTCGTTAGCGTCGATCTGTGCTTTTAACTTAGCGTCTTCACCAGCTCTATCTTCTTTTTCTTGCTCGATAGCAATCGCTAGATTGTTATCAACAGCTTCTAAAGAATCGATAGATCTGTCTTGTGCGATTTGCTCAGCGTTAGTTGAAGCGATTTCAGCAGCTAAAGCAACTTCTAAAGAATCAACAGATGCGTCAGTTCTTACTACGAATGCAGCAAAAGCATCATCATTTTCAGTATCAACAGAGTTGATTAAAGAAACGATTTCAGCGAATGAATCTTTGTCAGCAGTTGAAGCTTCTAAGATTGCATCGATTCTACCTTTTTCTGTAGCGATGTCAGATGCTAATTCACCATCAACAACCTCTAAAGAGTTTACAGATAATGTTAAGTTAGCGTTGTCTAAATCGTTAGCGTCGATTCTAGAACCTAATGCTAAATCAGCAGCAGCTCTTAATCTTGCTTCCTCTTCGATAGAAGATGATAAACCAGCGTCAGCAGCTTCTAAAGAATCAATAGATGCGTTTTGAACAGCTTGCTCAGCAGCAGTTTCAGCGATCTCAGCAGATAATTCTGCAGATATCTTACCTTCCATTGCAGTTGCTCTGTCGATTTCAGCTTGTAAGTCACCTTCAACACCAGATACTCTAGTGTCTAATGAAGTGATGTTACCAGCAAAACCATTGTCAACAACTTCTAATGAATCGATAGATGCGTTAACATTGATAAAATCAGCGTTAGTTGCAGCGATCTCTGCGTTTAAAGCAGCTTCAATAGCATTTTCTCTACCAGTTGCTCTTTCGATTTCAGAAGCTAAGTCACCTTCAACACCTAATACTCTAGTGTCTAATGAAGTGATGTCACCTTCTAAACCAAGAATGTCAGAGTCATTGCTTGTGATTTGTCTCTGAAGATCAGCATCAACTAATTCTAATGAATCGATTGACTTATCTGTTCTTAGTACGAATGAAGCGAATGCATTGTCATTTTCAGTATCAACTGCGTTGATTAAAGAAACGATTTCAGCGAATGAATCTTTGTCTGCTTCTGCAGAATCTAAGATTGCATCTACTCTTTCTTTTTCTGTTACGATCTCAGCCGATAAAGCAGTATCAACAGCTTCTAAAGAAGATACTTCACCTGCGATGAAAGTCTCTAAAGAGTTTACTGATGCGTCTACTGTATCAAATCCTTGTTTGATGTCCCATACGTTTGCAATTTTTACATTGTCAGACGATACAACATTTGCCCATGTGATTGAACTTAGAAAGTCAGAAATTTGTTTTGAACGAATTTGTGCCATATTATTTATATAATTATTTTTTGCACACCCTACATTATTGTAGGATTGGATTATATATTAATACGTTTATTCGTGGGGGGTAAAAAAGTATATAATATCTTAATAAAATTAATTAAATTTTACGTATTTACGTTTTTACGTTTTTCTTATAATACTAAGATAATATATTATTAAGAATAAGATTCGTAGAATAAAGAGACTCTATCTTCATCAGTGAGCTCATATCCCGCGACTATCGAGTTAAAGATTAATTCATCACCTACTCGGATATCTTGGAATGTTCTAGCAGTAGTTCCTCCATCTGATGAAAAGTAACCATCTAGGTTTTTAGTTCCGTCTCCTAATGAAATAGAAATACCATTAATTTCAACGTCAATGTATTGGCCATCTTGCGGTGTAACCGATAATATGATTCCAGTTCTAGATACATTTCCAGATGTATTATTTGGAATTAATTCTTTATCTAGTACTGTGCTAGATTTCTTACCTAGATCAGTTGAAGATAATGCTGAACCATATACATCTAGTTTAAATGAAACTTCGTCCGTAACTAGCCAATTATTTTTATATACACCAGGTCCTTCAGTCGACATTTCGTGAGATACTATAACCTGTATTGCATCATCGATGTCGTCAATACATTCTCCAGAAGAACAGTTGATTCTGTACCAGTCTACTACATTAAAAATAGAATATTGAGCGGTATCGCTTCTGTTTATTAATGTAATCGTACCTTCAATTCCATCTTTATCTATTCTGTTAATTAAAAAGTTTTCTAAAACACTTACTCTAATTCCATCGTAGTCACTATTCATAAATGTCATTTTAGTTACTAGACCAGGGGATCCTGAATCTAAAGATAAGCTTCCTTGTCCAATAGGAACTGAACCATCGATATGTTGAACTTTATAATATGGATCCATGGACGAAGATACACCTATTCCCGAACTTCTTTGAGTAGATTTATACAGAGAAGGATCGTGTCTGTTTTCATTAAATAAAATAGATCCAATTTCCATGTTAGGTAAAGAATAAACCTTAGTAGGTTCTATTCTAGAATTAGTCACTACTATGTTTACGTATATTTTTCCAGCAGGAAGATTTAATGTTTGTAGTTTTGATAATTCAAATTGAAAAACAGCCTGTGTAGTTGGATCGTCATTTACTAATATAAGATCTCCTGAAACTCCGTATACTCTAGGCATTGAATATTGTGCGATTAAATCAGACGATTCATCTAATAAATTCATAGTAAATGTAGAATATAGTGATGTATTAAGATTTCCACCTACCCTATCTCTATATAGTTTTACTGTGTAGACTTGTGAGTCTCCCTGTATAACATCTATTGTGTTATCAATATATCCAATAATATCTTCTTGCGTAACCTGTGGCATTTTTAAACTATTTTGTTTTTATAAACTATATATCTTGATTAATTTGCTCTTAAATGATTGTAAAGCTTAAATTTTAATACTGGCAATACCCTTTCATTCATATCGAATTCTGAATTAACACTGCATCTAAAAAACCTATAATCAGAACTTTCATCTTGTACCTTTGTAATAAAAAGAGAAATTGCTCTTATATCATACACTGTTTCTCCTTCATATTTTAGATTTAAATCTTTCCAGTTTTCTGTCAATAAAGAAGGAACTTTAAAAGAATATATTTGCATGATATCTTCAGGAGTTTTCACTAAAGCATATCCTAGTTTTTTAGTTCTTTTAATATCTGGAATTTCTGTAATGTTAATAGCCTTCTCGACTAATCTAAATACTACCCTTACATTTTTATGTATATCTTCTAATATATCTATAGCTTTATCACAAAGCTTATACATGTCTTCTATATGTTTATCTCCTTCTGGATATTCATATTCTAAAGACATTGTGTCAAGGTTGATTCCCTTGAGAACTCTTAAATTAACGTCTATCTCCTCCTTCCTGTGCTTAATTTTATACATTTCAAGTAGATGATCTTCTACTTCATCGAGTATGGATATTAAGCCTCCATCTTTGAGAATCTTATTAAAAGTGTTCTCAGCTGCTAAGAGTTTATAGTATTTTAATTCAAAATCATGAGGCTCGATAGTGAGCCAATTTGGATCTAATACATTCATGGAATATTTATCTAAAATTCCACGCGTGTATTTTATTTTTTAGAAGATGTCTTCTTTTTAGAAGCTTTTTTAGGTGGAGTTTGTTCGGTTGGAATAACTGCTAATCCCCATTGTAGAATAAACCACTGTGCTTCTTTCTCAGCTTGTTTGATGTCTAATCCTAATGTGTTAACAACAGTTTCTGTAATATGCTTTATAAACTTTTGCTCTTTTTCTTGAGTAGTTTTATATTCCATATACCATTGTGGATTGTCCTTAACATCATCATAGGTTACCCCATGATCTTTTAATTGATGATTGATTAGCTCAATAAATAATTCTCTTTCAATGTCTCTGTTTCTCATAATGATAGTATTGTAATTAGTGCATCCATATCCTGTAACCTAATCCATTCGTCATAGGTTAAAGAGATCATGGTGAAGTCTTTTGCCGGTGTATTTAAAAATTCAAACTCTTTCGTCGTCTCCGAAAAAGGATCACTTAATATCTTATTAAGAGAGTCTAAATCTTGCGTTTTTACGTAAATATGAATTTTCATATAATTTATATATTAAGATTTCCCGATGATTTCGTCAATAATACCATAAGCTTTAGCTTCTTTTGCATTTAACCAAAAGTCTCTAGTCGCATCTTTCATTACTTCGTCAGCTGGTTTTCCACAATATTCTCCTAAAAGATTAAATAATTCTTTATTTACTTTTTGCCATTCTTTCCAATCTATTTCAGCATCTTGAATATTACCATTAAATCCACCAGAGGATTGGTGTAACATTGTAGTAGAATGTCTAAGTGAAGATCTTTTTCCCTTAGTTCCTGCTCCTAATAAAACAGAACCCATTGATGCAGCCATACCAGTATTTACTGTTTTAATATCTGACTTAATGTAATCCATAACATCAACCATTGAAAGTCCACTTTTAACACTTCCACCTGGAGAATCAATATGCATCGTAATATCTGTTCCTCCAACTGAGTCTAAAAACATCAACTGTGCTTGAACAATCGTAGACATATTATCATTAACAGGTCCTGCAACCCATAATAACCTATCCATCATTAATCTAGAAAAGATATCCATCTGAGTAGCTCTTAACTCTCTTTCTTCTAAGATATATGGAGTTAACGAGTTTTCAATCTGCTTCTCATAGTAATTTAATTTAGATGATGAAACATTATGATCACTCATCGCATACTTTTCAAATTCTTTTCCGTAATTCATATAATTCTTTGTGTGTATTATTTTAATATTATATTAAGTTATCCTTAAATGTTTCAACATAAGAATAAGTATTATCAGATTCGGTATCATCTCCTTGTGTTATTAGATTATGATTAGTCATATACACTTGCATGTTTTTGAATTGATAATTAATCCATACGTCAACTGGGCCGACAATAGGCAAACCTTCTAATAATTTCTTAGCTCCTTCGTATGTTAATACATAACCAGATAACCACCATACTCCATTATATAACCGTGATAGATTTTGGGAATGAGGATCCCATGTAAATCCAAATTGATTTGGCAAACTAGAAAGATACAATAAATCCCAATCATTAGGAAGTTCTTTTTCAAATATGCTTTCTATTTTATCTTGAAATTTATGACAAAATTCAAAGTCATCTTCCATTATGAGGGTGACTGGTGTTTTATTCTCTACAATTTCTTTCCAAATTCTATAGTGTGAAAATGCGATTCCAGTTTCAGCAGAAGAACATAATATCTTATTATTTCTTTTTAATTTATTTTTCATTCCGGGAGAAGGATCTATTTCCCAGTGAAATGAAAATGGATATTTGTTAATGTGTATTTTTTTAGAAAACCACTTTATTCTTTTTCCTTCTATTGCGTCAAAGAATCTTAAATGATCTAGTAATGTTTTACGTCCCTTTAGTTTTTGGGAAGATGCTCTCTTCTCTGCTATTTTTAATCTATCTTTCCTGTATGCTAGATGAATAACTACGGTGTCGTCAATATACTTAGTCCATTCAATTCTTTTCTGTCTCTCGAATACTCGTAAGAGTCGAGAGAACCATTTTGATGTGGTTCTAGCGACTCTATTAAATCCTTCAAGCCCGTACTTCATTATTGAATTTATATTCTATTTAGCAAGTCTGTGATGTGTTTACATTTTTCGTAATTTTCTCTTTCTTTAAAAAATTCTAGAGATTTTTGCAAAGACTTATTATATCTATCTTCATCCAAGAGGGATTCATACTCATTTCCTTGTTCATCTATCAATTTACATAGTATATTTCCTTTCATTGATATTCCATCAATAGTATCTTCTATGTGTTGTACGATATTTAAATGAAAACCGACAATGTCATCTATGCCATCTTCCAAGGAACCCAGTTCCATCGTCCTAGTGTTAATCCTGAATTTCGGGTATTCCATCCTTTCCTATGAGTTCTTCTTCATTAATAATACCTGCGAATGATTCTAGAATTTGTCTGAATTCTTTCTGTGTAGGTTTTTCAGTTTCTATAGTCTCGTTTACTTTTTCTATAAAGGATAATCCATGATCTGTTAATAGCATCTTACCCGCTTCAATGGTAAAGAATGGTTGATCTATTATCATTGCGTATTGTGTAGAATCTTCTATAATTTCTTGTTGAATTTTAGCTGCTAATTCGAAGTGTCTTTCGTAGAAATGAGAGTTATCTGCACAATGGTAATATACTCCTAGGTCTAGTTCAGGGTATGTGTCTTTTAACCATAGATGAACATGTTGGTGAACGAATGCAAAGAAAGGTGCGTCAAACGTTAATCCATAGAACACATCATTAGATCTCATTTGAACTTTCATATTCAATTGATTATTTCTAATAAAGAAATTTAAGTACATAGTACATACAAAATCTTTATTACCTTCAAACTGAAATTTGGGTTGATTAAGAAATGCTATCGCCTGTCTCGTGTTTTGATCCGCTTTTAATGAATCTACAACCCATTCTAATTGTTCATTAAATAATAGTGAACCGTAGTTTGAGTTAATTTCATTTGAATTAGGATTAGTTAATGTAGACCAGAATCCTGAAAATTGACCTATATAATCTACATCGTTATCTTTTCGTAGATACCATGTTAATTCACCTGCAAAGTATTTCCAGTTGAATTTTCTATTTTCAAAATTAGCAATAGGCATGTAAGGATCTATAGGTAAAGTTGTAAGGGCTAATTCCTTTACTTTCATATCACGTGGTTGTGATACACTTCCTATATCGTCTATGTTTGTAATTGTTTTTGAGAATTGACTTGAAAAATTCATTTAATAAGTTATTAGTTTATTATTATACTACTTTTTAATAGAAAGTTTATCTTCTTTCTTCGTATGATTGATTGTGTACACCTCGTCTCCTCTAACTATTTCTCCTTTAATAATAGCATCCGCTAAAAGATCTTCAATGTAAGTTTGAACCGCTCTCTTCAAGGGTCTTGCACCATAATCAGGATCATATCCTTTTTCTGCTAAGAATTCCTTTGCTTGCTTAGTAACTTTAATATTATATTTCTGATCAAACATTCTAATTACCAGGTGTCTAACTTCAATATCAACAATTTGAAGAATATCTTCATGCTTTAATTGGTCGAATAATACTACATCATCTAATCTATTTAAAAATTCCGGTGCAAACTTATTTTTAAGTTCCTTTGCGATGATAGCTTCAGTGTGTGCTTTTCTTCCAGCGATTGAAGATTTCTTAGTTTCAAATCCAATACCCGTTCCGAACTCACTTACTTTTTTAGCACCGACATTAGATGTCATAATGATAATCGTATTCGTAAAGTCAACTGTTCTTCCTAATGAATCTGTTAATCTTCCTTCGTCTAATACTTGTAGTAAAGTATTGAATACATCAGGGTGTGCTTTTTCAATTTCATCGAAAAGTACAACCGAATAAGGTCTTCTTCTAACCTGTTCTGTTAATTGACCGCCATCTTCATGACCAACATATCCAGGAGGAGAACCAATTAATCTTGATACTGCAAACTTTTCCATGTATTCGCTCATATCAATTCTAATTAAATGATCTTCTGATCCAAAGTAATAATTAGTAATCGCCTTTACTGTTTCTGTTTTACCAACACCAGTTGGTCCTAAGAACATAAAAGAACCTATAGGTTTTTTAGCAGATGATACACCAGTTCTTGATCTTTTAATTACCTTAGAGAGTGCGTCTACTGCTTGATCTTGTCCAATAATCATTTTCTTAAGCTCTGTTTCCATTGCTAGGATTATTTTACTTTCATCACCTGTCATTCTTGTTACAGGAATTCCTGTTGCTTGTGAAATAGTTTCAGCAATATCTTCGGCTGTTACTTTTTTCTTTTTATCTCTTAGTGACTTTTCCCATGCAGATATTTTCTTTTCAATTAAATTCTTAGATTGAATTTCTTTATCTCTAAAGTGAGCAGCTTTTTCATAGTCTTGTTCTTCAACTGCCTTTAATTTGTCAAGTGTTAAAGCTTCTACCTCAGTCTCCGCTCTTTTAATATGCACAGGTACTTTGATTTCGCTTAAGTGAACTTTTGCACCTGATTCATCCATTAAATCAATAGCCTTATCAGGAAGTTCTCTACTTGTAATATACCTTGTAGAAAGAGAGACACATGCTTCTAGTGCATCATCAGTATATTCAACTGCATGATAATCTTCATAGTTTCCTTTAATTCTTTGTAAGATTTCGATAGTATCTTCCTCGCTAGGTGGATCTATAAATACTTCTTGGAATCTTCTAGTAAGTGCACCATCATCTTCAATATTTTCTCTATATTCATCTAAAGTAGTTGCACCAATACATTGTACTTGTCCTCTCGCTAATGCAGGTTTTAATATATTTGAAGCGTCTAAAGATCCACTAACACCACCTGCTCCAACGATTGTATGTAATTCATCGATAAAAACAATGATGTCTTTGTTATTCTTTAATTCCTCAACGATAAGTTTCATTCTTTCTTCAAACTCACCTCTATATTTTGTACCTGCTACGATATTAGAAATATTGATAGAAACTATTCTTTTCTTTAAAAGAGTTCTTGCTACTTTCTTATCTACGATTCTTTGTGCAATCGCCTCTACTAACGCAGTCTTACCTACACCAGGATCTCCTAAAATAATAGGATTATTCTTCTTTCTTCTCGATAGGATTTGGCAAATTCTATACACTTCTTTTTCCCTTCCGATAATAGGATCTAGATTTCCTTTTGCAGCTTCAGCTGTTAGGTCTTCTCCATACTCATCAACGTAAGGTGTTTTTCTTTTACCGCCTTTTCCTGGATTTTCAAATTGTTCTGCCATTGTAGAATTTAATTGTTATACTTATTTTACTCCGTTTTTAGGAATTGTTTATTTTGACAGATTATCTGCGGCTGCTATTGCAGGTAAGATATCTGGCTTTATTCTTACTTTAATTCCAAGAGACTTAACATAACCTATCGCAGCGTTAACTACTTTATTAGAAGCGTGTTGTTCTTGGTGGTTGAGGTCTAAATCAATTGTATGTATATTTATCCCATTATCCCGAAGATATTGTGTAACTTCGACGGATCTTTCAACTTCTCCCCATAACTTTCTCCACATATCTCGAATAGGTTCTACCTTTTCCTTCTTATAAAGAACATGGCATCCAGTATTTCCAACATGAATTACAACCGTGCTTACGTATGTTGTAAACTCACCCTTTACATGTGAATCACATCCTACGTAAATTCGAATTGAATTATTGGAATTTCTTTTTATGTATTGTTTCAGATATGTCGCTAAATCAATTTGCGACTTATCAGCAAGTCTTCTGAACTTCATCTATTATATTTATTAGAAATTGGTGGAGTCGGTATTCTTAGAAAACTTATTATGATACTCTGTAATTTTAGACACTGCTTCTTCTGCAGTATCAACTACTCTAAATAAATCAAAATCTTTTTGACATATTGCACCATGTTTCCATAAAGTATTTTGCATCCAATCTACGAGACCTTCCCAATAATCTCTACCTACAAGAACAATAGGATATTTTACATTATGTCCGCATTGTGCAAGTGTTATGGCTTCGAATAACTCATCTAAGGTTCCAACACCTCCTGGGCAAATAACAAATGCCTGTGAATATTTAAGGAACATTACTTTTCGTGTAAAGAAATATCTGTTCTCGACTCCTAAATCAACGTAATCGTTCATGCTAGCTTCGAATGGTAATTCAATTCCAACACCTATACTTTTACCTAATGCTTCATGTGCTCCTTTATTTGCAGCTTCCATAATTCCAGGACCACCTCCTGTGATTACACCAAACCCTGCTTCAACGAGAAGCTTTCCAATTTTCTCAGCTTCTTTATACATTGGATTTGTTGATAATGTTCTAGCGCTTCCAAATACAGAAACACAAGGACCTAATTCATTAAACGTATCAAACCCCTTTGTGAATTCTCCCTGAATTCTTAGAATCTGCCAAGCATCTTCAGATTTTCTATTGTTACTCATTATGTGTTTTGATTATGTGAATACTTTAATATTATACTAAGATATTCCTAAAAGTTTAGATAAAAAAAGACCAATTCGTTAGAATTGGTCTTAAAATAAATTATTTCTGTATAGCTATTCGTTCAAGTTTAAATATAAAACTTATGGTTTATATATCAATGTTATTTGGGTGAAATGTAATATTTTAATAAATTAGTAGAATAAAATGATAATATCAAAATATCATATTATCATAATTTTAGAATCTTAAAATATCTTATTATTTTAATCTAATATTATTTACTGATCTTCCAGTACATCTCCAACATAAAGAAGCTGTTGTATCTGTGCCAACCTCGGACCATTCGTCGCATTCTCCGTTCTCTGGTGCAAATTCAGAATATTTACTCATAGTTGGTTTTGAGTTTTGACATATCATCATTCTCATACCATTTACGTCTTTGGTTTTCCAATGTGTTGTTTTCTTAGCCATTTTAGTTTGTATTAATCTTATCATAATATTAAGTTATTATAATAGGTCTTCGTCTTCTTCATCTTTAAAATCTAGATCTATTTTAAAATTCTGCATTTGTGTATACAAATCGTCTAGTATATGTGCAGCTACTAAAAAATTAACAGTAATTCCTATTGAAAAGATCCATCCAAACGACCATCCTGATATCCATGCAATGAATGAAGATACGAGAGCTATTAATACAGCTGGAATTGCAAAGATAGCTGCAATGACACTAACGATTAGTGCACAGTATATCATTTTTGATAAGACGTTATTCATATTAAAAGTTTAAGTTAATCCTTTAATATTATACTCTAATAATCTTAATTGTTTCAATTACCCTTTTTTCTTGAAGGAGGAGAGCTTGAACGAACAGGTGTCGAAGATCTTGTATTAGATGGACGAGAATTATTAATCACAGGTCTATTATTATTAGATGGACGAGAATTATTGTTAAACGTTGGGCGATTATTTCTCACTGGCGGTTTTTCTCTAATAATTCTTGGCCTAGTGTTTGTATTATTAGAGTTGTTCTCGGGTCTCTGATAAACTCTTACTCGTGTGTTATTATTTCTATTCGGACTATTATTGATGATAACCTCATTGTTCCTAGTATTATTAGTGCTTCTTCTAGTAGTCGTACTTCTAGTTCTTCTTCCATTATTTACTTCAGTTCTAATACTTGAACGTCTGCCATTAATATGCACTGTATTTGTTCTGCCACTTCTCCAACCTGGGATTCCATAGACGTTATTACCATAATACGGCCATCCTCCATAATAATTATTAAAGTGTGAACCATACCATCCATAATGGTTTCCATATCCCCAGCCATGATTATTCCAACCATAGTAGATTCCATATCCCCATCTATCATATCCAAATGGTGACCATCTATGAGGAGAGCCCCAAGAATTCCAGCCTGTATAACCCCAAGCCCAATCATTCCACATCTGATCTCTATTCCAGCTCCAATAATAATTATTCCATCTAGAATCGTATTGTCTTCCTAGTAATCTATTATTCCAATCAAATGACCTCGGTTGACTCAATGCGTATTGCGCAAAGTCTAATCTGAAGCTTAGATCTGTTCTTAGTTTATTTCTAAATTGAAATTCGGATAGCGTGTCTATTTTAACATCTCCGAAGTGTTGCATCGACGTCGACACATTGTGCGCCGAAACATCGTTATTTTGATCGTAACCCATCAATCGAAATTGTGTGCTACAAGAGGCTAGAAGAAAGATTCCTAGCATTAGAATTAAGTGGTTTAGTTGTTTCATATACCTTATATATCTCAGATTCCTCTAATTCCTCCTAGGACTTCTTAGTCTTGGAAATTTTTTGAGTTAGGAAATTTTTCTAAATAGTCATCGCCGCCTCTCTATACTCCCTCTAAGTCAGGGGAAAATTTGGAATTGACTTTTAAAAAAACGTATTTTTTCAATTTTATGTTTCTTCAAAATACTCTAATCCAAATATCAATCCATCGCAATTTACTCTAATATAGTATCAGGTCCCCTGTACCGGTAGGTAGTGGGGCCGCTCTCCGAGTCTCTGAGCCCTCAAATGTGTCATACTCAATATAGTCCACTTTTAATAGAGGCAATAACGTGAATGTGCGCTCGTCACCCACCGTCAACGATACTAAAAGCGTCCAACTCTCCCAAGCCCTTCTTGTCTCCTAGTAGATAGTAACGTTGATTAAGAGTGTTTTATTAGTTTAAGACCTCTAAGTCCTTAAACTGCCGCCGCACCTCCGACGACTTAGTGTCATAGTGTGGCTCTTTTTTTGGGTTATTAAAGGGAATAGAGAAGGTCATCTTTGAGACCTTGGAGTCATGTGACGGCTTAGTGAGGGGTGTGCACTGTCGTCGGGGTTTTACCCTTGGACTTAAAGACTTAAGTTATACTGCTAGGTCTCAGAAAAGTTTCATTTATACTGAACTTTTTTTCTCAAAGACTTGGAGGGCTAGTGGGGAGTAAGAGCGACGGGATCGCGCTTCTTATCTAAATTTAGGTATATTTAGTTTAGGAGTTTTAAAAGATGTAAACGATGTATTGGGTGGTTTCATCTTTACTGGAGGCGGCATTAAGCTCGTCGGCTTCATTGGATCTTTAGGACTCTTCTTTGGTTTACTAGGACTAGGTGAATTATCTGCAGGTTGTTCGGCTGTGTTAGGAGTGTCTTGTGCACTACTCGAAACTTGATTCATCATTCTATCTCGTGCTTTCTGTTTGAAATAGTCTGTAAGGCTGAAACTTGACGTATCTTCTGGTGGTGCAGCTTGATTTTGAGCTTGCTTATCATTTAAATTTGCTTGCTTACTATCTACATGTGTATCTTGCGCTTTGTTCTTGGATTGCTGGTCACTCATTTGCGAATTTTGCTTAGAGTTTTGTGAATCGTTTGATGCTAGCGACTTATTATTACTATTTGACATCTGGCTATTATCTGAAGTATGTACTTGTGGAGTATTTACAAATGCATGCGCTTTATTAAATGGAGAATTTAGTTGGTTCATATTCTATATATCACGCATAGGGTATTTTTATTGGTTTTTACACGCTCGAGAATATTTGAGCTTGGGTAACATTGCTTTTCTATATTATTTCTATCTAGGAGCACTCATAGGTATATACTGCTTAAATCACACACGAGACAAGTGGTTGACATTTAGCTAAGTGCTTTTTGACTATTGCTAATTATACAATTAATGTTAGAGCATGCCCCAAGGAAGGTCCCCCTCCCACCACACGTTAATTCGCGTTTTAGTGTGACTACTCGGAGGCCTGTAAAAGCCTATCTAGCTCCTGTTGTAATTTGGGTATTTTTGGGCTATAAGGTGTTTCTAGCTTCAATTTGATGATCTCGGCTCTAATAGCCTCTACTCGTTGTTGTTTACTCTGTTCCATAAGGTATCTATTTGTTTATATAGCTAATATACTAAATTTCTATGACCCGGTATAATATTTGGGCAATTATTTACCAGGGCTTGCCGGTGACTGCCGGTGCTGTCTAGGGCTCTCTGTCTCTCTAGGCTCCTCTGTATTCTAGGGTACTGTTGGCCATCTGGGGACTGTCCACGCTCCAGGTGACTCTGGACATGTCGGTGATCCGGCTTGTCAGGGTTGCTCTGGAGAGCTAGCTCTATAGTGCTTCTATAGGCAACTGTCCAGGAACAGCCCTGGAGAGCTCCCAGGGCTCCCCGGACAGCCCCTGGAGCAAAAAGGCCCCTGGGAAGCCCTGGAGAGCTGCCCTGGGAGCTATTATATAGTGTTGTCTGGAGAAGTTGCATATATGACCTATTCTGGTTTATATTATACGCATATTTAAAGCTTTGTTTCAGTGCCCAGGGGCCTTTTTTCACTTTTTTTCACCTTTTTAACACTTTGGATTTTTATTTGTCAGTTTTTATGATTATATTAGCTATATAAGTTATTTAATTAAAAACACCCCCTATTAAAAATGGATTTTAACTGCCTTAATATTAACGATATCATCACTTTGATCTTTATCTATGAGATGGTAAGCTTTATTTTCGTCCAAACTAGTAATTTTGTGCTGACGATGCTCATGACAAGCCCTAAATACCGTAAATTCATTAAAAAGCATATAATTTGAAAATAAATTGAAAATAAGCAGCCTAGAATTTTTATTTGTCGCCGGAATTGCTTATATTAGTATAGTAATTAGTTAATCAACCTTTAAAAAACACATTTATGAAAAATTACACTTCACGTGCCAACCGTTATCCTAATGGCTACCAGCCTAAAATTGACTATTATCAGGCTAAAATCGCGAATGCTACCGATCGCCTCGAGGTAGACAATATTATCTTCTTTGCCGGGAAGCTTAAATACTTCCTTAATAAACAGGCTGAGGTAGATGCTCGCCTAGAGAAACTTTATTAAAAAAAGTCTGCCCTGGATTTTTTATTGTCGCCGGAATTGCTTATATTAGTATAGTAATCATTAAACAAACAAGATATGTCAGTTAAATTAAACGTTTTACCCTTCCTATTGTCTATTGCAGCCTTTCTCGTTGCCGGTATGACTATTACCTCAACCATTGATAAGTATATTAGCTTTGCTGGTGAACTTAACGCCATGGGCTTCTTTGTAGCTGCTATGATGCTTGGTCTACTAGGCCTGGCAGCTAGTTTTGAAAAGCTACCTAATAAATAATCATCTGGACCAGTAGCTCAGCTGGATAGAGCATCTGCCTTCTAAGCAGACGGTCACAGGTTCGAATCCTGTCTGGTTCACCAATTCTATTTCCTCACTTTAAATTTAAATATGTCTAATATAGTAACAATCTCTGGTGGTAAAGCTTCTGAACAGGCAATCGCTGATGAATGTATTAAATGGTGTATTAAGAAACTATTGCCCCGATATAGAACCCTAAATATAAAGGCTATTATTAAGCCTATGGAAGATCATGGCTGTTGCTATAATCTAAACGACCTCAGCAGGGACTTTAAACTGACTCTTAAAAAAGGCCTTAGTGTCTATGAGCTTATAAGTACCATCTGTCATGAAATGGTCCATGTGAAGCAGTACGCTCGTAAGGAGTTGAGGTGGTGCAATACCCACTATAATGTCATGTGGAAGAAGTCTGTCCATACTAATACTGCCTATGATGACCAACCATGGGAAAAAGAAGCCTATAAACTAGAACACCGACTGGCGGTAGAGTTTTTCACTAACATGACTAGCTCCCTGTAAATTGTTAATAACTTTATGAAAATAAACAGCTAAATATTTTTATTTGTCGCCGGAAATGCTTATATTAGTATAGTAATAATTAATCAATCAAAATAAACAAAAATTATGAAAGTAACATCTTTTGACCGCCCAACCGTTAAAGCCCTTCGTGTAGACCTTGATAGCGCCCTAGCTAAAGTTGCTAAGGAGTATGGTATTGAAATCTCTACTGGTAATATCTCTTTCTCTGGAGATAATTGTTCAATTAAAGTTAAAGCATCTGTCATCGGTGATGGTGGTATGGTAATGACTAAAGAAGCTACTGACTTCGCTCGCTATGCTAAATATGAATTGCCTGGTGTAAAGCTTGGAGATACCTTTATGAATGCTGGTACGGTATATACTATTACTGGCTGGAAATCTAGAGCTCGTAAGAGTCCTGTCTTAGCGAAATCATCCGCTAACGGTGAAACATACCGAGTTCCGGTTTCAATGGTTAAAGTTGGTCTTTAACCTGAAACCTTTTTAATAATTTAAGTATAATATATAAATCAAGTAATAAAAAAACCAGACTATAATGGCAATTACAACACTAAGTTCAAACGTTCTCGATCAACGCAAAATCGAAACCATCAACGCACAACAACTACGAAAAGTAGTTCCCTTCCGTGACGTTCAATTAATTGATACCAAGACTATCGAGTATAAAGGCCAAAGAATCGGCATTACGAGCCAAGCTTTTAAAGGCTTGTTGAGTTTGATCGGAATGAGCCAAGCATTCGCTAAGAAATTCGATAATCTATTTAGCCCTGAAGCTAAGAGTCAATTTATCAATACCATGAAAAATGCAATGGCATCTAATTATGGTAAATTAAACGAAGTAACTCTGATCCTTAACCCAGTGAACAAGAATATCATTGGTATTACTAAAGGTAACGAGCAAACAATATCTAATTCGCAATTCCTTGGAATTACAGAGAACCTCATCGATAAGCATGGTTTCGACGTAACCAATTGGTCTACTGACCCTACTACTGGAATTGTTCGAATTAACGCATTTAACCCAAAAGCTGAATTTGCGGTTAAAGGTCTCTCCGATGAGGTCTTTACTGGAGGTGTTTCCTTCTCTAATTCACCCTTGAAAGGTTTCCAAGTTATGCCTTATGTAAACCGTATGTGGTGTGCTAATGGTCTAACTACCTCACTTGCACAGGAAACATATACTCTAAACTCTCTAGATAATGTAAGTATGGAGAAGTTCCAAGAGAACTTGCAAGCGTTGAGGTCTAACAACTTTGCTCCTGAATCTTTCGGTGATCGAGTTAGAGCCGCTAATAACACTCATGCTTCTGTAGCTGAGATGACTTGGGCTCATAACCAAATCTCGAAACATGCTGGAGAAAGAGCTGAGAACTGGATCCCTCTACAAGAGAATATGAATGCGTACAATAAGATTGATCTTGGCTCTATGGATTCAAATCAAATGAAAGGTGCCAAGACTAATCAATCTGTTTGGTCTGTTATGAATGGCCTAACGCACTTTGCTACTCATGGTAAAGACCTCATCGAATCAAATATGCAAGACTCTGACTCAACACAGTTGATGGTTCAGGCTGGTAACTTCTTCGGTAAGAAATCATTTGACCATGAAAACCACATGCCAAACCCATTTGGTAATCTTAATCAAGATAATCAACGTGGAGCTTTGCTAAACTAATTGACTTAACTTACTCCCTAACCCCCAAGATTGGGCTTCTGAGATGACAAGTGTTCGCTTGCGCAATCGATGAGGTCCTTTCTTATTTTTTAGGGGATAGTAACTTTTCTAATATTTTAAATATAATTACTTATGAAACAACTCTTAACAATCTTATCACTAACCATTCTCCCTTTACTATGCACAGCTCAATTAAATAATAATATCTGGAAGGCTTCTGCCATACAGGGAATTGCCGGCTTCTCGGACGGTGCCAACCAAGCATACTTATATCACTACTATAATAGTGGCAAATTCGAGAAATGGGGGATCAGGCCCAATACCGAGGCTTGGAAGAACAAGTGGGTAGTAGACTCAGATGGTCATGTAAGGGTCGGTGAGGAGCGGTTTTGGCTTTCGAGTAGATCTCTAGTATTCCTTACCGATTTCAACCATGCATCCCGATTCATTAAACACCGGGCCAATGAAGCAACCATGCTAGTATACGCCGTTGGTCATGGTGCCAAGACTAAGAAATGGTATTGGTACCTAGCAGATACCGCAATAATGTTTACAGCTAGATCTATAGGCTTCTATGGTAGCTATAACCTCGTTTTTAAATAAGGGGGGGGGATTGTTAATAACTTTTGAAAAATAGGCAGCCTAGAATTTTTATTTGTCGCCGGAAATGCTTATATTAGTAGTATACTAATCAAGTTAATTAAAACATCCACATTATGTACATCAAAGAAAACAACCACGCCCTCACTAACGGTCCAACCTTCACAATCGAACAAAACATTGGCGGTAAAATGCACAAATTCCACACTAGCGATTATGGCTTTGAGTGGGATGTAGAATATGACTATAGAGTCGTTACTAAGTGTAGAGCCGGTTTCTTTACTATCTCTGATGGTAAATCTAGTCTTAAAAACCTGGTTAACAGATACCAGAAGAATGCTCTTCATACAATTGAACTTAAGTCTACCCACCCTGGGTCTGATACTTATCTTACTGCCCTGGCTCTTAAAGCTGGTAAATTCGTAACGGTAGCTAATTGTATTATCGAGAATATTGAGATTGGAACCATTCACAGTTCATTCCCTAAGATGGCCGATCATGGTCACTGGAAAGCAATTGGATCTAAGACTTGGGCCGATAACGCCTATAGTCTTGATGTCCACAACTGGTTCTAAAAATAAATCGAAAATAAACAGCTAAATATTTTTTTATCTCAGATATTTTGCTTATATTAGTATAGTAATTAATTAAACATCCACAATTATGCAAAAGTACACCTTTAAAAAATCCGGCAAAGATTACAAACTTGCAAACATCAATTCAAAAGAAACACTTACGGTGGGAACTGATCATCCAAAGCACTCCTGGTTGGCCAAACATTCAGGACGTATAGTAACAATTACAGATACGCGTTGGTCATCTAGTAAAGACTACCAAGGCCACTACAAGCAAACGGTGAGCCCTAGTAAGATGAATATTAAGTTGTCTAAGTTGGACGACCTCAACATTAACCAAGACCTGTTCAAGCCAATGGCTACTGGAACCTCATTTGACAAATTTGTAAGTCAAGATGGTGGTTTTATGCCAGGTTCTAATATCATGGCAGCAGGAGCTCCAGGTATTGGTAAGACTACTGTCCTGTTAGACCTCTTAAGCAACTTGCATGAAGCTGGTAAATCAGTCCTATTCATCTCGGCTGAAATGTCTCAAATCGACATGGCCAGATACCTACAAAGATTCCCTAACTGGGGTCAATTACCAATCCTCTTCCTTGCAGACTATACCGACTCATGTCCAAAGACAGTTATCGAATCCGTACTTAACCAGGGATGGGACCTAGTACTTACCGATTCATACACCGAAGTAAATGACTCTGTAAAAGAAGCTTGTGGTCTAACCCGAGGTAAAACAGAAAAATGGTTCCTTGACCTGATGATCGCCCACAACAAAGGCAAGAATAAACCCAAAAAATACACTACTTTCGTTACTATCTTGCAATTATCAAAAGGTGGCCAGTTCGTTGGATCAAATAAACTAAAACACATGACCACTTCGATGATGCACTTAGACTGGGATGGCCAAGAAAACTCTGGTAGAAGGTATATGGAGTTCTCAAAGAACCGAGTAGGCCAAGTAGGTAAAAAACTGTATTTTGACCTAGAAGGTGGAGTCTCTTTCGACGAGGCCAGATACGCCCGAGACCTATTTAATGATCAAATCGTCCAGGAAGAGAGAAAAGCACTAGATGGAGAAGCAGATGCATTTGATGCTCTATTTGGCCTAGGAGCCGAAACAGACGCCTCAGACGAAATAGACGAAACTAGCGCTCTAGAGGTATAATCCTAAAATTTGCTCTCCGGAGCACCCTGGGCCTAATATTGGTCCTGGAGAGAGGTAGGAGTGGATGCTTACCTCTCGGAGGGGGTAGAGTGTCTTGCCTCGGGTGTCTGTTGAGATACCGATGTTTGATTTTGGTCCTTAGACAACCACACATGCAAGAAAGGCTCTATATATTCCTCTACCCCCGCGGGCCTGTAGAGGCTAGTGTTGGCTTATCTTATGGTTTATAGAGGAGGTCGGTTTCCCTTTCTGCTTGTTGCTCCCATG